GTTCTACCAATCCCAACGGAAAATCGCTGAACGATACCATGCCATTGATTGGATTGCAAAGCAGGACAACAAGCCGACATTGGAAGAATTGGAAATCCTACGGAAAAAGAATCCCGCATGGAACTCGTATCCTGAAGCATTCGCTTTTAAAAACTAAACCACAATCAAACCATGACAACAATCACCACACAACTCTACTCCTACAAGGAGTTATCTCCCGAAGCGCAAGCACGGGTAATCACCAACAAGATCAGGGATGCGGAGAACGATGAATGTCTTTTGGAATTCACTTCCCAAGAGATGCTGGATTCCCTGAAAGCAGTCTGTGAAGCTTGCAATCTGCGATTGGTTGACTATTCCTTTGGTAGCTATTGCCAAAATTGGAAGGTGAAAGTTGCTAATTATTACGTTAAAGACTTGGAAGGCAATCGCGCTCTGGCATGGTTTCTGCGGGTTCTGATCGACAATGGCTATGCGCGTCCCAAACATTTCAAGGACATGGAATTCCCCGGTGTGTGCGGATTCACGGGTGTATGCTTTGACGAGGACATCGTGGAATGCGTATGGAAGGAACTGCTTGATGGGAGAACTGTTCGCAAGGCATTTGATCAAGTCGCCAAGATGTTCTGCGATACTCTGGAGAACGAATACGCATATCTCACAAGTGAGGAATGTATCATGGATTATCTGGATGAAGATGCGGATATCTACACCGAAGAAGGGGAGGAATTTTAATTATGATAACTGGAATTATTTTCATTACAATGTGTTGGCTGATGATATCAGGAAACTTTCTATGGGGTGTTGCTTTATTGATAGCATATCTATGGGTTCCGAATCTGGATTAAAAACTAAACGATACTTATACTATGACAAAACAATACCACGCGATTCCGGTTCTAATGTATGTTCCGGTTGATATCTATCCTGATGTGGCGGATGCTCACAACAATATCTCCGATTTGATGAATGCTGAAAATCGGGAATTCTATACATTTTTTGCGGAGGACTTTAAGGATGGAATTGTGGAGATTGATCATAATGTCGATCAATTCTCTGCCATGATCACAGTGGATTGCGAAAAATCACACATTGATATTATTTAAAAAATAAAACATAATACGCACATGAACAAAGACATCGCAGAAATGATTATTGATTACGGAAACGACCTATCCCTTTACGAAGATTACAGTGGACGGGGAATGTATGGGAAGACAACAACCGCCATTACGTGCGATAGTAAGGACGATCTCATGGGAGCAATCGGGGAATGTTTCTTTGAAATGGTTCTTGATGCCAAGGACATGGGAGAGGACTATGATACTACGGGTGTAAAGGAATTGAAAAACGTTCTCAGAAATCTCCAACAAGATAGTCTTGGGCTGGGATACATTTTTTATTAAAAACTAGACTACACTACAAACATGAACATCACTACAAACATTCAGTCATTGACTGCCAACGAAATCCTTTCCAACTTTTTCAAAGGAAAGGGTCAATTCATGCGAGCGGCATGGAAAAGCAATCCAAAACCAGCAGCCTCATTCAAGGATGTTGTTCTGGAAAAACGCACCACTTCAATTATTCGTTCTGGTCTTGATTTCGCCAATCTTTCCAGTGTCAAGGCTGGGATCGAATCCGGCGAACGTGGGGAAGTTCAATCCCTTCCTTTCGGGGAGTGGGCCTACTTTCCCTACCTAATCAAATATGAAAAGGAAGGCAATACCAATTATTATCTTCGCATGTATCCAACTGATTCGATTCCTGTTGTGCGATATTTTGCCAATGGTAATGAGATATCAAAAGATATCTTTGCCACATATCTCACTCCATCGGAAGCCAAGAAACTGACGGGGGAAAAGGAAAAGCCTGAATGCTTCACGATCAAGATGGAAAACGTTCTCTCCACTGAAGAAGTGATTGATTGATATGTTTCCATAGCCAAGCATAGCGGAAGCTCCCGCCCGATCCTGATATACGGTAATCAGGAACCTTTAATATTATGAAAGACTATGATCTATATACTGTGGAATGGGAATACGAAGATATGCTTCCCAAGGACTTATCCGATCTGGAATATGATCTGATGTTTGATAAGAGTGAAGTTAGGGATGGTGTTCGCATGTTCCCATATATCACAATCTACTCCAATGAGGATGGATCAAGCAAGCGAGTCTATCTCTGCGTATAAAAACTAGCAGATAATCCCACCATGACCGATACCAAGAACCGAATTCACCAGACAATCCAACAATTTGCGGAAGTTGCCCGAATTAAGGGTTACGAATTCCCCAAGTGTGTGATTGATTTTTCTCTCAAGGGTGCTACCGCTGGACAGGCTTTCCGTAGAAGCCACAAGATGCGATTCAATCTCGCTCTTGCTGAAAGGCACATGGACGAATTCTTGTCCAGCACGGTCCCCCATGAAATGGCACACATCCTACAGTTCAAGCATTATCCCCATTCCAAGCCACATGGGAGGGAATGGGGTCACTTTTGCCGTGTGCTTACGGGGGAAACCATGCCACGATGCCATAGCTACGATGTTACAGGCATTGAGAGGACACGCAAGGTCAAGAAATATCTCTTCGCTTGTGGATGCCGTCAACATACTGTATCCAAAACGATTGTGAATCGGATCATGGAGGGTAAAACATACACTTGCATGTGCTGTAAGGGTGAGATTAAAGCGGTATAAAAACTAGAGCATACTCCTATCATGAAGATCGTTAAACACACTCTGGAACATCTGCACAAGGGAACGGACATGCTTGATCTTCCCGAATATTTCCGGGGAACGGAAAAGCAATGCAAGGGGATGATGATACGCTTTGAATGGTGTAAGGATCAAAGTCTGTTCGGGGGATACTGGAGGGATGAGGATGGGGAATGCTACTATCTCCTCCCATAAAAACTAAACAATAATTACGACATGGACATTGAAAACATCAAGCCCTATGAGGACATGACTGACGATGATCGTTGGCAAGCCATTGGTTCCGCCCGATACATTCTGGAAGATGTGAGCATGGAAAAGATGGCGGAAGTTTCAGGATTGCCCATGGGGGTGATTGTGGCGGCATACAGGAACATCTTTCGCAATGTCAATGATGTGGATGAACCGCGCCCGACAAATCCGACAAGACCAAGACGCATTAAAAACTAGAACACAATTACGACATGACCAAGAACCAAGAGACAATCGCCAAGGCATTCCGATTCAATACAGGCAAGTCCATGTTGGATAGTGGAGACTACTACGGAAGGCATTATGAAAAGCCTCCAATCTCCGAAGAGCAACCGATGGTGAGGATCGATGTATATGGTAACGATGTTACCGCAACCATTGAAACCGCTCTTTTCCTTGCTGAAACTTGTGAAGTGGATTTCGATATCCAAGAGCAATTTGAAGCATGGGCGGCATTGGAAGAGAATTCCGATTTATCATGGTTTGAAGCAGGGAAAACCTTTGCAACCGAAGTGTTGGGATTAACACAACTTGCAAGGGACAATACATATAATAATGAGAATGACTTATCTCAGGACTATGTATGGGAAGTATATTCCCATTTTGATAATGTGAAGCGGGATTGGATTTACGATGACGAAGCTATCATGGTATGCTATGCCCATACGGGATGTGATGTGCGGGGAGGTTATGCCTATCCTTTGTTCATGCGATGCCAAGGTGATTATAGCATTCCCATGGATATTGTGGCGGAATGGCGTATCTCCGAAGGGACAAGGGATGGGGAGGAAATTGAGCGAGAGGAATGCCAAGAATTGGATGAACAATGGCAAATCGGATATTCATCTTGCCCATCCTATCAATTTTCCAAGGATATTGAGAAAGTCATTGAGGATTCGGCAACCATTAACAGCGTGGAAGTTAAGTTGAAAAGTGGAGAGATTGTCAAGGTCTGGGCAAGCGCAAGGACTGATCGGTGATCTTAAAAACTAAACGATAATAAAGCCATGACTGATTACATTGAACACAACGGCAAAGGTATCACTATTCTATTCCCCTCTGGAATGTTTGAGTATTATTCCGATACGCAAGAACGTTTTCTCAAGTTTGATGACATGGAAGAGTGTAAGGAATCCATCGACAATGAGCAGGAATTTCTATTTAAAAACTAAACCAATATCGACCAAGGTGAGGCACAGCCTCCCGCCGAAAATCTATGAATACACCTGAGACTCAACGGGAGGCTGTTGTCCTCCACCGCCTTGTTAGCGATTTGAAATCTCGCTGCAACCGACACGCGAATGGAGAGTGTATGTCGCTCGTCTGCCTCTATAACGGCGGATACGAGCACGGCACAAAACCAGACTACAATTTGGCAACATGCGAAGTCCACGAGCAGGTGGTAGCTCTCGAATCTCTTATCGCTAACAAGCCATGACTACGAGAGAAAAGTTATCCCAAGCAATCAAAAATGAAAATCGCCTGATACGTGGGAATTTCCGTAGGTGGAAATACTGGAATCGTCGGGTTGATAAGTTGGCATGGAAATGGAATCACAAGGTGGGAGAATCTTGGAATAAGATTATTGCTTTTAAAAACTAAACCATAATACAACCATGGGATGCGACACTAAAGGATATGTAGTTACCGACAACATTGATGTTCGGGAGATTGGTAAGAGGGTGCTTGATGTAATCAGAACTATTCAAGGAGAAGCTACAAATACATTTGTAAGCAATTCCAATGTATTTGTAAAGCCTGAATATGATCCTCACTGGAATTTCTATATCTTCCGTTTCAAGGATGGGGTTGACGAACGGCAAATGTTTGTCCATATGGACACGGAAGATTTTGAGGAATGCCACGGGGAACTTGGCAAGCGGGGAATCATTTTCTCTCTTGGAATGTGGGGGAATAGCGTGGAACTGATCCAGAAATTTCTGGATGTTTTTCAGGATGTGGGAGCTTGCTACGTTCAAGAGAACGATTGTGGGGATGCTCCGGTGGCGCATAAAAAATAGAACACAATTACGACATGACAGAGGAAAAACAAATTGAAAAATGGTTCGCCATTAATATGCAAGACTTTTCCAATTGGACGGAAGCAGCACAATGTTGTGCAGATGCGCTGGGACATGAGGAATGGTTGGATGATTCCGATCACGTTCTATGGGATATTGCAATTGATTTCTCACACGATGTATGATATGCAAAAAGAAATTATATATATCAAATACGACCATGCGTTTGAAGAAGACATGGAACCATATCGGCAAGAATTGATTGAACGATTCCTCAATTATAATTGGGGTGCGGGATTCTCCACTGACAATTTTCGTTGTGATGATAGATATTTCTATTGTGATATGATATCGGAATATTATGTTCCCGATGATTATGGGACATACCAGCAAACGCAATCATATATCCAAGGTGTTATGACGGGATATCTGATGGCGCGGGGAATTGAAGTCCTTTAAAAACTAGCACACAATCCTATCATGAAAAGGAAATTGAATAGGTATGGACAATATTCATCCGCACAACACGAAAGGATTTGTGTTCTGGAAAGTAAAATCAAATCCATGATAAGAGCGTGGGAGTCTAAAAACGATAGTGGTTTGTGCGCTTTAATGATCTCTGCAAAAAGCGACATGGAATTTAGGTTGTCCAACAATCCTCTCAGTCCCGTTTATCACGAAAATTATTCTCTCTGGTATGATAATTTTTACGTGTCTCCTCCCTTTGAACATGAAGAGAGATAGAATCTTAAAAACTAAACCATAATACACATATGAACATATTCAAAAGAGAAACACTATCGGAAAAGATTGATCGATTGGAAATCAAACTTGCGGGGATGTTGTCAATGGATGAAACCTCTCAGGTTTTAATTAAAAGTAAAGTTCCCATGTATATCGTGGATAACTTTATTAAAAATCGGGTAAAGATCGCAGAGATTCGAAAGGAACTGGAAATCTTAAAAACTAAATTAATATTGCGACCATGAACAAGATACCGAGGGAAGAGATTGAAAAGCTTGCCAATCGCGCAAGGGTGAACGAAACCGCTGTGTGGAACTTTCTGGGAACCGCGCACTATAGCGGAAACATTCCCAATGCCCTGATGAATCTGGACATGGATGCCCGTTTGTATGGGTGGAACAAGGAAACCACGCAAGCGATTCGGGATGGACTGCTGAATAAAAACTAAACCATAATTACGCCATGACAATTGAAACCGTAGGTATTGAAGAGATTGATGGGGAGAAATACCATATCGGAACTCCCATGGAACACCTGACAATCAAGGAAGCCAAAGCATGGGTCAAGGAACATATAATTGACTGTGATTATTGGGACAGCTTCGCGGAAAAGAAAGGTTTCCACAAGGAAGTGAAATATATTTATATTTTCAAAAACGGGGAAATCCATTCGGAATACGAAACCAACTTCGCTTAAAAACTAAACGATAATAAAGCCATGAGAAACGAAACCATTACCAAGACATTTGGAAAATATACCGTCACCTTGGAACTCTTTGAGGAGGGAGGGGATCAACGATCATATTGTGACATTGAGAGCAATACGGGGGGAGCATCTTCCCTTGGTCTTGCTCTGGACATGGGATTCCTTGAGAAAGATAATGGGGGGGAAGAGAAGATTTCCAATAAGGTTCTTTCTCAGATTGAGGATTGGGCATTGGAGAACGGATATTAAAAACTAAACGATACTGAACCCATGGACGATGAATTTTTGAACAATGCTGAAAAATTAGCCTTCTGGCTACGAGAAGCGATTTTAAATAATACACTCGCACTCGATTTCAAATGGGCGGCGGAAGATTTTCTAAATTCTTTGGAAAAAATAAAAACTAAACGATAATAAAGCCATGTCCTACTACTAAGACAAACTCAACAAGCTAACGGAAGATGAGCGGGATGCCCTGCTGGATTTCATCCAAAACCTAAAGGATGGTGATATTATGTTCATTGCCAGTGAAATGCAAATGGATCATGCCGACAAGCGGAAACTTTGCCGAGCATTGGAGAACTTTCAAGACGCATAAAAACTAGAACACAATAACACCATGACCAAGCAAGAACACATCGCATACCACGAAGATAAGATCAACCGTCTCTACGAAGAGCGCGACAAGCTTCAGGCAAATCTTCACGAAACAACCTCTGACAATCGCAAGATTTTCATGGAAGATTTGTTTTTCTACACTAAGAAATTCTCCGAGATTGACAGGGATTTGCGGGTATCCATTGAAATCCGTATGACTCTCCTGAATCTGGAAGCATAAAAACTAGCCTACACTGATACCACAATGACAACGACACTTAAAAGCAACTGGATGGGAAGCAAGAACTCAGCACCAACGATCTTCCGAGCAGCATCAAGGGGCAACGTGTTCACACGTTCGGAGAAGCTGAAAATGATCTTCGCGGAAAAGGATCGCGCCCATCGCAAGGCGGAACGGGTTGAATTGCTCTTTCAGGAGCGCAACAAGGCGGCGGAAGAGAAAGCCAAGCGGGAAAGGTTCTTTGCCGCGACAAACGCCCTACAGGAGCATCCTGACGCAAAGGTGAGGCATTCCAAGAGTGGATCGTATATCCAACCGCGAGTCAATGGCGCATTCCAAGCCAAGATCGCCCTATAAATTCTCGTCGGATAGTCCCCTTCCTCCCGCTGGTGAGTAGGGTTTGCAAGGGAAGGGGACGACTTTTAAAAACTAGACCATAATCAGCACATGAACATGTATTATATCCATTGGCAAGCCCCGCCCGCAAAAGGTATGAAAAATCCTCTTTCAAATCTTTACAAATTCACGATTGTTCGTTTGTCTGATTCTAATGAACGTTTCACGAATCGCAAGCCAAGGAAAGATTTGAACCGGATTGATTTCATGGTTTGGGATAATGAGGAAAATCAAGAGGTTAAAAACTAGACCACAATACGGACATGAAAGCAACAATTGATCCCAAGGAAGTGACAGTGAGACATAGCATCCGGGAAGATGTGGGGAGGGAATTCCTGACAGTGGATTGTCCCGAAGGATGGGATGATGTGAAGAAGCTTGTGAAAAAGGTTCTCACGTTTGAGGGGAGGAAATTCGCTTACACGGGATGGAATAGCGATAGGAACGAAGCTTTCTTCGCTCGCCCTTTGAATGGGGTGGAGATGGTTGCCAAAATCTCTTAAAAACTAAACGATAATTAAGCCATGAACGAAATTCAAAAACGATTGGAATACCTTCGCGGGGAGATTGAAGCGGAACGTATCAGTTATGAGGAAATCGCGGAACTGGAATCCCTGAAAGAGCATATCAATTCAGGGGATGTCCAACTTCTGGAATGGGCGGGAGTATCAGAATTTAAAAACTAAACCATAATCAGCCCATGACACACCGCATTGAACTCAAAGAGGACAAAAATGGGTATTTCACTGTGAGAATGAACGGTAGGGATTCCGCCTATGGTCTGACGAAAGAGCAAGCCGATTGGTTCATAAAAGGATTGTCGATTGCTTTTGCTGAAACGGGTGCTGGGGTGGACAAGAATGATGATTTCTACCGAATCATGTCTTATTAAAAACTAGAGGATACTTCAAACATGAAACACAAAGCAGGTCTGTATCGGTTTGAGAGAAGCGCGGATTTGTTCGCTGCAATCAAGGGATGCCAAGGGGATACTCTGGAAATCCGTTTGACGGAAAAGGAAGCACGAACAATCTTCAAGGATGAGCTATTCCAAAGGTTGGGATTTGTGGGGTGGACATATTTGGGCGAGTGAAAACTAGAGGATACTTCAAACATGAACAAAATTTATATCGGCACAAGCGCAAAGTATAAATACACTTGCCAATATCCAACCAAAGAGCAGGTTGAAAATGAAATGGATTTTTGCGATGATCTGGTGATTGAGGAAACCACGGAATCTGAGCTTCTATTGAAAAGCATTCCCGAAGAATTTGTTTCAGTTTTGTCCTATATGGCATATGAAAGGGGACATTCAGCGGGGGAGAGTGAAGTTGCATTGTATTTGAGAGATTTGATTTACGATTTGAAACCCGCAATTGACAAATACACCGCCCGACTACTTAAAAACTAGATTAAGATTTGATCATGCACCAATACGAGAGCATTAAACAGCAATTGGCAACGATGATTCAGGACATTGCCAATAAAGAAAAAGGAAATATCTCTCTTGAATCCAAGATTCATATGAAGAAAGTGAAAAAGGAACTTGGGGAGATGCGTAGGCAATTGATTCTTCTACACTTTGAAATTGAAGACATTTATAACATTTGCGAGATTTGAAAAAGTCCTATAAAATTAAATAAAAATTGTCCGGTAGCTCAAAGCGGTGAGAGCGCTTGCCTTATAAGTGAGAGGTTGCGGGATCGACACCCGCCCGGACTACCACTTTTAAAAACTAGAATAAAATAAAAGCACGATGAAAACAATTGACACAAGAGACTTGAAAGAGCGCAAGGAAGAACTGGAAGCCCTGCGGGATGTCGTTACGGATGCCCAATCGGAATTGGATCAACACCGCGATTTGAAACCCTCCGAAGAGGATGAGGAAGAAATCAGGGAATGGGAGGATGAATTGGATGAATTGGAGGAAACCTTGCAAAATGCCATTGATAATTTCTCCGATGACGAGAAAGGGGAACTGGAGGAATTGGAGGAACTGGAAAGCGAAATTTCCGATTTTAGCCGTGGGGAAACGATGATTCCCGTCGATGATTTTGAGGACTATGCAAGGGAACTGGCGGAAGATTTGGGAGTAACTGAAAGAAATGCGTCATGGCCTTACAATCATATTGATTGGGAAGCTGCGGCGGAAGCCTTGGCACAAGATTACACAATCGTTTCCTATCAAGGGGATGACTATTATGTGAGAGCTTAAAAACTAAACCATAATAAGGACATGACGAAACACAAGCTACCAACGATCAAGGAAATTACAAAGCTTCTCATACATTGCAAGAAATACATTGATGAGGATTCCCGTGCATTTGAGGATGGGGATACGCCATCCATGCAAATCACAATTGGGATCAATACGGAAAATGGGGAATGGGGATATCAAACGGGGGATAATAGCTATACGGGGGGAGCTTATCTTTATCCAACGTGGGGAGTGGGATATCTCTTTCGGAATTCCAATTGTCGAGAGGTTGCCAAGGAAATTCTGGCAGATGCCGAAAGCTGCCTTTAAAAACTAAACAATAATAAAGCCATGCCTTACTTACTACTGATTGAATGGGGAAATTGTGATAAGACTTACCAATCTTTTCAATTTCTGAAAGATGCCAAACACGCTTTTGACTCATATGAACATGATGAAAATGTGGAATATCTGCAATTGGTAACTATTGGGGAGGAGGTGGAAAGTTTCTATAATCCCGATTGTTGCCCTGAATCAGACTTTTAAAAACTAAACCATAATAACGACATGATTCAACTCAAATGTATTGCCATCGATGGTGAAATGGTTACGGAAGGAAGGAATTTCAAAAGCATTGATGCAGCTTGGGATCGCTCAAGTGACATGGGGAGCCGATGGTTCTTTTATCCTATCCATGTTGTGACAGGCAAGCGCAAAATCCTCGCTGTTCCTGATGGTATGGGAGAGCATTGGAAGGGGAGGAACATTGAAACGCTCCAAAGTGCGATTAACGAATTATCTGAGGAAATTTGCGATTGGGTGAATGGGGAATGCCCATGCCCTCTTTAAAAACTAGCGTAATATAGAGCCATGAAGACACTCCGATACCACGATCAAAAGCCCGTTCGCAAAGGCGACAAATTCAACGCCCCTCGCTGGGGAACTTGTATTGTGACAGGGTTTGACAGGCTCAACGAATGCGCCTCCGCTAAAAACGTATGCACTGATGAGGAATTTGACTTTCTGGGACAGGCGACATTCGGGGAATCTGATCTGGAGAAAAGAAAAGCTTAAAAACTAAACCACAATTACCCCATGAACAAATACAGGATCACTTACAAGGATTGTGGGGAAATCATCACGGAATATCGCAAGGGGGGGGATGTTTTTGAAATCCAAGATTGGTTCTGGAATAGCATCATATCATGGCAAGGGGATACCTATGGGATTGAACTGGTGCAAATCACACGGGTTAAAAACTAGATTAAGATTTAGCCATGACCTACAAAGCGATATCAAATCCCTTATGGAAGCTCAAGGATGAATATGCCCATCTGCTATTACCCAAACACGTTTCCTTTCATGGCGCAATGCCCTCCCCCAAGGAAGCTTATGAAGTGATTCACAAGCCTTCCATGGAAATCAATGATCGCGGAAGAATCACCTATTCCAATTACTTCTATGGGAAGATCATCCAAACGATGGAGGAAGCCCAAGCAATGGCGGAAAAACTGAACAATAAAAACTAGAATACAATAACACCATGAACACGACTGAATTTTGTAACAAATACTCCCCGAATGAGATGTGTGAGGAAGGGCGAGAATTTGCTCTAAGCCACGAAACCATGTCCCAAGTTTGGGATGCTTGTGAGGAACCAGAATGGCTTTTTTGGATGCTTGAAAAATGCAAACCTCTTGAAAAGGAACAATCAGTGAGATTGTCCATAGCATTTGCGGAAAAATGTCTTGTCAATATACCTAAAGGGGAAAATCGCCCAAAACTTGCAATTGAAGCTGCAAGGGCATGGATTGAAAACCCTTGCGAAGAAACACGGTCAGCAGCGTCAGCAGCAGCGTCAGCAGCAGCGTCAGCAGCAGCGTCAGCAGCATGGTCAGCAGCATGGTCAGCAGAGTCAGCAGCGTCAGCAGCAGCGTCAGCAGCATGGTCAGCAGCATGGTCAGCAGAGTCAGCAGCGTCAGCAGCAGCGTCAGCAGCATGGTCAGCAGAGTCAGCAGCATGGTCAACAGCACGGTCAGCAGCGTCAGCAGCAAGGTTAGAACACTGTGAGATGATACGGGAAATGATTCCCAATCCATTCCTTTAAAAACTAGATTAAGATTTGGACATGACCGAAACACAAGCAAAACAAGCTTTGGATGCATGGACAATCAAAACGTATCTGGATTGGGTTAATAATTATCTGACAATTGAAAAGATGGCAGGGGATTACAATCTTTCCCCAAGCGGAATGAAAGCGATCATTGAAAAAGGCAAGGAACTTTACGAAGGTTAAAAACTAGAGGATAATAAAGCCATGAAGATCAAACGGGAGGATTACCAAAAGCTGGAAACCATTATCAATACGGAAGCGGAAAGATGCGGGGGAATAGAACATATCAAATCCCTTTATGAACAAGGACAATTTCCCCGTGCCGATAGGGTGAAAGACCTGCAAAAGAGATTCGTGTGGGATATCCTATTTTCCACAAAGCAATACAATTTTATCAATGAGCTTTATGAGTATATGAACGATTCCCATATTGAAACCGCCCTGCGGAAGATTTGCCCCAAGGTGGAGAGGAAGTATTAAAAACTAAAGCAGAATAGCACCATGACATTAAATCAATTAAGAAAAGAATTAAAGAAAATCGGATTCAAATTGAAAACTGAAACCCTATCTTGGGGAAGACACGCAAGCATCATCCATGAGGAAAGCGGTTTGCGTGTTTCCAAAGGGGGAGTGTATTCAAAAGAACAAGCAGAATCATTCCAAGTATTTCATGAATTCAAAGAAAAACACCTTCAAGACTTCAAGGATATTAAGGAATCCGAAGGACTTGTGGGATTGGTTTAAAAACTAAACGATAATAAGAACATGCAAGACACAATCAACGGAATCACAATCAAGACAACCCTTTCCAATACCAAGCAACCAACGTGGTCAATGGGAATACATAACCATTACAAGGTGAGGGTTTCCAAGGGAAGAAACAGCGTATCCTTCGATTACTTCGCTAGTATTTACAATACACAAAACAATAAGGAACCCGATGGGAAAGATATCCTTTTCTGCTTTGCATCCGATGTAAGCAATGGGCGGGAGGAATTCGATGATTCCATGATGACTCCCCAGCAATACAGGGAATGCAAACGCATGGCCAATGCTGCGAAAAGGATGGAAATTCCCGAGGAAACACTGGTGGAATGGTGGCAACTTTGAGGAGACTAACTTTCCAAGGCTGGGGTTTATATGGATTGATGGGGATCGGATTTCTCTCTTAAAAACTAAAGCAGAATAGCACTATGACAATCGCCAAACAATTAAAAGTAACAACATTTCCATTCGTCATCAAAGATAAGAATGGCAATACAATCTATTATGAAACCTCCACTGGTTCTTGGAGCAAAAGAGAACGGGATACCAATGGCAATACAATCTATTGGGAAGACTCCACTGGTTATTGGGGTAAAAGTGAATACGATTCAAGGGGCAATGAAATCTATCGGGAAGACTCCACTGGTTATTGGAGTAAAAGTGAATACGATTCAAGGGGCAATGAAATCTATCGGGAAAACTCCTATGGAGTTTTATTTGACAAACGCCCAAAAGTGGTTGAAATGACATTGCAAGAAATTGCTGATAAGATGGGAATCAAGGTAGAACAATTAAGGATTAAAGACTGATAGGGATAGTTATTAGTCAAGACTAAAAAACTTAGTACAGGCTAAGTTTCTTAGCCATGAAAAACAATCTAAGTCCCTGCTAAGAAAGTATGTTAGGACTAAGAAACTTAGCCTTGGCTAAGATTTTGGGATAGGGGAATACGAAAGGATGGAGGCAATTGGTTTTAAAAACTAGCGTAAGATTTTGACATGAAAAGAAAACCAACGGAATAAGACTTTATTTCCTTCGCTTGCAATATCGGATTTCGATATCATGAAAGCGGAATCATGCGAAACAAGGACAATTCAAAAGCGGGAATGTATATGAAAGGCGACTTCATCACCGACGAGCAAAAGCAAAAGCTGATCGACAAATTCGGGGATTGGGTGGGATTTTTCAAGGCACAATCACAATATGCGCCGGAAAGTATCAAGCCGATCATCATGCTGAAATCGCAAAAGGAACACGATAAAAACTAGCGCAGAATAAAGCTATGATAACGACAAAATTTAGAATAATGACGTTAGGACAAGTCTATCACATGGAATGGAACGGTGTGTGGACGAAAGACGTAATTATTTCCGAATTGGATACTGGTGGATATTACCAATATGGATTCAAGGTTGCTATGGGACACTGATAAAAACTAAACCAAAATAGCACCATGAACGAAACAATGACCGAATCCGATATCCAAGACATGATTGACTATCACAACGGAATCGTTAAATAAAGTCTCATGCTTTGGTGGTGGAATGGCAGACACTACGGACTTAAAATCCGTTGCCAGTAATGGCGTAAGGGTTCAAGTCCCTTCCGAAGCACCTTTCAATGTTCCACGTGGAACAAAATGCGCTTGTAGCTCAGTGGTTAGAGCATCCGACTCATAATCGGCGGGTCAATGGTTCAAATCCATTCGGGCGCACCACTCTTAAAAACTAACACAAAATCGGAGCGTTCGTTCAACGGATAGGACTGAGGTTTTCTACACCTCCAATGTAGGTTCGATTCCTACACGCTCCACCATTTAAAAACTAGATTAAGATTTAGCCATGTCCAACATCACCATTAACCCGAAAGAAATCAAAGCAGATTACCGTGTTTCCACCGATGGGCGTGGATGGCTTTATATCGAAGTCCCTAACGGATGGGATGATGTAAAGAAAATTAGTAAGAAAGTTCTCACCTACGAGGGGCGAAAGTTCCTTTTCAGTGGATGGAATTCTGATAGAAATGACTGCTTTTTCAAGGAAGAATTGGTAGGAAGCTCCACAGTAGTAGCCCAATTCATTTAAAAACTAGCCTAAGATATTGTCACCATGAACACGCCACAAAACACTGACAGCATGAAAGAAAAAATCGCAGATATCATTCTGCAATATCAAAATGAAATCTCCAATTACTTTGAGATGGAAGTCTCCATGGAATACGATGCGGAACACATGGATGCGTATCTGGAAAACATGAAAGTTGAGATCCTCAACCTATTCAACATCTGAACATAACCGAAGGCGGGTTGTGATACCATTTAAAAACTAGCCTAAGATATTGTCACTATGAACGAAGCACCTATCTGTTACCCATATCTTGTTGGAAAGCTCACCACGACCTTTGAGTTCCTTGCATACAACCTTTACAAACAAGGCATTATCACGGGAGAGCAAACGCAACTTGTCGAGGATTTTGTCCTTGCTGAAATGGCAAGGGTGAATGCGGATGAGCGAAAATATTCAAATGAATTTGAAGCGATAAAAACTAGCGTAAGATAGCCTCACCATGAAAGCAAAGCCACTACATAATTACAAGCTGTTGGGAACTGATATTGTTCTTGATGTTCGCAAGACCTATGGATTCTCCCATGCCACCAATCAACCCGATTGGAAGGAAAAAGGATTGATTTTTATCCATGAGCGAAAGGATGATCCTGTGGGGGTTCTATTGGAGCGCGGGGAATATGTGATCGTTTAAAAACTAGATTAAGATAACACCATGACCAGACAATACACAAACCAACTGCTTGAAATGATCGAAGAGGGTATTCTTGATAAGGATACCGTGATCAGTGCCTTCTGCTCCTACATGTCGGAAGCCGATGTTCAAGACCTTTGCGAGCGCGAAGGATTCATCGAGGAAGAAGAAGAGGACGAGGAAGAAGAGGAAGAAGAGGAATAAAAACTAGACTAAGATTTAACCATGACCAAATTACTTACAAAAGAACACGTTAAAGCAATGGTAAAAGCTCTGGAAAGCGCGGGACTGCCCGTGGAAAAGGACTGGCAAGCCGGGACTGTCCGGGTGATGCACAAGGGCAAGGAAATCTTTGCTGCCATCGAGAAGGACAGAAACCAGCCTTGGATTGTTCGCCATGTGGACAGACTCTTCTCTTAAAAACTAGATTAAGATAGCTGCACCATGAAACAACTCATCCTTGACACCCTCGCTGCGTTCTTCCTGTTCGCGTTCACCCCCATCATCCTGTTCATCCTGATTGGATAAAAACTAGAGTAAGATCGTCTCGTTATGAAAATACAACTAACAAGCACCGCCCCCATCGCAGTTGAAACCTATGTCGATGGCAACATCGTTCTGGGACAATTTGAATATCACCCCGCCGATGAGTTTGGAACTCCTCCCCATTTCATCCTTTTCGATGAGGTATCCACCGATTTCCCTATCCTTTGGGAGCATCAGGAAATAACCTTTAAGGGTGGCTGGTTTTACTTCGAAGACGATATGTTCGGAGAGGTGAAATTCAAGTTTGCCGGATATTAAACCAACCCCGAAAGGGGTTCAATCCCCCTTTTAAAAACTAGCGTAAACTGCTACTACCATGAAACATATATCTGATATAATACCTGAAATCGAAAAGATCGTCCCCGCCCGTGAAGCGAACATCGTTCCCCTTGGCGTAGGATGCTACAATCTCTTTAAGGACGGGGAAAAGGTGAAAGGTAAGCGTTTACTTACATTTAAGCCCTATGTTGATTCCTTCAAGAGCGCGGAAGAGAATCACCGCAACTTGCAAGCGGAAGAGAAGGCGATTCAAGCGGTTTTCCCAAGCTATCGCGCCCCTTCCTTGGCTCAAATCAAAGCCCTTCAAAGCGCAAGAAAAGCCATGACAAAGGAAGTCATGCGGGACGGTGCGATTGCTGAGAGGGGATTGCCAAAGGCGAGCGAAGTCTGGTTGTCCCGCCTTGCTTAAAAACTAGACTAACATCACATTACCATGAACGAACACACACAAGCAGTCGAGAAAGCAATGGCCAAGTATCCAAAGGCCAAACGTATCGCGGTGGAGAACTTCACCTTTGGTCAACAAGGAAAGGGGATGCCTTTCGGAGTCGCCATGAATCTGGAGACGGATGCCCGTTGCTACGGGTGGAAGCCCGACACCGTGAAAGCCATTAAGATGGTTTTGAATGGCCGTTAATCAAACAAACCTAAGGGTTCAATCCCCTTAAAAACTAGCGTAAGATAGCTGCACCATGAAATACAAAACACATACAATCATTAAGTCGGGCATGATCGGGGATGGATTTGACATCTATTCCCCTGACATGCGGAAGATCGGACACACCTTGACAACCACGGAAGCCAAGGCATTCATCGACTCCATCGCATAAAAACTAAACCAAAATAGCCTCACCATGAAACTGATACTCGTCTCCATCACTGTCGGAAACACCCGCCATTCCAAGTTCACCCTTTCCAGCGATGGCAAGGTGGACATTGCCAAGGTCTTTCCATTCACCGCGCACCTTCCCTTTGGGACAACGGTAACGGTTGGATAAAAACTAGCCTAGACTGATCTCGTAACCAACACCAACAACACACACCACCATGACCAACAAACAAATCGTTAAAGCATTCGTATCCGGCGCAACCAAGGGCAAGAATAGCCTGAAGAGCATGTTCATCGAAGGGGACACCCTTTACAGCTATGGCTACCACTTCCCCCTTGCCAAGCGTGTGGAAGGCGGTTTCTGGGTCAATCCTGACCGCTACAGCGTCACAACTTCAAAGCAACAAGGCATGGTTCGGGGCGCAATCGCCCAAGCGGGTTTCTCTTTCGTGGGGTAACATGGTAAAAGTCCCCTCTCCGGGTGGTTCCGGGGAGGGGCAAACCATTTAAAAACTAACATGAAAGAACTCATTTTTATCCTCGCCATTGTCGGCTTGCTTGCCTATGGCTTGTGGCCTTTCGCCCTTCTCCTGTTTTTCCTTTATCTGTGGTTTTAAAAACTAGCCTAGACTGATTGCACCATGAACGATATGTTATTCACCGCCAGCGGACAAGTCCTTGCCTATGCCATCACAAGGGATGAGGCAATTGCCATCTCAAATTTCGCTCGTCGCCCCGTTCGCTGGGGTAACGAATTGATCGGAGCAGAATACGCCTGATAAAAACTAGCCTAGACTGATTGCACCATGAGCAACTACCCATTGGAAGACATCCTCCGCGCCCGTAAAACCTCCATCACGGGAGTCCGTGAAAAGAGTTATGGCAAGACCCATGAAGTCTATGGGGGCGCACCTTGTGACTGGTCAAAGGCACAAGGCGCAACCCATACGCTTTACTGTGGGGAAACCTCTGGCTTGTATGGACGACCCGGAACCGGAACCCGTCCCGCAAAGCTTGGGAAAACCGTTCTCTACGTGGGGAACGATGTCACCGATGAAGATCAAATCATATGGGACAAATGGGAAATCAAAACCCTCTGGGAAAACGCGAATAAAAACTAGCACAAAATAGCCTCACCATGATCACCCGATACAAATCCGAAGAGTTCCCGAACGTGTTCATTCAATCCTATGAGATTGACATGGATGCTGACCTTTCCATTGAGAACGGTATCACCACGTTTGACAATAACGCCAAGGACAATCCTCACCCAAACTACCGTTACCTTGTGCGGGTGGGTGGCGGATACCGCGCCTTTACAAAGAAGTCTCACGCAACCACCTATAACAACGAGGGTTAAAAACTAGCCTAGAATCCTACTACCATGAAAACACAAAAAGACATCCTACTCAAAGACGGTTCCACACTTGCCAAGGGCTTGCCCGTCTCCTTCATCGAGGGCAAGGACAGCCGTTGCCTTGTTCACTCGCCAGCGCATCCCGAACCGCTTCAGGTGCGTATCACAAGCGCATTCAAAGCCCCATCGATGTCCTCCTTGGAACGGTGGGGAATGGATGGAGTTTGCAAGACTCCTACGGGTAAGCGTGTGGAGTCTGACGGTCACGGCCCGGACGGTAGTCCAAGCTGGTTGCTGGTCTTCAGCCTGATCTGATAAGCGAAAGGGGTTCGATCCCCCTTTTAAAAACTAGCCTAAGATAGCCTCACCATGAAAAACAAAATCGCCAAGCTGAATGAGTTGTTCCCCAAGATCAAAGCCGTATCCACCACCGAATGGGATGGGGAGGAAGGCGGCATCTGGTTTCGCCAAGAAGGGAATCTTCACACGGATGGAATGCCCTTCTTCGACTGCTACCACGACGAGCAGGTGCATCCTGAAGTCCAGAAAGCCCTGAAGTCCTTGGGGCTGTATGCGGAGCCATATGACGCGGGAACGTGGATGGCTTACGAAGCATGATCAAAACGGGGGGAGCGCATCCGACACGCTCAACGTCCTAGCGTTTAAAAACTAGGGTAAGATGCCCTTGTGACCAACACCATCAACACCACCATGACCACCACCTATTATTCCCCACGCTACAAAGAAACCTTCACTGTCATCTCCAAGGATGTCCAACCTCATTGGGCTTGTGCAAGGTTCGCCAAGGTTCGAGTTGAGATCGGGCATTGGAATTTCTCCGGCGAAAACTTCATCCACCGTGGACTAGGGGATGGAATGGATTACGCACAAGCGTTTGCCCTCGCTGTTCGTGATGTTGAGAGTGAGGATGAAGTGATGAATGAGGACGAGATGATGTTGCATGGTTGCGACTGATTGACACTTTCCTGAAAGCCTGTGGAGAATAAAAACTAGGGTAAGATGCTACTACCATGAGATACCTGACACCTGAGTATGACTTCACCGGACGCTGCACTCCATCGGAGGAAGCACAACGCGCAGAAGCCGCAGCCTTCGATGCCTATCGCGCCAAGGAGGACGCAAAGAAGTTCAAGGTTTGCGATGCCTTCGGCTTCTCCCGCTACGCTACCTTGGAGGAAGCGCAAGCGTTCGCCGCCACTCTGAAGGATGCGGAGATCATCACCCTATAAAAACTAGGGTAAGATGCTACTACCATGAATACCACCACATTACCACAATTCGTTGCCGTTGTCACCGTCCTTGAAAAGAAGGGGTTTCGTTGGAACGCGCAAGATTCCGAAACCGTTTACATGTCCCGCAAGCGGGGAGCCTTCACGTTCTACGCACAAGTTGATTGTTATGACGGTGAGACTGTCACGGTCAACGGCAGCACCCTGAAAGAGTTCCTTGCCGACTTCGCCTGATCCCCTCGCCCCTTGGCATATCTCTTGAAGGTATGCCAAGGGGCTTTTTTTGTGTCATGATATATGATCTGTTAGATATGCAAATGATATATAAATGCTTTCTGTTAGATATGCCATATCTAACTGTTAGGGGGGGGCTACTTCGATTTGCTTTAAAAACTAGGGATGGGGGGGTATGGGGTGGGGTGCCATGGCTAAAATTATTTTTATAAAAAATATAAAAATTACCATTTGAAAAAATATGACATATAAATTTTTATTTTTTTTCTATAAAAAATCGAAATTCCCCCCCATTGAAAAAAATTTTTTTATTATATTTTTCTCGATTTTCCCAAATACTTCCGATATCTACCGGAACTCCTCCGTGCAATATGGTGATTTCGTTATTCTCTGCCGGATTCTTCCGCGATGGCAATTCTTTGTTGTTCTAGGGTCATGGTTCTTCCTTCGGGGTTAGGGATTGGAGGGCTTGTCGTGCTTGAACTCTTGCTGGGTCATCCTGCAATGCTGGCAAACCTGCTGTTTTTTCTAGTCTTCCCAAAGCCTCCGCCAGCATGTCGCGCTGTGCGGTAACGGCGGCGAGTTCGTTTTCCAGTTTGCATCCTTCTTCATAGCAGATTCTAGCATAAACACTCATAGGAGTTGTGGTTGAATAAAACCCATCAGCCGTTCTCGATGAGCTTTCCCATGCCTCTTTCATTCTTGGTGTCAGTGTGTTCATATTATTATTCGTATGGAGAGTTGAGTAGCTTACCTGTTCTCCGTATTTCGCCAATCATTTCGAACAGGGCTTGGTCAGGATAATTCCCGTATTTAAAATAATCCAACTCACAATTTTCCATCAATGTTGCTCTGTATAACCTTTGAAATTCGTTCAAAGCAGGAGTCTCCCCATCCGTATAATCCAGAACCGCTTCCCATTTCTTAATTAATTCTTCGTTTGTCATACCATTTTTTCCTTCAGGAATTCCCTCACATCCTCCTCAAACCAATTTTCAATCCCGTTTACTCCCCAGTAATCTTTCACCTTCAGATAGCGATCTTCCTTAATTCCAATCAGGGTGACTTTACCCATGTTTTCCCGATAAGGGAGATTGTCGATGAGAACGTTGTCCTTGTGAGCAATCCCTTCTTTCTCGATGTATGCGCTTCCGCCATAAGCCGTGGGTATCAGGTGTCTTTTAATCTCCTCTCTGGCAATGATATGATCCCTCTCAAATCCCCATCCCGCCTTTTCATTGATCATATTGGCGTAATCGGTGGTGGATGTGGTTAGGATATACACGTTATCCTTTCCCACAAGTTCCCGTGCAAAATCAATCAATCCTTGGGCGCAGGGACGGATGACGGTGTAATAGGTGTTGTCATCATTCTCCAGAGTGAATTGGATATGTTCTTGGTTGGGTTTACGAAGCATCGAATGTAGCATACACTCGTCCAGATCGATGAAGATTTTGTTTATCATGGCTTTATCTTAACAGAATATTTGGTTTTGTCAATACCCTGATTCCGCACGATAAAGTTCCGGTGTTTATCGTGCAAGGGAAGGTTATCGTCACATGATGGATATTTCTCCCATATGTTCCCCTACCATGGTATGAAACATTTCCTCCAGAGCATATCTCAATTGGTGAACAAGTTCTGTGGCACCGTCCTCATCCTTTAACATGTAATTTCTTCCCGTTGGATTACCCCATGCTTTTTTATTGGATGATGTCAGATATTGGGGAGGATCGTTAAAATCAAGTTCCCCATCATGTAGTAACCAATAGGCAAATGCTTCGTGGTAGAATTCATTGGGTCTTATTAACTTACTCATTCTCGCACTGCGGAATTTTCCAATCTTTTGATACAAGTCCCGAATATAATATTCTTCGGAATATCTCAATCCAGACCACCCTTTTTGGATTCCATAACATCCCAATATTTTACTTAGGATTCTTGAAATTTGATCATTATTCCATTCCACCCTACTCGAACCAATACCATTGCGAAAGGTTTTTGCAAAAGCATGACCAATTCTGTGAGCGATTGTCCATGGGGTCAGGGGAACTTTCTCAGCAGCGGCATTGTTTGTGAAGAAGACCGTGATCTGATCGCCTTTCGGTTGGGGAAATCTTTTCCAACTTCCAATCCCAATCTAGCTTGAAGTTGACCAGCGGTTACTTTTCCCTGTTCGGCATATTTCCAAGCATTGGGATTCTTGACGAAATATAAATTAAAATCCCAATTACCAATATTATTAAATTTTTGTTCCAGCTTTTTCAAACCAGCAGGAGACGACAAAATCCCAATGGATGCTTTGTCATAACCATGGCGATTTTTCTTATCATCCCATTTGCCAATCTTTTGTAGATTGGAAAGAGCCATTTCTTGGTAGATTTGTTGTAGGGATAAATCATCCTTGTTCATACTCTTATTTAGCTAAATAATCCCCCCTTGACATTCTTAAAAACTAAGCTACAATGAATCCATCATGGGATTGGCAATCGGATTATCAAAAAGCAGTGACAGGAACTCAATGCCCCAAACGGCATCGAGTTCAACGATCAATAATTTTCTAAAGATTCCAAAGGAAAAGATTTATGCCCCCAATCCAAACCCTTTCAAATTCAAAATTTTGAAAGAGGAAAAGTTGGAAAGGGGAATGATCCTTCTGGTGAATTACGAGGGATGCACCACATTCAAGGGAGATAAATTATTATTATTGCGTTGCCACATTGATGTGAAATACTTTGGAAAGCTTGATCCCCACATTCTGGGAGATGGTCATATCGTGTGTGCGCGGTTTGAGCCGACAACGGAAGGATGGAACATGGCAAGGATGGCAGCAAATTGTCTATAATTATGAAATTAAAAAAGAAACATTACGAAATCGCCAAGACGATTGCTCATTTCGTGGATAGGAATTATTACCCCGATTTTACGGAACCGACAAGGGAACAGATCGATATTTTTACCAGAATTGAATCCCAAGGTTACAAGGGTATCACGGAAGAAGAGAAAAAGATCGTGGAACCCATGATCAATGGCAAACAACAATACGATCTACAAATCAAGATGATCCATGAGGAGATTGCCGAATGGCACATGAATGGGTGGGGTTGGTATTATCCCCTTGCTTCCCTCATTGGGAATGTTTGGAAAGAGCGTTCCCAATGTAGGGTGTATGTGAAAATGTTGGTCAATCTCATGCGTAACTTCAGGGATAATGGGGGATTGCCCGTTCTGGTTGGTTACAGTGGATTTGATGATGAATTCAAACAGAAGATGATTGACAATTACGGTTGTCATGGTTAAATACAATTTCAATCGCGGGGTAGTTTAATTGGTAAAATCCTTGGCTCATAACCAAGAGAAAGGTTAAAGTCCTGTTGTGGATTCAAATTCCACTCCCGCAACGCGACATTAGCTCAATTAGTAGAGCGGGTGTTTTCCAAACATCAGGTTGGGGGGTGCAAGTCCCTCATGTCGCTCCACTTTCAAAAAAATAAAAATATGACACACTATATAAGAACTAAAAATAACGCAACCATTGTTGATCTTGAAGAAGGAAAATATGATTTTCATACCACAATAAACATAGAAAATTACTCAAGGGGGCTGTTACTGCTTCCCGATGATTCTTTGAAACAGGAATTTATAAAAGATTTTTCATTCATATCGGAACTTAGAGGGGTTTGGTTTGAAGTTATTACACCAAACAATGATAAAACAATGCGGGAATTTATCAAGGATAGTCTCAATTTTGTTTGTGAAAGATGGGGTTTATATTATATTACTGATTAAAATTATGAAAAAAGATACATACACACAATGTTCACTCAAGCGAATAAACCAACATCATATGGCATGGATTCCTTCAAAATTCGCCGTGATGAATAAGTTCATCAAAATCAAAAAGGATGATAAGACTTGGGAAGATGGATGGGAAGTGATTGGTGTTAGTCAAGGCACAAGATCAGTGGAAGATGTCACCGAAAAAGCAAAGATTGATAAAAAATTCGGATCAAGTATAAAATGAAATTAACAATAAAACAAATTGTAGATAAAAATTATGTGAGATTTGTAGAGTATCGTAAAGGTATTCTATATTATAACGTAGTTGTTATTGGTAATGGATTACCAGAAGATGAATGCGGTCTTTATAGATTCCCTGTTCCTATTGAGGATTGTGGAGATGCAACCTTCCAAAATCATGACAAGGCAATATACTTTATGAGATATATTCGTAAAGCGGTTGAAGATGGGACATTTGTAAAAATATGAACAAAGAAGAACCAAGTCAAGTAGTCCTACATCGAAGGAAAAACGGCAAGCTGGAAATCGCGGAATGTGATGAACTGTTCATCGGTTCCCGTGATGCCCTACAATCTATCATCGATCAGTTGAATGATCGTCTCGATGATCTCAATGCCGAAAGGAAATTGGCTGATGATCTCGCTAATGAGCTATCCTGTCTGGCAAATTGGCGAGAGGTTCACAATATTGATTGTAATTACAATGCCCGTCCTTTGGCGGATTGGGAAGCATCCCGCATGATATGAAATATAAAAAGCTACGAAAGAAAATCAAAAACGAAACCTCAACCTGCAAATGGTTGAAATGGTTTAAGTGGAAAAGAACTTGTAAGGATAAGAATGAAATTCCACAAGATTAAAAAATTCTGGATCACCGATTTCGGATATCCCGATATTTCCTTTGGTATTCACATCTGCATGGACAGGAGGATTGACATCCACTTTCTCTGGTATATGATCAGCTTTGGTAAGGTTCCCATCTATAATGATAAAGGAACGTTGTTTGCCGCCAGTAATTCCTATCACAACGGAAGATCAAAACGATTACGGGCTGGAGTGCCTTAAAAACTAGAATACAATAAAGACATGAAACAAGTAAAATTGATTATCGCAAATACGGAAACCAACACGGTTTATTTCAATTATGGGGACGATTACTCCGACATCACAAGGGTTTTAGTGGAAGATCATTCCCCATGGGAAGAGGTGGAGGATGATGATTTATATGAATTGGAAGAATTTGTGAGCAATTTCAACTTGCCAAAAAATAAAAATAAATCTTTTGCGTTCCTTGTGGTGAAACAAGAACAGATCACCGCCCAATCAGCAATTGATTTTATTGTGAAAAAGAGACAGGATGAACGTATCAAATGTCTGGAAGCGGAACGTAAGCGCAAGGAAGAATACGAACGTAAGAAAAAGGAGAAGGAAATGAACAAATTGGCAAAGACCAAGGAACAGAAAATTCTGCTTCTGGAACAATTGAAGAAAGAACTTGGGGAATAATATGGACAAAGAATTAAAAGAGATGGATTTTGCTGATATTGATTTACTCATTTACTCCAAATATTTGAATGGTGTATCTATTGAGAATATTACCCATTGGGTTAATTGGTATTCACCAGCAGCACAATTCTATAAAACAAACGCATCTCCAATCAATATTAATGAGATAATTGATCAAATGAATGAAATTTTATTATAAAAGAACTTGAAAATCTAAACGCATCTGCTAAATAAGAATAACGACATGAGCAACAACCAAAATTATAATCAGGAGAAACCGACACCATCTGGGTGGCGGTGCAAATGATTATATGGTAATATCCTGTTTCGTTTTCACCCCATCCTTAACAAGATGGGGTTTTTTGTTATCTAGGGGTTATGTGGCCGAACACATTAAAGTCCGAAAGGGAGATTGTGATGAAACAAGCACACTGAATGTTTTTAATATTATGAGAGTGAAGCTTATTTGGTAAAGCAACGGACTTTTAATCCGTGGTCTTGTGGGTTCAAATCCCGCGACTCTCACCAAATCTCAGGTAGCTCAATGGTAGAGCGGGAAACTGTTAATTTCTAGGTTGTAGGTTCGAATCCTACCCTGAGAGCCATTTTATAAAATCTTGGGCTGAGTATGTCCCCAAATCAAAAAACTGCTTCGGAGAGGATCGTAATAGTGATCATCGTTCGCTGTCGAAAGACTAATGCCTCCGTCAACAAATAAGCGAGCCAATTTTGCTTCTGTCGTCTAATGGTTAGGACGGGTGGTTTTCATCCACCAAATAGGGGTTCGATTCCCCTCAGAAGTGTCAATGCCGTAGTAGCTCAGTTGGTAGAGCGTCGAATTTGTAATTCGGTGGTCGGGGATTCGAATTCCTCCTACGGCTCTTTTTTTAATATGTGTCACCGTCAAAGTTGGAGAGTTGAGAATGACTGTAAATCATTTGCCTTTGGGCTGAGTAGGTTCGAATCCTATGTGACACACCATATCTAGGTGTTGCGATAGCTTGGTAATCGGGGTAGCTTGGAACTACTTGGGGGCAGTAAGTGTCTGTCTCTCGCAGGTTCGAATCCTGTCACCTAGACCATTTTTATAATTGATGCGTAGTGTAACGGTTTTTTAGCACTAGAGGTTTTGATCCTCTCAGAGATTGGGTTCGATTCCCTCAGCATCTACCATTTTCCACATTATCCCTTAAATAATAACATGATTTTCCAACTCCAAGAACTCTACGAATCCGTCCTCATCACAGAGATGAACCAAAAGGTCGTGGATTATCTCAACCAACATTCGGATGTCTTACCTTTTGATCATATTTTTGGAGACAAAATGCGTGTGGCATTTCCAATCGGGACGGACATCACGGCTCAGAGTATCATGGATGACCTGAAAAGAATTCAGCATTTTGACAAGGTGGATTTGAAAAAAGGGGAAGTCATCAGAAAAATAAAGCTTGATCCAAAATATGGGCAGGGGGAACACAAGGAACAGAAAATCAACATTGGTAAAGCCATTGCTGCCCTGAAAGTATCGGAGAATAAAAAGAAAAAATATCTGGATTGGTTTGCAATGTATAAGGACAATCTGGAATCCGCGTTTGAGAAACCGGAATTCATAGTCATCCTTTCCCGCGCTCCCATTGATGTGGTTCGCATGTCCGATCACCGCAACATATCATCCTGTCATTCCCAAGGTGGGGGATATTTCCAGTGTGCCATCCAAGAAGCCATTTCAGGAGGTGCTGTGGCTTATGTGGTGCGAGAAGAGGATTTCAATGAGCTTACGGAAGAGGACTTTCAGAAGAGGGAAATATTCGTTGATTCCGACAGGGGCATATCCGGTGCATATGGATTGCGCCCCATGTCCCGTTTGCGTGTTCGTCGATTGGTGGATGATTACGGAGATGAGATTGCCATTCCCGATACCAAGATATATGGAGATACCGCAATCCCCAATTTCTACAAATCCTTGGTAAATTATCTGAAAAATAAACAAACAACCACTCCCGAAGATTTCCGTGGTAATTCCTATACGAAAAAGGGGGGAACTTATTATGATGATGAAATCCTTGATCTGGTTGCCAATTATTTCACGGATGAGGAATCCACCCAAGACTCATCCGATTTCAAACGAATAAACCATGATCGGGATGATGAAAGGGGGGAAAGCAGACATTCCCAATTGGGTCTGGAAGATGAACTGGAAGAAATAAAAGAGGAATATAACGGCAGGTTGACATATAGTAGTGTTGATTATTACTTGATGGACGATGAAGAAGTATATTTCCAAGCAAGCGGAACATCAACCATCGATTTAACCAAGTTCAATTTACCGGATGATGTCGAGTTGGAAGCTGAAGATTATGATGTGAGTAAAGCTAGGGATGGGAAATATGATGATGATTATGAGTATTCCCAATTGTTCCAATACATATATGACGCTACCGACATCAACATATATCGAATGATCCTAACCAACACCAGCTTGGAAATCCACTTTTCAGAAGAGGAATATCATAATGATTCCGATAAATTTGATACATATTGTCACTATATGAAGAATTTTGACGATAAGATTGAGGATATGTTGGATGATGAGGATGAGCTTTATACAGTGCTTATTGATGGTGGGTTTATAAAAACCGCTGCAAGCGGAGATAGCAATTTCTCCATGATTGAAGATTATATTGAAATGGAAGAAGAACCGTTCGACACCCTGACAATTTCAGGCAACGATGTCAGGAAATCCTTTACTGTAAGATTTCCAAGCAGACTTATTATTCTTGAGGATTTCCGCCATGCTCTTCAGGGTGTTATGGATAGTAAACATGGTCAATCAAAAGGAGTGTTGGAAAACATCATAACAAAACTGGCTATGGAAAATTTCAAACCGAAGTTGGATAATGATCCGGCGCAGTTACAATTTGACAAATTTTTCGAGTCGTATTCCAATCCTCTGGATGGGGTTGATTATATGTTGTCGGGTAATACACATTTCAATTATGGGGATTTGGAATTCACAAATCTCAAAATGCTCTTTCCCAAAATGGATAATAAAAATTATCAATTCGTTCAATTTGTTGATGATATGTATCCCCACATTATAAATGCTTTTAGATTGTATGCCTTACACATGTTGAAAACCGTAGCAACCAACCCTGAAGAATTTGAAGATTTATCCAAAAAATACAATTATCCACAATTGTATAAACTCTATTATAAATATCTATAAAAATATGGAAAGATTTCATAAATTATATCACCGACTCATGCGTGAATACGTGGAGGATTTTGATGAGAAGTGGAATACCGCTGTCAAAGAATCGGAAGAACTCCAAGTTGCTTTGGATTTGATGAAGAATATCAAGGCAAAATTACAAGGAGAAATCTATATCGTTGGGGGAGTTCCCCGTGATCTACTCATGGGTAACGCAATTGATGATGTGGATTTGGCTACCAATATTCCCGTGGAAGAATTGGAAAAACATTTTGAATTGAGAAATATTTCCAAGAACGATTCCCAACCCGTGTATGCCATTCTCTGGAAAGGTTATGTTTATGATCTGGCAAAATTCAGAACCGACTCCGGCGATATTGGAAGACAATCCAACATATCAACAGAAACAGATTCATTTGAAAAGGATACGGAGCGGCGAGATTTAACAATCAATTCTTTCGGGTTGGATGAAGAGGGTAAGATCGTGGATTACCAAGGTGGTCTGGAAGATTTGAAGAACAAGATCGTCCGTGCCGTGGGAGACGCAAAACAAAGATTTCTGGAAGACGCTACGAGAATCCTCCGTGTCTTTCGTTTTGCCGCCAAGATGGATTTTGAAATTGAGGATAATACCAAAGCTGCCGCAATTGAATTGAAGCATCTCCTCCAAGACCCCAAGGCAATTTCCCAAGAAAGCATTTCCAAGGAATTTTTCAAATCCGCCAAAACGGGACAAACGCTTGCGAATTTCCTAAAGAAATTACAGGACACCAAAATCCTCCATGATATCCTTCCCGAATTTACCACGATGGAAGGATATGATCACGACCCACAACACCACCCCGAAGGGGATTCCCAAGTTCTGGGACACATCTATGAATGTCTAAAGGCATCACCATACAAAGACCCTGTGATCAATCTGGCAGTTCTCTTCCATGACTTCGGGAAAGCCACTACCAGAGGAAAGAAAGATAATGGTTTCAGTAATTATCATGGACACGAATCGGCGGGAGTTCCCATTGTTGAGGAAATTTTCAAAAGATTGCGTTTTGCGGAATTATCCCCCCAAGATAAAAAGAACATATTGGCAGCAGTTGATAAACATATGCTTGTTCACAATTTAGATAAATTGAATATCAAGACTCTCACCAAGCTGATTCAGAATCCATCATGGGAAACCATCAAAGCAGTTGGTTACTGTGATGAAGCATCCCGTGGTTCTGGTCTTTTCAATAAACAGGAATTTTGGGAGAAGATCAAAAGGGCGGAAGAGAAGGTTTCCAACATTGGAGGATCGGAAGATGACACCAGAAAACTTCTGAAACAATATTTCAGTGGTGATAAATTAATGCAATGGTTTCCAATTCTTGTCAAGGATAAATCCAAATTCAAGGATATCACAGCAGCCTTGCAAGAATATGTTCTAGAAGAATTGAATGCTGGTAGGGAACCGAATGAAGAGGAAATGAAAACAATTGCTTCCGGTATTTTGAAGGGGAACCAATTCAATGAATGGGTTACATATTTTCATTCATTGAATTAATTATCTCACAAGCCCAATCAGCTTCGCCACTTGGGGACTGACATGCGGTTTAAAATCCTCCGCTGAACGGAACCCCGCCCGAAGATCAAGTGTTTCCTTGGATACTTTCATTCTTTTAAGTTTGGAATAAAGACTTCCAGTATTGTGTTCCAAGTCCATGAATTTGACAAAGGCGTTCATAAGATTTTGAACCTTCTCCCTACGAATAGCATTATCCAGTTGGCGGGTGGTTTCCGTAATAGTCACCCATTTATCCCCACCATAAAGATTTGCATATTGTTCCCAAAATGGCGCGGATAATATATCAAGGGTATCCCCATAATCAAACACGGAGAACCAAATTCCCCCTTTACCGCCATTATAAGCTTTTGCCAATTTTGGCATCATATCATTTTCCTTAAACCAATCCACCACCACTTGAGAGGGGATTAGGTATTCGTCGAAGATATTTTCAGCTTCATCTGCAATGGCTTCCTTGGATTCTTCCAAAAGGGTATTGGAAATAACCACCAGAGCTTCCTCAAAATAGCGGTCAACCTTTTCCCTGACCTTATAATTGCGAACGTTGGTGTCTTCGTAGCCATAAGAAGCCTTACCCCCTCCAAGCTCCCACCACAGGGCATATAAGGCATATAAATCCATTATCGCCTTATCTCCGGTGGATGGGTAAGTGTATTGCGCCTCCAGAAGCATCCTACGCCTACGGTTGGTTGGGGGGAGTTCCCCGTTTACAAATTTTTCGTAAAATGTCTTGAAGCTTTCCATTTGATTATTTAATCACTTTATAATAATCTAGTTTTTAATCCAGCATTCTTACACTCATTCACCTTCCACATTATCATCATCTTTCCATTCCTCTAAAAGCTCTTCCTTTGTTTTCATCTAATACCTCCAGCACTTCCAAATGTTCCGTTGATCATTTTCTCCGCACCTTTCCTAGTTCCGTATGTTTCATCAGACAATGATCCGTCTTTGCATTTAATTTTAAATCCGCCACCGATCCCTCTGTATCTCACAACAGTTGCCTTATAATGTGGATGTTTTTTATTCATAATGTTTTAATGTGATTAACTATTTTTTGCGATCCCAATATGTCATCCCATTTCAAAAACCCATAATATTTTTCCACTACCTTACAAATTAATTTTTGTTGATATGTTGAGGCATTTTTATTAATTACAACCTTATCATAATACCATCCATCATATAAACATCCCTCGATGTTATTGGTTTTATAAAATATAAAAGACATAGATGGTGATAAATCATACACATCTTTGTCAGATAAAGAATGAAAATACTGTGATTTTTCTTCAATCGTTTTCTGATGAAAATTATTTGGTAATTTCTTCATCCTCCACTTTACCATCATCCAGATATTTGTCAAGCACCATCGTCAGATAGTCTGCAAACCAGCAGATTACAGATGCGTAGAATCCCCAAAGCGGAATCTCCCAAATGTGGGCAGACCAGAATATTCCAAAGAATACTCCCACCCAAAAGCCCATACACATACAGCACTTGAGAAGCTTTTCAAAGAATTCCCATTGTCTGAGAAAGACACGAATAGGCTCAAGGATTGATCCGTATTTCAGGATCAAACAACAGCCAATTAAAACAAATGATTGAAACCAAAGGCTCATCCAAGGATCAATTTCTGACTATCAATCGTTTTCACCCCATCGGAAATCAAGAGGGCTTCTTCCTTGCGGACTACGATACGATTGCCGTTATCATCCACAATCTCCACCATTCCATCAGCAAGTTCAGTAACGATAGGGCAACTTTTTCCTTTGCAGCACAATTGAACACTATTATTTTTTAGAATTTTAATCATAACGAAATTATTTAATGAGTTCCAAATCTTTTTCAAGTAAACAAAATTTACCCCAACCTTTATATCTTTCTTCAAGAGGAATTGCCACATAAGCAATCTCCCCACTTTCAATCATAGAACCCTCACTTCCAATCTCACACATCCCCCATTTCGGGTCTTGAACTTTATATCCAATCTTGAAATTTGTATTCATTGATTTTACTTAAATCATGGACAAACACTTTCAAACCTTTTTCTTTGGCATATTTGATCATGTGTGCAGTTCCTCTACTTGAGCCATCCCACACAGCTATGAGAGCATCGGCATAATCTCCCATTTGTTCATTTCTACGATATCCAGCAGACCTCCCTAGATTTTTCCAATCGGCAGGAAATTCTTTAATTGGAATATTATTTTCCATTGCCCACTGTTCTCCCATAGTATCAACCCCACGGGCTTTGCCTGACACGACTTCTGTGGGCGACCATGGGCAGGTTTCCATGGCTTTTAGGATATCATCGTAATGGACACCCTCTCTTGATCCTGCTAATATTGTAATCATATTAATATCCCCAAGCGTTTAAAGTGTGTTCAAACGGGTTCCCCTCGATGTTTTTAACAAGATCAAACATCTGTTGGGCAATTTCTCTTGTTTCTTGTTGGGTGTCACTTTTCAACCGCAATTTCCACATATGAATGAATGCCAACAACGATCCAGTCCAGATAAATTGCGTCTCCAAACAAAGCGGCAGGATAACTCTAGCTTGTTCTTTGGCAACACCAGCATCACACAATTCCTTATACAATTTCTTACCCAATGTAATATGATGATCCATTTGGCTAATCAAATCCGGTCTATTCAACAACCCATCACTCCCTTGTTTGGACGAAGACGATTGTTGTCTAAGCTCCTCAACATGATAATAATTATCGGAGAAATCCACATATCTACCACTAATACTGTTGGCTGATAATCCTACCTGATGTTTGAAAAGCTGTCGTTCCACAAAGATAGGACATTCAATTCTGAATTGTAATTGGGGATGTCGAAAAGGTGCTGTGTGTTTATGCTCCACTAAATACTTGATCAGCTTTTCATCTTTCTCATCCAAAATATTTTTATTTTTCCCAAAAGAAACTCTAGCCGCATTGACGATCATTAAATCGTCTCCAAAATAATTCATTAGTTCTGCTTTCATTTCCATCACTATAATAAAATATTTCCCAATGTCAAGCTAAATATTATTATGACCACCGTTAATAAAAACACCTTTCCTGATACGATATATCTGAAAGATTTGGGTATCCATAAAGGAACCCGAAAATTTGAGTTGGGGGAGAATTTTCGCTGTTTTTATAAGAATCATCTCATCACCGTAAAGAAAGGATTCATCACTGATGGGATCAGTTCCCCGAAATTCGCTTGGCCAATTGTCGGGCCATTTGGAGGAGCTTTTCCAGCGGCTCTGATTCATGATTGGTGCTTCTCTCCATTCAACGACAAATTCACTTGGAAGGAATCCAACTGGATGTTTTTAGAATTGATGAAAGAGGCTGGGGTATCTCTTCCCATGAGATGGACGATTTATTCTGCTGTTGTTGCGGGTTCTTATTTTATCTGGAAAAAGAGATTTGAAAAATATGGATTGGACTAAGTATTTTTATGAATAGCGATGAAATTAAAAAAATGCAGAAAAAAATCGGAACAACTGTTGATGGATTTTGGGGTCCGAAATCACAAGCCGCATGTAAAACATATCTACGCTCTCTGATGCCTAAGAACAACCCATGGCCAAAAAGTGATCAAGCATCCTTAACTAAATTTTACGGAAAACCCGGAGACGAATCAAATCTCGTAATGATCAACTTTCCATACCCAATGTATTATGGTGGTAAATTGGTTACTAAAACCCGTGTTAATAAGAAATGTGTGGATTCTCTTTTGAGGGTATTGAACAACATTAAGGATATAATTCCAAAATATCCAGATATTAAAGATGAAGCTGAAGATTATGGGGGCGTTTTCAATTTCCGCTTGAAGCGTGGAGGTTCTTCTTATTCTCTACATGCCTATGGTGCTGCCATTGATTTGGATGCCGATGATAATACTTTCCGCGATAGCTGGCCAATGAAATCAGATATGCCATTGGAGATTATGGAATGCTTTGCCCGTGAGGGGTGGATTGCCGCTGGTGCTTTTTGGGGATACGATGCAATGCACCACGAAGCAGTGAATCGGTAGTTGTTGCATATTGTCATAATCATGTTAAATATGATTATGCAAGATGATATCGAAATACAACGACCAAAATTCCCAGAAGGAGTATCATTATGGTGGAATCTACCACGAAAAGACATGACTCCCGAACAATTGGAAATTAAAAGAAAATATGATAAGGAATCGAAAACCTTTTATCGAAACAATCCAGAATATAAACAAAAAGACTTAGAAAGCCAAAGAAGATATACTGAAAAAAATAGAAAAAAGGTATATGAAAGAAATCAAGAGTGGCGGAAAAATAATTGGGATGCTGTATATAAACAGCGAAAAGAATCTGGTTCTCAGAGGAGAAATATCAATAAATGGTATCACAGCAGAGGAAAACATAATATAAACCATGTTTTATCTGAACGTTTAAGAATAAGAATTAGAAGAGCTTTACATGGGAAATGTAAGTCGAAATCGACAATAGAATTACTTGGTTGTGATGTAGATTTTTTTAAGCTGCATCTTCAAAATCAATTTCAAGAAAATATGTCATGGGATAATTATGGTGAGTGGCATATTGATCACATTATTCCTTGTTGTTCTTTTGATTTATCCATCCCTGAAGAACAATTCAAATGTTTTAATTATGTAAATCTTCGCCCGTTATGGGGTATAGAAAATCTTCTAAAATCTAAAGAAGATAAAAAAATCTCCATAAACAATAAAAATCTTCAATAAATCAATTATATCCAAGCTTTTTCAGAAAACGAAAAACGGGATCAACTGCAACTTCCCCAAGATGAGCTAGATATTGGCGATCATCTTTCAGGGACTTCACCATAATCTTCCCATTTTTCTCGACGTATTTCACAAATCCTTTTTTCACGGCATCATCCAAAAGCTCATATAACTTGCGGGTCTTACCATGTTTGGCAATTTCCTCGATAATTTCCCTCACCATCTCTTCCAATATTTCCTGATCCTTGTTCATGCCAATTTTTCCTTTAATTTGCCGAATGCCAATCTCACGGCATTATTTATGGGAGAATCCCCCCGATATTCCGATTCCACATCCTGAATAATTTTTAAAATACCTTCAGCTTCCTCCTCCTGTTCCCCATAGACATTGGTAGTTACTGGAGTGTTGACCATTCCCATTTTAATCTTACCATATGATAATTTACCCCCAGCTTCATCGGGAACCGCTTGCTTGGGAACCCTTTGGGGAGGATTGAAACCCGATTGGTATTCCAAAATAATATCGGAATAGATGTTTTTTAATTCTTGATCCACATTAGTATTTAGATTGCGAACCCCGATTTCTGTGTTAAGTATTATACATGAAGTGGCGTTACCGAAACGAAGAGGAGAAGGAGAACATGAATGCATTCCAAATGCCCCAGATTATCATAAATTCTTCTGATAATGAAGAAACTCAATATCCTCAAGGTATTAGAGTCATCAATAATAAAATTTTATTTTATGCTGATGTTAATGAGGGGGCGATGTTAGAATTGAATAGGGTTCTTTTAGAAACAGATTTGAAGCTTCAAAGCATGGAACTTGCTTTAGACGGTGCGTATGAATCCACCATCCATCTTCACCTGAATACCTTTGGTGGTAGTATCTTTGCAGCATTCTCCACCGTGGATACCATCCGCAGACTGAAATCCAAAGTCCATACCCACATTGATGGTAGTGTGGCAAGTGCAGGAACCTTGGTTTCCGCCATTGGTAGCAAGAGATACATGGGACAACATGCTCATCTTTTGATCCACCAATTGAGTTCCGGTGTTTATGGAAAGTTCTCGGAGATGGAGGATGAGATTTTCAATTGCACCAATCTGATGAAACTTTTGAAAGATTTCTATAAAAAGAATACCAAGCTTCCCATGAAGAAATTGGATGAACTTTTGAAGCGGGACATCTGGCTCAATGCAGAGGAATGCCTCCAATACGGAATCGTTGATGAGATCGTTTAAGGCTTGATTTTTGGAAAAGCTATGCCAGTATTTAGCGTGGCGAACAACCAAAATCAAGAAAGAGAAACAACGAAAGTGGGGAATAAATAATCAGGCGATATGAGCATTTTTGACGAACAGATAAGCAGGAAACCAAACAAATACCCGTGGACAGAAAAATTCATTGAAGCAATGCACAATGGTTTTTGGACTGACAAGGAATTCTCTTTCAAAAGCGATCTTCATCAATTCAAGACACAACTCACGGATCAGGAACGGGAAATCATTGTGAGAACCTTGTCTGCCATTGGACAGATTGAGGTTGCGGTAAAGACATTTTGGGCAAAGCTTGGGGACAACCTCCCCCACCCATCCTTGTCTGATCTAGGATTTGTGATGGCAAATGTTGAGGTGATCCACAATAATGCATACGAACGTCTCCTGTCCGTATTGGATATGGAGGATGTTTTTGAAGAGAACCTTAAATTGGAATGGATTCAGGGAAGAGTGAAATATCTCAAAAAATATACCCATCGTTTCTATAAGGATTCCAAGAAACAATATCTTTATGCCCTGATTCTTTTCACATTGTTTGTGGAAAACGTATCCTTGTTTTCTCAATTCTATGTGATCAATTGGTTCGGACGGAACAAGAGTGTCCTGAAAGACACTGATCAACAGGTTCGATACACCCGCAATGAAGAAATGATTCATGCGTTGGTAGGTGTTAAGATTATCAATACCATTAGGGAGGAACTACCGGAGCTTTTTGATGAGGAATTGGAAACCAAGATTTTACAGGAAGCAGAACAAGCTTTCATATCGGAATCGAAGATCATCGACTGGATGGTGAATGGTATTGATGAAAAGGGACTGACTGCTCCAATTCTCAAGGAATTCATCAAAAACAGGATCAACGAATCTCTGGTTCAGATTGGATTTAAAAAAGTTTTTGATATTGATGAAGTATTATTGGATGAAACATCATGGTTTGAAGAAGAATTGATGGGTTCCAATATGACAGATTTTTTCCATTCAAAAAGTGTGGAATATTCTAAAAAGGGGCAGTGTTATGAGGAAGATGAACTATTTTAATATATGACAAGAGAAAAATACTATTGGTTGAACGAAGACTCCGTTAAATTTTTGGAGAAGGGATATTTGAAAGAGGGGCAGACTCCTTTGGAGAGAATTAAAGAGATTGCTGATGCCGCCGAAAAAATCTTGGGTGTTGATGGATTTTCCGATAAATTCGAGGATTATATGTCCAAGGGTTATTATAGTTTGGCAACTCCCGTTTGGATGAATTTTGGGAATAAACGTGGATTGGGTATTTCATGTTTCAATTCACACGTTTCTGATAGTATTGAAGATTTCCTCTTCAAACAAGCAGAAGTGGGGATGATGACGAAAGTTGGTGGGGGATGTTCTGGTTATTTTGGGGATATTCGTCCTCGCGGTTCTAAAATCACTGGTGGTGGAATTGCTGAAGGTGCAGCGCGTTGTATGGAATTATTTGATACTGTAACAAGTATCGTTAGTCAAGGAAGCGCACGTAGAGGACACTTTGCTGCATATTTACCAATTGATCATGATGACTTTGATGAATTTATCAAAATTAGATCGGAAGGTAATACCATCCAAGAAATGTCAATTGGTGTATGTGTTTCTGATGAATGGATGCAATCAATGGTTGAAGGTGATAAGGAAAAAAGACGTAGATGGTCTGCTGTTATCAAAAAACGTTCTGAAACTGGTTATCCGTATGTATTTTTCACTGATAATGCAAACAATCAGAAACCACAAGTTTATAAAGATAAAGATTATAAAATCAATAGTTCCAACATGTGTACTGAAATTTTTCTCCCTTCAACCAGAGAAGAATCGTTCGTGTGCTGTTTATCGTCGTTGAACCTGCTTTGGTGGGATGAAATCAAAGATACTGATGCTGTCGAAACGCTGATTATGTTCCTTGACGCTGTGATGAGCGAATTCATCGAAAAAACCGCAGATATTAGATTGATGGAAGCTGCTCATAGATTTGCCAAGAATCATCGGGCATTAGGTATGGGAGTTCTGGGTTATCACAATTACCTCCAATCCAAGATGATCGCTTGGGAAAGTATGGATGCACATTTCGAGAATATTGAAATCTTTTCCAAGATTCGTGAACGTGCTGATAAGGCAACGGAAGAATTGGCTCAAATGTTCGGGGAACCGGAAGTCCTAAAAGGATATGGAAGACGGAATACTACAACGTTGGCTGTGGCTCCAACAACTTCAAGCAGTTTTATTTTGGGGCAAGTCTCTCCATCCATCGAACCTCTCAATTCCAACTACTTTGTAAAGAATTTGGCAAAAGGTAAATTCACATATAAAAATCCACATCTCATTGAATTATTGAAATCTAAAGATAAAAATACCAAGGATGTTTGGAAAGATATTTTGGCGCATGGGGGGAGTGTTCAACATCTAGATTTCTTAACCCAAGAAGAGAAAGATGTGTTTAAGACGTTTGCAGAAATTTCCCAACGAGAAATCGTTGTTCATGCTGCTCAACGGGGTCAATATCTAGATCAAGGACAATCGCTAAACCTAATGATTCCAGCGGGAACCAAACCAAAGGAAATTAATCAGCTTATGATCTTCGCTTGGGAACAGGGGATTAAATCTTTATATTACAGTCGCAGTTCAAATCCTTCCCAAGATTTGGCGAGATCGATCATGAATTGTAAGTCCTGTGAAGGTTAGCCCTTTTGCGGTTTCTTCTTCTCATGCATCTGAGGATACGCTTGGGCAATCGAATTGTGGACATTGATACCGTTCTTGTGGGCATCCTTCCGAACGTCCTCATTGGCTTCCATAAGTTTCAACGGTAGGTTGTTGAAGTGGTGGCTATGGGGATACGTCACAATCAGGTCATCGGCGGCTCTGGCATACACGGGATAATACTCTCCTGCAATTTCGCAGTCCCCAATATACAAGCTGCGATCAGTGGTTGTGGCGAACCTGCCGGAAACCAGCGTATTTTCCGTCTGCTGCACCTCCAGCGGGGCAGTAACGCCTTGGAGGTATGTCTGACCCTCCACGGCAAGACCACCCCCCACAATTAAGTTATTTTTAACTCCAAGGGATGATTCGATATAAACCTGCCTGTTCGTGCGGAGAACGATGGTTTTCATGGATTGCAATTCAATTGCGTTCTCCGATCCAATGTGGACACCATGGGAAGCATTAATATTTATTTTTTTGAATCCGGCTTTTAAAGTGGCTCCCCCCAATTCGGTGGCTCCCGTGGTCTTCAGGGAAATGCCACCGGAACCGACGATACGGTTGTAGGAATTGCCCACAATCTTAGTGTCCTGTCCACAAGGGAAATTGGAAGAATTATCTATTTCTTCCACATGGGGAATGTAATCATGGTTTTTATATACACCCGTATCACCAACCAACATTTCAAATGGTTGACTTCTCCCTTTTTCATCAATGCGAACCGATGGGTAATCATTGAAAATCGCTCCCACCGTTTCAATTTTGTTTCTCTTGACGATGATATGTTCATCCCCCCCATCACCCATCTTCTCTTCAATGGGAGTGAGTTCTTCCTGAATTGCCAATACAGCATCAGCAATGTTTTGGGCATCCTCTTCCGGCTCCCATTCCCCGTTCTCCGTAGCTGCTGATTTATTTGCTCCAAATTCCAAAACACCGGGAGCTTTCGATCCTTGCTCTCCCGCACTCTTGGAAATATCCTCCTCTTTTATATCTTTTTCTTCCGCTGGTTTGGTCTTGCCACGGTCAGGAACGGGGGAATAATCAGTAACTTCATCTGTAGATGATAATCTTCGGGGTAATTTTATATACCCCCCGAACTTATTCTCGACAACATAGACCTTGGAACCGATCACCGGATTGTCCGCACGTTCTCCTTCCAAATCAGTATCCACACCATTCGGGCCGGATACTCCTCCCCGTTTGATTTTGAATTTGGAATTTACCAATGCCACCGAATTAAAAGTGTCTTTCCATTGCTGGTAAGCATCAAATTCCTCGTCTTTCAGGAACCCCTTGAAATCATATCTGGTATTTCCCACACGATTGGTCTGAACGCCTTTTACGAATTTATTATCATCATTCAGAACAGTCTCAAAATTATCATTGATGACATGGGTTTGCTTGTTGTTAGTGGCAAGTTCTGAATTGACCAGATTGTTCATCAGAACATTGCTTCCCGATCTTTGGGAAAGCTGAATGCTCTCCTGATCGGTTGTGTTTGTAATCACCAAAGAGCCACCCCTTTGGTTTAGTATCGTCCTATTTCTGTAAATTTTATCGGCCATAATCAATTCTCAAAATCGTTTGGATAATAAGGGGAAATTTTATTATCATTGTCGGTTCTATTTATCAGTGTCAGTCCACGGAAATCCTGCGACACTCCAAAGTAAATGGGAAAGTTTAAATCTCCCAGATAATGGAACACCCAAACCTTGGAACCCACTTCGGGAATACCGAACATTCCCTTGGATTTGTTTGTGAAATTATTCGATTTATATCCAAAAGCATAGGGATTGCATTTGACAGCGAAAACATCAAGAGGATTGGCAAACGCATCGGATACCATGGTATCCATGTTTTCATATAAAAATGAAGGGGAGAACGATCCCCCGCTTAAAGTTGGGACTTCAGTATTATTATTTTCGTAAGTCTCCGAATAGTTACTGTCCGTTATAACAGCCAAACCATCCCCATCCTGTTTGAAGTATCGTCCATTACCGGATTCTCCCATCAGAGGATAACACGGTTCCGCCCATGGAATGTGTTTGGAAATCTCTTCGTAAATCTTGATATCAACCCAAGTGTCTTCGGGGTTGTTGAGTCCGGGTCTTTGAATATTCATTTCCTCATATTTCTCAAACCATTCCTCAAAAGGTTGGTTGGATAATTCGGGAATGAATATCTTAACCCGATTCATTTTCAGGGGATCGTTGTTCTTGACCACAATTCCACGGTAGAACGATTCGTCGTTCCTTTTCGCCTCATTGCCCGCCCCTGATCCACGAATAAACACAACAATACTTAATAAGGTATCTCACATCACGAGCATCAAGGGAGGGTCCGTTGAGAATCCACCTTCAATTAAGAATTGTTCCAATTCTTTTTTCGCTTCCAATCCTTCCGAAAGAATGCTGGAACCATCAATGGAACCACCTCCGGGTAAAGTAACACCGGATATCTTAGTGAGTATCCGTCCCCACATGATCTTAGACATGGCGGTGGCGTATTCCAAAATCCACTTCTCCTTGATCAAATCTCTTAAAGGTTTTTCCACGTAGCAAGTGAGCAAGCCAAAAAATTGAGTGTTTTTCGGTTGAGGTATTAAACGGAGATATTGTGTTCTTGCATCAAAATAGATGTCCCGACGAGTAGCAAACATTTTTTCGCGGGTATCAATCCAATCCTTGACGGTGTGCCAAGATAGAATATCAAATCCATAGTTACCCAGCGAATAAGCGTGATAACTTTGTTGAGCCATGGTTTGTTCCACGGAAAACAATGTGTTTACACCTGTGGAAGAACCTTCCTCAAAAGAAATAACATCAACTACTTTGCGGTAATCCATGACATCATAATCAAACATATTATTGAATGTGTTCACATCATCCTGTTGTTCACACTGTATCGTGAACGGTTTTTGATAGGATTGTTGGAACAGCACACTCAAACCAGCATTGAATCCCACTAGAAGATCGTAAGTAGTTTGGTCAATAATTTGCATGGAAGTAATGCCATCGGAAGGAACCACTCCGCTTAATGCTGAAGAAGCTGTGAAATATGCGCTGGGAATTGTGGAAAGGGAAACATATAAAGGAGTTGGGAGAGTCACTTCATAATCCGGTTGTGGTCCGGTTCTCTTATCATTGAGCTTTTCCGATGGTGTGTATCCCGAATTGGCAACTGTGAAAAGATGATCCAATCGTAAGCCTTTGTTACCCTCATACAATCGGCTGTCAAAAATAAGATATTCTTTAGTGTAACCACTATATACTGTATAGAAGTCAACCGCCATTGATATGGCTTCGTGTAACTGATCGTAATGTAACTCCACATTAATCATGGGATGTCCCAAGGTTCTCAGAATCCTCTCTCCCAAACGCTGGTAACACTCAATCTTGGAATTGAGATTGGTGGACATGAAAGCGGAAATTGGTTCAACTTGGCATAAGCTCATAATCTTATTTAATCTGTTAAGTATTATTATGTCCTTTGAATCAAACAACGGTTCCATTTATTACGAATTATCCTGCGGCATCCCCACCGTTTCAGGTTGGAATGCTAATACCAACAACGGTTCCGCGTATTATTACCTATCTGCCAACGATTTCATCCTCTGGGGGCAGGACACCACTTACATCCACCCATCGTCCAATAATGGGAGTCAATTCTACTTCTATGACTGTGATAGACCCACTGATTCGGGTTGGAATGCTGAAGAAAACAATGGAACAAAATATTATTATAATTCCGCGTTCAACTGTGTGAGCTTTTGTGATTAACTTTCATAAATAATATTATGGATTTTTACGATTTTGTTCAACAACACGCCAATTTTATAAAAATTATTCTAGGGGCGATTGGTGCCATTATATTGACTTGGAAACAACTCAGGACTTTTATTGTCGAAAAATATAAGGAACGTCAGGAATATATTAAATCTCGGAATTCCATACCAGAATCTTTAAAAAATATTCAAGGAACTGTGTCAAATATTGATGATCGTTTAAAAAATGTTGAATATGAAATATCCCCGAATGGTGGGGGTTCCATGCGGGATTCTGTGAAAATAATCAAAGCTGAAATAGAGGCTATGTTTTGGCTCAATCCCAAACCATCGTTTAGAGTTACCTCCAAAGGTCTTAATATTATGGTGAATGAAGCATATTGTAATCTGTGTGCAACATCATCAGAAGAATTGCTTAGATTAAATTGGAAAAATTTCGTGGAAGACGAACATCAACTTGATGATTACATGCGTAGATGGGAGGATTCAACCGATGTATTTTCACAGTTTTCTGGTAAATTAAAATTTAAAAACTCCAAAGGCGAATATATGGGCGAGTGGATTGTGAAAGTCCGTCCTTTGGGGGCAATCGATTCGGGAAACGATTTCCTGTGGCATGGGACAATTTATCCTTTTGACCAGAAATCGAAAGAATATGCCAAGACTTATGGCATTCCTTTAAATTAAACTACTGTATATCCGACACATCCAATACTTTCAAAGATTGTTTCATCAAAATAGCTGCAATAATTCGATGATACCCATCCAAAGCCGTGTTATTATTAATGACGATTGGGTTATCGTGTAATTCATTTAAATTTTTCTTGTAATGATTTACGATTTGCTTCTGATCCCTATCAGCAAAATCTTTATATGCTTGAAATACCGTGGTATCATCTTTATATGTCGTCAATTTCAACAATTGATCTGGTGATAGTGTTTTGATCGGAATTTGGATATCCCCTATTTCGGGGTCAACAGCACTATAAAGTGCCTCGTTTTCAGGAACATCATATTCAATATCACCATAAATATCGTTCAGAGACATGGTATGGTTTTCCATACTTTCATATAATAGTGCTAGATTTTTGAAGTCGTGGGAAGTCATGATAATATTTAATTTGATGGTGATTTATCACAATTTTTTCTTTCCAGTTTGATCCGTTTAGTTAAATATTAATATGAATACGAAGGAATGCACTAGATGTAAAAGTGAGTTATCATTAAATTTATTTACAAAATCTTCCAAAAGTCCTGATGGTTTGCAATATGAATGTATTGAATGTGGGAAAGAACGAAAACGTGAATGGAGATTGAAAAATAAAGATCGTCATGATGCTTATATGGTAAAATACAGAGAAGAAAACCGTGAGCTTTGTATAGAGAGAGGTAAAATATATAGAGAAAAGAATTTGGAAAAGGAATTACTCCGTTCTAAAAATTATAAATTGAAGAATCCGGTGATTAGACAATTGGGTTCTTATAAGACGAATGCAATTAAAAACGATGCTTATCACGAACAACATGATCCGAAGATAGAAGCTGTTTTAATAGAAATGAAAATTAGATTGCAAAAATGTTTAGGTGTTAAATTTATATTACATAAAATAATCCCAATGAATAAAGGAGGTTATCATCATCACCAAAATATTCAAGTTATACCAAAATCATTCGAGGGAATAGCCAATAAATTAATTAAGCACGATAATCCCATATTAAAATATTGGGGGGACACTCCAGAATTTTTATGGGACAAGGCATTACAAATAGAAAATGTAAAATTAGAAATGAGTGGTAATAAAAAATGTTACTCATGCGATCAAATTTCCCCAATTGATAGCTTTTGTATATTACATAAAAAATTTAAAAATAGATCGTCTTATTGTGAAGCTTGCCACAACAAAAAATTTTCTGAATATTATAAAAATAATAAAGAACAATTAAATATTAAAAAGAATAATTGGGATAAAAATAATTGGGATAAGGTATTATTGAGAAATAGTAAAAGACGAGCGTTAAAAAAGAACGCAACACATCCTAATCACGATCAAAACATTGAAAAAACATATGTTGATATGCGAATCAGGCTGGAAGATTGTCTAGGTATCAAATATAATGTTGATCATATCTTACCTCTAACCAAAGGAGGTTATCATCACCATGGAAATCTCCAAACAATACCAGAGTCTCTTAACGACAGTAAGAGAGCTAATTTAAAATTTAGACACCCATCTCTGGTTCATTGGACGGAGCTTCCGGCGTTTCTGCTTGATCGAGTGGAGCTTCGACATTTGGAGCTTCTGAATCAGTTATAGCTGCGCCAGAGCCTCCAAAATCTGGAGGCATCCCACCACCTCCACTTGATCCTCCCATGGCTCCCATATCACCACCAGCTTCGCCTCCAGCTTGTTGAGCTAATAACTCTTTGTAGTTGGGTCCGAGTGTTTTTATTTGTTCGATTTCAAACATGTGTTCCGCTTCCACCTTCTTGAAATGTAGGTTGGCAAGGATATCGGAATCTCTCCAATCCAGATATTTCTTCATGGCATAAATCGTGGATACCATTTCATTACCCGTAATGTTATTGAAAGTCTCAATCTTAAGATTGAGCTTCTGGCTCTCCCGCATATCATAGAAATTGGTGGGAACATTGAATTCCACGCGGATATTGTCATCGAACAAATCCCAATCATCGAACATGTCCTTGAACTTGAGGTGTGTGATAAACGCTCTCTTGATACCTTGGGCAAAGCGTTGTTGTTGACGAATGATCATCTTGGCAAACTTCAGTTCTTCCCGAAGCATCTCCGTTCCATCATTATAACCCGTTTCATTATTCAAACGAGAAGTTGGAGTCTTGAGAGAACGATATAATTTCTTGATGAACCAATCAAGAGGTTCCATATTACCATCCGACATTTGACCCCCAAATGTTTCAACTGTAGTTGCCTCTTGTCCTTGTCTCTTGGCAAACCAGAATGAATCAAGCGTGGATTGAGGTGCGTATTTCTTGACAATATCTCCCTGATCCATGTCAAACGTCTTGGTTGACCAGTATTGGCTCTGTAGCTTGCGTAGGTAGGCTTCTGCTGCGGGGACGGGCAATCTTCCCACATCCACGTTGAAGAGGAAGCGGAGGGGCGCATGAACCATTCTGTGGATCACCACGGAATCCTCAATCATGGAAAGCTGTCTGTAAGCTCTACGGCAATTCTCAATGAAAGGAATGATAAAATCCTTGGTTTCATTATATTGCCCACTGTTCACATAGAGGACTTGGTTTTGTTCAAAGGGAATGTATTCATAGCGTTCTACCTTTTTATTATCCACCGAAGAGAAGATTGGCTTCTTGTAAATGAACGCTTTCACCAACATCGTCTGAATGTTGTCATATACAGGATCAAATTGTTCAGCAGGGAGGTTTTTGATGGCAACTACCCCTTGTTTGATATAATCATCTTTTAGAATCAATTCAAAGAACAGTTCGCCTTCAATAAGAAATTGGCGGAAATAATTCCAACCATTGTCTTCCAGTTCCATCATGGCAACGAAACGGGAGAATTCCTTCTCAATCTCCTCTTTCTTTTCCGATTCCAGATCAGTATTACGGATTTCTAGAGTTACAATCTCTCCGTTCTCATCCACATTGATCGTCTCATCGCAAATCTCATCCATGGCATCCGCCACTTCAGAGTAAGCGGCAATCATGCGGTAGTCCCGCAAACGCCCCGGTTTTTCCTCCGAAGCTTGGGAATACATCAAATCCGTAAAGGACTTGTCTTGGTAAATTGCGGAAAATGCAGTGTTGTTCCAGTCGTTATTGAGAGCTACGGAATTTCTAGCAATCGCTTCCGGTCTGCGTAAACCAATCTTTTGGAAATATTTATATTTTGTATTCTTCGCTTCGTCAGGAGTCTTCTCAATGAAATTCCCGCGATTCTTCAAATAGGATTGCATGTTCCTATCAAATGTGGAACCTTTACCATCCGTTCCTTGGTATTGTTTGTTTGAAGATGGTGTTGTTGAACTGCCGATACCCGCCATACTTATTATTTAAGCGGAATCTTCAATTATTCAATGAAATCTATTTAGGTATTTCAAAAGTGGAACCATCTGGTAATTGAACTGCTGTCGTGGACGATGGTAACATACCAGTCTCAATTGCATCATACAAAGCATTGGAAAAATATTGTTGTTGATACTCACTCATTGGAAATTTGAAAGTTACTGGTTCTCCACCGCTAGAATATCCCATTAACATTTCCAATTCACCGTCTGGTGTTCTGGTCGAAAGATTTCCAAATTCATCTTGCTCCAATTTAACAATACCTGATTGTTCTGAATACATCTCTGTTATAAGATTTGAAATTGCAAATTGATCTTTCGTAGTCATGATATTATTTAGTTGAATTGTTTTTTTTAATAGGATGCAACCCATCCCGCATCATTAGCTGTCACAAAAACCATATTTCCTGACAAATTACTAAAATAATTGGAACTTAGCGACACCGTGACAATATTATCATTCACTGTGGTAATCACATTCTCTGGTAACTGGTATGCGGAAATGGTGGGGAACTTGGCAGTGTCAATCTCCGTATATACCAATTCGGGAATATTATAAGCACCTGATAGATACCAAGTGTTATTATATCCAAATCGCTTACCATAGAATTGGAAGTTCCTGTCATTCAATTCCGTGACAACCAGAGAATCCCCTTGGTGAATACCGTTGATGAAATAATTGGTGAATTCTGGATATGCACTGATTGATACGCTATCCGTCACCACTCCTTCAGCACTGATCGCATCAAAGAGATTGTAATCACAGAAGCGGCTGCTAAACGGAAGCGCATGAAAGTCAGCATTGATTACATAGATTGGTGCTTGGGTCTGATTGTAATCCTTGAACAACCATCCCTTGACCGTGAAAGAAGTGGAAGCAGAAATTCTCCATTTCACATCGGGAGACAAGTCCTTGGGATTTTCATAGGAAATATCTCCCGACCACTGAATTTCCGAACGAATCTCATCAATGAACGGCATGTTGAATTTTTCAGGAATTTTCCAAGAAACCATGATATATGGATTGCAATTCACCACGAAATTCTGAATGATCTGATCCAAATCCTCCTTGAAATAGCAGATGATGTTCACATCCAGAGTAAGATTTACGGGAATTGGTTGGGGAATTTTAGCCATCCGATTCGTGGAATCCAACTGTTTTCTGTAAATAAATTGGCCTTTATTATGGATACGGGACGGATCACGCGCCAATGAGGTTTGCTCAATCGTCACCACGGGTAGGGTGAGTGTCTTGGCTCTATCGCTCAGATCGAGGAGAACACGGTGTTTCGGTCCATTGACGTATCGAACCTCAATCTTCTCCTTTGCTACACGGGTGCGAGCATCATAACGATATACGAATGCATCGTCAAACGCTGCAACGAACATGTTGAGGAGTTGGGAATTTTCAAAGAAGTAATTGTAATCGTTCATTTTTTACACGGTCTGATAATACTTAATATAATAACCTTCTCTCAACTTTTTTATGAAAAAATCATGGAAAAATCATTAAAATTTACTAAGTAATATAGTATGGAAACAATAAAGAAAAAAATAGAACTGTATGTGACTTCCGAGATGAAGGAACAAATTCGTAAAATTGCTAAGAAATCTGGTCTGACTATGACCGAATATATCAAAAGAATACTAGAGGATAAATTGAATGAGACTAACTGATAAATTTGAGAACAAACCGGGGGTGTATATCATTCGCAATGAGGTGAATGGGAAGTATTATATTGGGGAAACGATGAATATCCATAAACGAATAAGTGAACACCGATCCCATAAACACCAAGTTATTTCAAAAGCTTTTAAAAAACATGGTATTAATAATTTCCACGTAGAAATATACTACCTACCAGATGTCAATAAAACATTTTTACATGACTTAGAAGAACAATTAATAATAAAATATAATTGTTTGGTTCCACTTGGGTATAATGTTTGCACTAGAGGTTTAGATAATACTGGAAGAAAATATAGTGAAGAAAGTAGAAAAAAAATGTCACTAGCTAAATTAGGAAAGAAAGCATCACCTGAAGCTAGAATAAATATGAGCTTATCTAAGAAGGGTAAGAAAAAGAAACCATTCACAGAAGAGCATAGGGAAAATATTAGAAAGTCTAGATTGGGGGTTAAAGCTTCTCCAGAAGCTATTGAAAATATGAGAAGATCACAAAAAATCCGAGCTAATTCCGAAGAAGGAAAAAGAAAAACTGCTGAAATAATGAGAAAACGATACGAAGACCCCAACGAAAGATTAAAATTATCTCTAAAATTGAGCGGTGAAAATAATCCAAGCTATGGTAACCCAGTTCCAGAAGAACGAAGAAAAAGAATTTCTCAAAGTTTGATGGGAAATAAAAATGCCATAGGCGGAAACAAAATTAAAAATTCCCAAACCCCATTGGACGATCCTCAAACGACTTCGTAGAAGTGTTTTCTTTATGATAATTGAAAATATCAGCCAGTGTCATTTCCTTGTCAATTGTAATATCAAGATTACAATGATCAGCTAATCTCTGACCATCTTTAATGGAAAGCTCTCCGAAACGGTATTCTAGGTAGAGCCTACCCTTACGCAATAAGGCTGGATCAACTTTTTTCAAATCGCAATTGAATGTGCAAATGATACGCATACCCATACAGTCGCGGAGGAAACCATCGGTCATACCCAAAATATTTTGTGTTCCCGAATTCCTATCAACTGATAATATTTCTTCCGCATCTTCGATTAATAATATGCATCCGCGATTATCTAACATGAATGATATGAAAGATGGTTGGGAGATCACCGATACCATGGAGGGTGGAATATAGATCACATCATCTTCACATTCGGTGATGAGATTTTTAATCAGGTTAGATTTTCCAGACCCCGGCACCCCATGAAAAAGTAGCAAACTTTCTGGATGTTTATCCTTAACAAAGCTCATAATTTTATCTTTTGGAAACGCTTCTCCATAATATAGATCATATCTATCATCCTTAATTTCAATATCAGCAAAACTCGTTTTCTGCTTAGTTAATCCATGCTGAGTCTGAGCAATCATATAAAAGTTCTTTTCAGAAGTGGGGAGAAACAGAAATTCCCCATCCACAAATTCTTTCAAAAATTCCTCAATATTTTTTCTATTCTTAATCAGAGGTGAAAAGCTAATAGTGATCCCTCCACTATTTGGCGAGAAAACCTCCCCCTCATCATCCTCTTTCTCAACCTTATCTTCCGGCATACCAAATGTAGCCCGAACCATAAGCGTCAGATCGTCGCAGTAATAATACCCCGTGTTGTATTCGTTGATCTTGTATTGTTGTGTGACATCGAATTTCCATTTTCTCAGGAAATCATGGATTCTCTCAAGCTGCTGCTTGTCAAAAAGATAGTCATCTATTGCCAAAGACACATAGGAGATATTCCCATATTTCTGCTCAAATTCTTGGGGGTAATCGGAAGAGCCAAGGAATTTCCCCTGATGGGAAACCCAGAACACGTTCTCCAACGATTTGTCGATTATTGTTTTTAATTTACTCATTTTTTAATTAAATCTATCTAAAAAGAACTTCGGCAGCTTCTTCTTGTTCCTGTTTATAGCATCAAAAATGCTCCCGTCAAGTATGTATGTTTCGCAATAATCATCTTTTGATCTAACGCCGCGACCACAAGCTTGCACCAGTGTCTTCAACATCTGATTTCCATACCAATCCTTATCAAGCTTCATCAGCTTCTCCACCCGCACATCCTTGGTTGGTAGCCAAGGTGCCTTCAGGATGATCTGGAACCGCGCCAGATCGCCTTTCAGGTCAACACCATAGGTCATGGAGGGAGACACCAGAACAGTGGGTTCCTCCGACTCCTCATGCATTTCCAAAAGCTGCTCATTATTCACCCCCGGTTCCCGACAAAGTAAACGATCTGATTTTACATTATCTCGAATATAATCCGTCAAGTATTGGGTATGAGTGTGTATGATACCTTTTTCATCCCCATGGTGTTCAAGAATCCCCTTGATCTGTTTCACCAGAGTTGGAAGCATGGATTTCAAATTTTGAAAATTCAACTTTTGTTTAGCCATAATATGAATTGGAGATTTCTCAGGATTGAAATCAGTTCCAATATGAAGGTATTCATAATCCTTGATTCCCAGAGATTTGCAATATGCATCGGGATCAATGATCGTTGCGGACATGATTACCACCTTCTCCGCATGGGAGAAAAGGTGCTTGGACAGGACATCCACTTTCAGGGGAATGAACCGGATACCATATTCCACCCGCTCAATTATATAATCACTGTCATAGAATGATTCAGAGAGTAATCCCAAAGAATTGAAAAGATTCTGAAGTTTGGTATATTCCTGTTTCTTTTTATTGAACGTGATGATGTCTTTCTTGGCTGTATTGGAAGAGAACCATTCCTTGTAATCCTCACAAGACGTTTCGACTTTTTCCATCAGGGAATTTATCCATGAGAGAACCTTGGGCTTATTCTTGTCATCGTTGGGGAACGGTGTCACCAAAGTCTGGGTTTTCATCAGGAATGGGATATCAACCTCACATGTGAATTGACTCACCAATTGCTCTTCCAATTCCGATCCCTCGTCACACACCATCACTTGTCTCTTCTTGAGATGGTTTGGTAAGGAAAAAAACATGCTGTAATTCAGGGCTGCAAATTTGGAAGTCAGCATGTCATTACGGGAATTGTAATAAGGGCAGCGATTTGCTTTCCAGCATTCGGTCTTCTGGTTTGCCACGTAGATGCAGGGAGCGACATCGACCGATAGTGTGTCATCCACATCGCATTGGTAATTGCTCTTGCCTTTTAACAGTCCCGTATCATCGAAGGTCATCTGATATTGGTCTTGGAGGGATTTGGTAATTGTCAGGGCATAACAGCCAAAAGGTTCAAAATCTGAAACCAATCCCGCTCCATCCTCCCCAAAGATGCTGTAATTTCTGACGATCCTTTCAAATTCGGCAGGAACATCTTTGGATACATTGCCAAGCGTCTTTGCCAAATGTGTTTTACCAACACCCGTATCGGCATGGACGATCACGAATTTCTTACCATTCTCAAATGCTTTTTCAATGGCATTAAGAGCTTTGGCTTGTTTGTCACGGGGATTGAATCCCTCTGGAAAGTTTAAGATTAAGTTATTCATTTGTTTTTATAAAATTCTTCCAATGCATCACACACCACTTTAGCCATGGATTGAGTATCACACAATGCCCAATGTTGTCGTCCCTTGGAATGGACTTGGTATATTCCATTGAATTCCCTGTATTGGAATATTTCACCACCCCTGTATTTTTCAGTCGGTTTATCTGGATATTCTATTGCTATCATATTCATTTTTCTTTTACTATAAATGTTGTGAAAGCAAGGTCATCATTAAAAGATGAACTGCTATACAACACGAATTGTGTGTGGTGTGTTATTGTTTTTGTTTCTCCGTTTTTATATTTCACTAGATAATCATACTGTGGATACTCCACATACATATTCTCCCACATACTAAATGCGTTCGTTGATAATTTGTTACCACTTTCAACCATCCCATATTTAGGAATAATATATTCAGCCAAAAATTTTCTAAGAACTCCTTTGTTTCCTCGCTTATTCCAAGTTATTTCCGTTTGGATGTAATTAGACTTTGGATCAAACCTATAAAAAGCGACCAATTCATTATTTTTTAAAATGTAATATTCCCCATATTCAAATTCAGTCTGATAGTAAACATTCATGGTATTCCACTCAGTTACAAATTTCATTTGTTGAACCTTTTCAACGGAAAAATTGGACATGTGTTCTTCAAAATCATCGTCCATTACCCCATAATTCCAAGGACTTTCATTCATCAAAATCCTTTGGATATTTTCTATATCCCTCTGTTTCATATGGGTATGATACCCCACCAACAACGAATGTCAACCCGTGATCACGTAGAGATGATTATCGAAGAATTTTGAAGCTTCCGATTTGTTCAGCATCCGCATTTTCCAATACACCTCTTCCGTTCGGGGACAAAACGCACTCAGGGCATAATCGAAAATAAATCCCCCCTCCGTGAGCTTGATGTCATAAGGATAGGAGATTTCCCATTCCTTGACTTCCCCTCCTTCTTCGATTTTGAATTTTACGAAATTCTGCTTGGTGTTGAACATTTGTATTTTACCCTCCCTGATGGTTCGGGAGTTTAACACAAATTTCACTTCACGGAAAATCAATTGTTTAAGATGTTCTTCAATTTTAATCATTTTGGAAAGGGGTCAAGGTTCAATTCAATATCCATGTATCGCATCTTTTCGTTGGGACTCATGGGAAATATTTTTTCATTAAAGAACGGCCAGAACGTATCATCTGCTGGCATTTGTTGAACGAGGTAGCACATATCCATTGATATATTTCTATATGATTGCATGAAAATATCCCATGCTACCACGATATTATGTTTACGTTCGTTGATTTTCTTGGGTTCCAGAGAACCTTGATACTGGAGGGTTCTCAATCCGTTTTCGGATCGTAGAATCTCGTTGCTATTGGTGCATAGCATCTGGCGAATCTCCGGTCTTCCGGGGGCGCGTTCCGGTCTTCTACGGACGATCATCAGATCACAGATATTGCTTTTCAGCAAACGCTGTAACTCAGTCCGTTTTATTAGTCTCATTTATCTCACAAACGCCAAACATGCGTTGCTCATTCAAGAACAGTCCGTTCTTCACTTTTCCGTAGCCTTTAACTTCCAGATTACTCACACCACTTCCCATTCCGCTGGGAAACACCACAATCTCTCCAACTTCCGTGAAGAGAACATTCGGTCCTTTTAAAATCACTTTTCCCTTGCGCCACATCTTATCCACATTTGCAATTGGAATCAGAAGACTACCACGCTGGACAAAATCGCCCGATTGTTCAGTTCCTTGGGCAATGTCACAATATTCCACAAGCATCACATCATCCATCAGGCGGGAGAGGATATAATCATCCATACCGAAGTCTGTGGGAAGGTTGGGATCATTTAGATCAATGTGGGATTTTTGGGGTGCTAACTTATCAATGCTTACTGTCATGAGAATATTTATTCATCTTTTTTGGAAGGCAAGCGTTTTTTAGAAATATAATTAATTCTTTTCCGTTTCAACTTGGGTATCAAGTTCTGAAAGAAACGAAATTGTTCTTCATCAGTCTCAAAAATCTGACTATACTTATTTACCGTCTCATTGGCATAATTCAACAGATCGTCATCATAGAAACTCAGATAACGTGTCACCATGTAAGGGGAGAACTCTTCCAACAATTCGTTGGTCATCTCTCCTTTCTTATCAAAGATAATATGATTTATGGTGTTAAACATCGTGTAGTATCATATCCTCTCTGTAAATGTCTCCATGTTCTCCACCATCAGCAAACCATTTGGATGGAAAGTAACAAGTCTTTCCCCCAATTAAGGATGCCCACCAAGAGAACGTGGAATTGCTTCCCACTATAATATCACATTTACTCATCATGGCAAGCTCTTTCACATCAGAATCGGTTTCAATCAAAGTGTAATTGAACATATTAAATTCTTTTGTAACGTGTTCAGGAGAATCCGTGAACATATAAATTTTGGTTCCTTTTACCATTTCGGGGGCAAAAATGTTGAGGAAATAATCGAAATATTCTGTCTTACAGACATAATGAATATTTGGATATATCAAATAATCCCCCCTTCTTACATGGAACGCCACTCTGATTATGGGATAAATACTGGGAGTTGAATTACTATCCCCAAAGTCCAATAACGATATAAATTCATCCTTAAATTCCTCAAAATATTTGAGGGATTGGAAATATCCATGAAGAGAAACACTTCCATGATGAAAAGGTAATTCATCGTAATTGAATCTCTTCTCGTGAAGAGAAATCACATCTCTAGTAACTGGTGGAGAACCATATTCAAAATTGCGAAAGATATTATCTTTATACGATAAGACGCTATTACCTTGACCAGCATTCCAATTATCGGGAACGATTATCAAATTCTTGTCATGCTTTTTGGCATAGGCGTATCCCGCAGCAATAATGAATAGCTGGTTTCCCAAACCACCAATTGGATGCACGTAGCAATTACTCATGGGAGCATCTTACCATTCCAAGAAAGGATGTCAAGGTGCTGAAAAATACAAAAACGGACACTTTCCGTCCGTTTTTTAATATCCAAGCAACCTTTTCCTGCGCGTATCAGCCGTGGACACCGAGAACGTCTCAGAGAACGCTGATACGGGAACGGTAGTAACCGAACTGAGGAACGGGAAAACCGAATAGGAATTGTCGGTGTTGACAACTGCCATATCGGTGAGGTGGAGGGAAGACGGGATGTTGAACACCGATCCCAGAACATTCACCGTGACGTTTGGAAAGGTTGCAAGGGAGAATGCTGATGCGGTGTGAACGGTGCTACCCACAGAAAAATTCACGGGGGAGAAAGCGAGTCCTACATCGGTGGTGGAAAGGGATACGACTCCAACTTGGCGACTTGTAACCACAACGTCTGCCCCAGAGAGATAGGTGACACCCGTGGCAGATAGGGAAGTGTTCGTAAGGTTCGGGGTTCCGGTTTTTTCAGCGGAAAGGAGGACGGTTTGGAACGTGTATAGGCTCATAGTATTATTTAGTAATTTGGGTAATTATTTTCAAAGTATTCTATGAGTTTGGAAGACACGGTATCCTTTCCAGCTTCAATATTATCAAGCTCGATTTTTTCCAAATCTTCTGCAACCTCATGATATGCGGATTGTGGAAGATTGAATCTTGGTAATGATAGAATTTTAATCCATTTAACTACCAACGGTGTCTTCGCCACATTTGAATATTTTAAATCAAAAATTTTATCATTATAATATGCCTCGATTTCTTCGCACAGCCAATTTCGTCCGCTATCCCAATAAATATCACCCTCTTCGTTTTTATCAAACCATCCCCTAAACCAATCCAACAAGTTCAAACGGTTTTCAACTGTTTCTTTTGAATATGGTCGTTCAACGTAAAAAGCGTCTATTTCTGCCAACTCGTAAGCTTTTTGGATTGCGGTTTCTGATACTGTCATGTATTAATTTAACACAATTTTTAAATTTGTCAAATATTTTTATTGAAATCTGTTTTTGGTCTGATAGTCTGTTAAGTAATAGTATGGCTAAAAAATACTCAACAGATGAAGTGATCAAACTTTTCAAGGAGAAGCATGGGGATAGATATGATTATTCGATGTTTATTTATCCCGGTAAAAAGAATGATAAAGGGATTGTGATTTGTAAAGATCATGGTCAATTTCTAACTTCCAAGCAACATCATTTACAAGGTTCTGGTTGTCCTGATTGCGCGGGTGTCCCAAGAGGGGGATTCAAACGAAGAACCCAAGAACAATTCATGGAAGAATTGAAAGAAAAATATTCGAAATTTCAGGAATATGATTTTTCTAAATTCATATATAAGAACAACACCACCAAAGGAATTATCGCATGTCCCAAACACGGAGAATTTCAAATCACTCCCAAGCACTTGTTGGCAAGACAATATGGTTGTTCCGAATGTTCGGGAAAGAAAAGATTGACGATTGAAAGGATCAGGGAATTAACATCATATCAAATTCCCAATCAGGAATACACAAACAATAAAACACATATTAAAGCTGTGTGTGAATTGCATGGAGAATGGTTGGTTAGACCGGATAATCTTCTTCACTCTAAAACAAGATGTCCAGTATGTGCTGAGAATCTATCTAAGATTGAAGAAGAACTTAGAGAATTTGTGGAGTCTGAATTGGATACCGACATTATTAGAAACGATAAACAAATTTTAGATAAAAAAGAATTGGATGTCCTATCCCCAAAACACAATATTGCAATTGAGATGAACGGGTTATTTTGTCATTCAGAAGAAGAAGGTAAGGACAAACATTATCATTTATACAAGACAAATAAGTGTCTGGAATCTGGTATTCGTCTGTTTCACATATTTGAGGATGAATGGCGGAACAAACAGGAGATTTGGAAATCCATTATTAGATATAATTTCGGGAAAGTTCCCAATAAAATCCATGCTAGAAAATGTGAAATAAGAATGGTTGACAATTTCAATACAAGACATTTTCTAAACGACAACCATCTACAAGGATATTCCAATTGTTCAATTTCGCTAGGACTCTATTACAATAACCAATTGGTATCCATATTAACATTTGGTAAAAGTAGATTCGATAAGAATGTGGAATGGGAGCTTATTCGTTTCGCCAACGTATTGAACACTTCGATAGTCGGTGGATTTCAGAAGTTGTTCAAACACTTCATCAGAACTTATAATCCAAATTCCATAGTATCTTACGCAGATAAGCGATATTCAATTGGTAATATATACCGTAGTGTTGGTATGAAAGAGATTCAAAATGATGCGGTGAATTATTATTATTTTAATAAGCGAGAAGGTATTAGATATTCTCGCCATCAGTTCCAGAAACATAAGCTCGAAGATAAGTTACCAATCTTTGATGAGTCGTTGAGTGAAGGGGATAATATGAAGATGAATGGTTTTTATAAGATATATGATTGTGGTAATTATAAATTTGTGTGGAGGAAATCATTGCAATAATTGATTCCGGTATTAAGTATTACCATGAACAGAAAACAATTCAAATTATACGTCACTATCAACAAAATCAATGGCAAGGTTTATGGGGGAAAACATTATTGGTATCCAAAAACTAGATATATGGGTTCTGGTTATAGATTGCGCCAAGCTATGGTCAAATATGGAAAAGAAAATTTTGAAACTAGGTGGTTTAATTTAAAGATAACTACACCAGAAGACTTGAATAGATTGGAAATCAAGTTAATCAGAAGGCTACACCACAAATTCGGTAAGAGTAATTGTTACAATATTCAAAAGGGTGGTAGGGGGGGTTATTACACTGAATACATGGATGAAAATGAATTGGATGAAGTGTATTCTAAAATAAGCAGTGGTCTTAAAGAAAAATATAAAGACCCCGAACATTATGATAAATGGAAAGAATCCTTAAAGAAAAGGAAAGCTACGATGGATTTAAGAAAATCTAAAGAGGGTAAATCTGATAAGGAAATTAAAAAGAGACAATTCATGCTAGATAATGGATTCGGTATTGTCACGTATGAGATATCATATCCCGATGGCAAGTCTGTCGTTGAGAGTAAAACACTCAGAGATTTTCTAACTGAATATAAAACAGAAGATCATGTATTCTCGCGCATCAGAACAAACGGCGAATATGTCTTCAAGAAGAGAACCAAACTTACAAAACACCCATTTCCAGTTAAGACGGTTATAAAATATATTTCAGAGATAAGAACATTCGATACCTATAAAAACGAGGAAACCCAAGGGTCTTCGGCACCTTGGGTTTCAGATTTGATTTGCGTAACTGCTTGAGTATTAACGACTTAGAGGTAGGTTGAAACCGACCCCGGTGTAAACGCAGTACCAAGACCCTTTACGATGATAAGGTGGTAATAGAGCGATGCACCAAAAATGTTGTTCACAATCCCGTAACGAGTCATAAGACCCACACGAGGAGCGAAATCATTTGGTCCAATCGTTCTTTGCACCATGATCGGGATATACGGACAGTATATCAGACCAGTATCATAGTATTCAGAACCCTTGTAACCCAACAGCGCATATTCCACACCACTGGTTTGACCAGAGTAGTAGTTAGGGCTATAGAGCGAGGAATTCTGAACTTCAGTCCGAGTATCACGATAAACCGTCCAGCGGCTACCAACAGTACCAACTTTTGCGATACCAACACCAGCAGTCGAGACTGTGCCATTGATTTCGTAAACCTTAAAGTCAGGAAGCATTTCGAGGATGCTGCAAACACGAGGAGTGGCGATAACAAAGTTAGCGGCACCTCTACGGTTACGAGCAGCCATACGACCACTTTCGATAATAAGGCGTTGATAGAAGGTAAGATTCCGTTCAGCAGTCCAACGTCCATCCGCACTAACAGGACTCCAGATGGAGAAACCTGCGCCAGCACCAGCATTGAAGGCAGTTTGGATCATACGCATCACAACTTCGCGGTCGATTTCGGCTTGGATTTCATACGACATTGCATTCGTAAGTTCTCCATCGATATCGATACCGTTCATGTTTTTGATGTCTTGTTCCAACTCAACCGACCAGCGGGTAGCTAATCTACGTGTTCCGGCCTCAACAGCGGTCTTTTCAAACTTGAGTTCGATTTGAGGGATTTTACCCGTCAATTCGTAGTTGCTCAAAAGTTCAGCAATACCACGGTCTTGATCTGCGAATGTCCAGTGTTCGGTGTTACCCGAAAGGAATCCAGCAGATGTGCCAGTGAAACGTGTGTCCAGAAGTTGATAACCAAGTTCGGTGTCTGGAAGACCAGTACTACCATCGTAAGCAGCTTTAAGCTGATTACCGAAGCTAGAACCAGTTCCACCTCCAGAGGTCTTGCCGTCGATGCTACTATCGCTCAGAGTATCACCTTGATAGGCGTAACGAAGAGCGAAAGCAAGACCAACAGGACCACCCATAGGCTGAACGCCTACGATCTCATTGGAAATCAATTCAGGGAAAGTGCGTCGAATCATAGGAATCAGAATCTTTGGCAGACGAGCATCACCAGTAGCATAGGAGTCGCTGTTAGCGATACCGTTGCCAATGGAAGTCGTTGCACCGAACACACCACCGGAGGCAGCAGTATTCGATTCTTGGTAGCACCACTGTTCTTGGTTCTCAAGGAGCATTGCAGTGGTCTTGTAAACGTGTTCGTTCCGAATAGCTGGGATCGAGTCCGAGCTATAATCGAGAACCTTACGCCACTTGGCAACTGCTTGTTGCATCTTGGAGCCTTGGATATCAGTAGATGGTAGATTATTCATATATTTGACTTTCTATTCACATTGTTCAGGAATTGCTTCCTCATAGTGCGGGTTGGAAATTTTTTACCTACGGAATGTTTGTTGTTTCAAAACATCCAGATAAGGATCAGATTCTTCATCCGTATTATTATTTACCTTTTCAGTAACAATTTTTTGTTCTTTTACGAAATCGGGCTTGTGCTTGCGGTTTTGAACAGCTTCTTCCTTGATGGTTTCCAGTTGCTTTTTCTCTTGTTTTTCAAAGAGGCGAACGGTGTAATCAAAGTTATCCTGAATGAATTGCAGGGACTTGTCTCCCAAAGCCTTCTTCACAAAATTCTTTTTGGTTTCAGGATACTTGGAAGTTCTGCCTTCAAGGAAAAGTTTGACTTCCGACTTGTTCTTGGATTCGGTGAGGAAGCGAACGTTCTTTTCAAGTTCAGCATTCTTATTGCGGAGCTTGTCGATTTCACTCTTACCTTCCACGATTGCCCCAGATACGGATTCCTTCATGACAGCAAGATCGATTGCAAAGACCTTTTTGAGATTTTCCAGAACATTCATGGCTGTCTTGTTCTTGACAGCTTCCTTGATATCTTTGGTTGGAATGGATTCATCAATGAACTCGTCAAGGAAAGCACTAACGGATTCCGTAAGTTGTTTTTTGAACTTGAGAAGATCGCCGTTCTGTTCGCGCTCATACTTTTTGATAACCTTGACCAGCTTTGCGGTCTTATCTCTATCAAAAGCTTCCATGATCTTTTTCATCTTGACCGTGCGATCCTTATCAACGGATGTCATCAGGGTCTTGAGTTTGGAGGCATATACTTCATCCTGTTCCAAAAGGGCAGCTTCAACGGCCAGATCAATCTTGGATTCAAGGGATTCCTGAATTGCCTTGATGGATTCATCGCTGAGTCCCAGACTTTTTTGGATGTCTTCCGAGAAAAGGTTCGTGCTTTTTTTCTTCATATTATTATTTAGAGATCGGGTATGAATTTTTTGAAAATCAGAACAAAGGATTGTCGATTTCTTGAGCAATTCTCTGTTGGATTTTGAAATTCACAGCATCCTTGAGTTGTTTATGAGCTTGGGCATGATCATTGGTCATGATAGCCTCAATGAATTTGGAGAGATCGGTTGATTCCTTCACACAATTGTTGACAGTCTTTCCACCCTTTTTCTTGGTGCCTTTCTTTTCGTAACCTTTCCAACAGGCTTTTTCCTCATCCTCATCATTTTTTTCATCTTTCAATGGTGGGAGATTATTAACTCCATAAATTTTCATACCTTTATGTGTCCAAACCGCATCATGTTGTGGTAATTTCTTGTAACCCATGGATTCAGCCTGTTTAATACGTTTGGTTCTCTTATCATCACCGGATTCCTCATCCTCATCAAAAGCGTTCCCGCGATTATACGATCCTTTGCCCTTCTTCGGCTTTTCCGTTTTGGTTGCGGGGGCAAAATTCTTGCGCTGTTTCACTTCCGGTCCATCGAAAACGTGCTTGCCCTGTTTCTTCAAATCTTTATATGTTTTGCCCATAGTATTATTTAGATTTGTTGGATAAACTTTATGATCTGTGCGCGAAGATAATTATCAACATCGTGTTTTGGAAGTGTTTTTAGAGCTTTGCCAAAGTCCTCGTAGATTTGTTCGTAATCACCGTTTTCGGTAATAGTCCAACTTTTACTTTCAAGAATACCGTCAACAAAAGCTGTTGGATATGATGGATCGGCAACACAGTCGATTGCAACCAAATGCATGTTTTCCACAACCTTATGACCAGACGCTTCACGCAACGATCCAAGCGATCTAGTACTCATACCGAGGGAAACTCCATTATTGATGAGTCCGCGAACAATATTTCCACATATCATGCCTTCTCCAGAGAGAATCTTTGATTTCCCAACCCATGCCTTACCATCTTTCCTGAGTTCAGTAACAAGGTGACATGCACGCTCTGGATTTACCTCACTGGTATTGGAATGATTTAATTCCCCAAGTGATCGTTTAGTTACAACCATCTCATTCAGATACCGATTAATTTCACGATCAAGCTCATGCTCTGGATAGATTCTCCCGTTCTTATTAATCTCCGAACCAAGGTAAACCCCCTGCACATATAGATTACTACCACTTCCACGATTAGTCTGTTCTTCGACAATTTCCAATCCATCGAAGTTGGTGGGATCATTGTACATCAGCTTTAGTTTTAATGCCATGTTCTTATTTATGTTTTAAATCAAAAATTCCATCAAATATCCACCAGTATCCCAAAATTTATCAACATTATCAGCCAATAATTCTTCATCGTGGGTGTAAATCTTATCATGTTTCGCGTTGATAAATTTCCAACAAACTGGTTCGATGGTATCTTTGACGATAAATCCTGATTCTTCAAATAGTGTAAGATCATCCCAATCAAATAACACATTACTTACTATTGTATTTAATTCATGATCATTCATATACTGTCTTATCATAGATTGAAACACTTTAGACATATCAACATCGTGTTTATTGGCTACTCTTAATACAGTGTTATCTTTAAACGATATACAACCATATATATCTCCATCATTACAACAAACCATATTAATACAATTTTTCATCAACCCCAATGGGTGATTATTGATTATAAAATCATTTATGGAATCATCTCCAACATATTCAAATACACACGAGTCATTTGCTTGGGTTCTCAATCCCAATTCTCTGAAAATTTTGTGTTTGAAGTGGTCTGATCCTATAATCTCATTTTCATAAATGTGTGTCAATTTTATACCTCGTTTATAACATTCTTCGGTTTTCCACCTATGATAGTCAGAATCCTTACCCATAACTTCTCCATGATATCTAAGTCCGTTAATCTCAAACCCTATACTCAAATCAGGGGTTAATATATCAATTTCGTATATTTTACCGTTATCATCTTTATATCTAGTGTGTTGGATGTGTGATATTCCAAGATCGTCCAACGTTTCGGACACTCGTTGTTCCAATTTTGATATCTTCATCCCACATTTTAAACACGGATGATTTAAAACAAAAATATTCATATCAAGAAATCTTACAAATTCTCCATGCTTTGAACATGTTAAAAATATCTCATTATTGAATCCCTTGAACTTGCTTTCATCTATTACCAACTCGAAATTATTATGTTTAAAATGTTTTTTAACTTTTGTTAGAGATTTTTTAACTCTGATTTCATCTAAACATTTGTCACATCCACCACCTTTTAATAAATTTTGGGGAAATCTTGTAAAGTCTCCATGTTTGGGACATGTAAGAGTGACAGGATTTTTTAAAGTGGTATAATTAACCTTACTATAATCATACTTATCACCATGTTTTTCTTCTAACTTTTCTATATAAGATTCCGTGGTAAATAATTGTTGATATTTCAAACTTTTTCTATCATCCCCACATTTTTTACAACCACTACCATTTCTATGTGTTCCCGCCTTTTGTGTGAAAATTCCATGTTTTGGGCAAATTATTCTAACTGATTTAGACAATGTTTCGTATTTTGAAATAGAATAATCATAATAATTATTATGTCTTTCAACACACGAATTTAACCATTCTTCATATGGGGGACTTTTCTCGTGATTGGCACATTTAGCACACCCATAACCGATTTTATGTTCACTGGCTTTTTGATAAAACCACCCATGAGTTGGGCATCCTATTTTAATCAGACTGGAACCGTTTTTATATTCCAAATCCGAATAATCGTATTTATTACCGTGTTTTATTTTGAACTCTTCAATTGCCTCCTCTTCAGTTCGCTTTCTTTGGGTATTACACTTATGACACCCATGACCTATTTTATGTTTTTTTGGAGACTGCTTAAATACTCCATGTTTTTGACATATGATATCGACTAAATTTAGATTACCAGTATAATGAACTAATGAATAATCGTATTTATCACAGTGTATTCTTTTGAAATGATCTATAACATCTTTATTACTATGATACTTTCCACCCATAGTATTATTTAGTCCCATGAATGGACTTTGATATCAATTTAGTTCTTTTTCCGTAATAATAATGAATTCCATCCCATGTTTCTTGGCGAATTCTTTTGCGAAAGCCCACTTGTCACAATTGTTTTTCCAAGCAACCTGTTCATATAACAGATTGGATTTCTTCTTACCCTTCCCAGCTTTCGGCTCTTGCGTCTGCTTCCAAGGCTTGACTTCCACCAAATATTTCTTGACAATATCCCCTTCCTGTATCTTTACATAGGCATCAATAAAATATTTACGATTCTTTTTCAAAAGAGTATCGAAATAAGGCACAATAATGTCCTCACTATTCCATTCCACCACATTGGGATTATTATCACAAAAGCGAAACAACTTTAATTCCAAACCGGATCGGTATATAATATTATCAATATTGCCGACATATTTATTTAGATTTTTGGGTGCGTAGAAACCTTGATGAAACTTATTATTCCGTTTTGATAATCCCAAAGAACCCATAGGATTATTTATTCTTCGAGAATAGATTCTTCTACAATCACAGGTTCCATAATCGCTTCTGATTCATGTGTTTTTTCAGATATTTTTACACCTTCCACATCGAAGGTCATCACCTTCGGTATTTCTGATTTGCATCTAATATCCATAACTCCATTAGATGCAAGAATATTATTAAATGCTGTAGCTGTTTTGAAATGTTTCTCGAATATATCTTCAAAAACTCCTTTTACTAAAAGTTCATTTATAACTGATTCGAGTCTATCATTAGGTAAACTCCAAAAATAATCAAAAGAGTTGTTCAGTGATGAAACCGCCGCCTTTAAAGCTCTGATTGTATTGTCAGCTAGTTTTTCAATCTGATCAATATCCTTTTGTGTTTGTGTTTTGTTTGTAATCATAGGTATGTTAGTGTCAATCCCTGTGGGATAAATAATGATAGATTTAAGTTCTCGTTTGTTCTTGCTCCGAAATATGTTCCGGTTCCTGCAGTTCCGGTTCTGCTTGTAGGTCCACCTGAAATTGTCTGAATTAAAGTTCTATTATTGAAAAATGAAACATTTCCCAATCCATCGCTGTAAATCTCAATGTAATTAACTGGATATGGCCATCCAGCCATATTATAAATTGGAAGTGTTGTTTGGTTTAAAGATGTTCCATTATGAACCATTCCATATAAAAATCTATTGGAAATAAATACACCGATTCCCGCCTCGGTAAGAGGACCAAATGTGGTATCACCACGGTTTCCCCCAAACCTTAAATAACCTTCCGCATTGGCGGCAATGCCTTGGTTACTGCCATAGTTGTGAGTGATTCTGAATCCAAAAACCAATTTTCTATCAAAATATACACCACTATTACTATTATTGGCATGTGTCCCCCCCGGAGGACAATAAGTATAAGGCGCATAACCACCAGCATATATAGCTGCCCTGTTTCCAGATACTGTGGAGGTATTACAAGCAAGTATGTTTCCGCCAAACGCAGCTGCCGTGCCACTGCCTAAAAGTGAAGGAGTCCATCCAGTATTCTGATCTATATGAATAGACCAACCACCAAATGCTTGGGTATATAAGAGATCACCTAGACTTTTTGTAATAACCGAATCGCTCGTTGAGGATGTCTGGTTTGGTGCTGTTATTTGTCCATTACAAATCAAGTCATCTGTGAAGGTTTTATCGCCAGCAATACTTTGATCACCTGTATTATATACAATATTACCGGAGTATATATTGGTGGCAGATATATTTCCCGAGACTGTTAATTTTTCATTTGGAGTAGTTGTCCCGACACCGACATTTCCATTAGCATCAATTCTCATCCTCTCAGAACTAGCCGTAGAGAAAGCTAGTATATTTGTACCAGCCCTCCACATACCTAAACTTGACTCCGCAGTAAATGTATGAGAAGGAGCATTTACTGTCCCTGATCCACCTGCAACATTACCTAAAGTGCTAATACCTCCACCTGCGGTAAAAGTGGTCGCATTTGCACCAGAACTTGTGAACACAACTGAATTACCAGCTGTTTTATAAAACCCAGTAGTTTCCCAACCAATAGAAGGTGCGCCGTTTGAACCGTTTGATCCAAGTTGTATAGTTCCAGCTGCTGTATTTGTAGCGCCGATACCCAAACCGCCAGTAACAAAAGTATTCCCAGCTACAGTTAATTTTTCATTTGGAGTAGCTGTCCCGACACCGACATTTCCAGTTTTAAGAATTGTGAATAGTTCAGTGTCATTAAATACATTTACTGTTGTATTATTAGACGTAGTTGCATACCTTATTGAAAAATTATTTGAAACACTAGGTCCACCCGCAAATAATCCCCAGTGTTTATTATTACCTGATGTCGGAGCAGATGTGAATACTAATCCACCTGCATAACTTGCAGAGTCAGCGGCAATAAATTGCATCAAGCCTTCTGTATCATCAAGAACGAACGAATTTTGACTAAATCTATGTGAGTTAGGTGTCAAATTGCCAACAATATCTATTTTTGAACGTGGCGAAGTAATTCCTATACCGACATTTCCATTAGCATTAATTCTCATCCTCTCCACGCCATTGGTTGACCACGCCAACGTATCGGAAGCAGGACTCCACATTCCACTATTATCATCACTTGTAAAGTTATAAGAAGGTTCGATTACTGTTCCTGCATTTACAGATACTTTTGAAGATGACAATGACCTCGATCCAAGATCAACATTATCAGTTGCTCCGGTGTATGGTACATAATCACTAAGCAAGACGCTTACAGGAACAGGAAGCAAAGTTCTTACAGGCGTTTCTCCTCCGAATTGGAATTCAAAAGAAGCACTACTGCCACCCCCGACTTTGGAACCATAAAATTTAAGAACGAGTCTATCAGTATCGGCAAATACACCATTGTTGAAAATGGCAGAACTAGAAAATTCGGAATAAAAATCTGATGTAACAGTGCTAGTTGGATCGCTAGCAGTTATAAATTCTTCGGTTCCATCCGAATCCCTTTTGTAGATATGAAAATGAAACGATCCTCCAGCAGAACCAGAACCAGCAACCTTTTTTACATTACCAATAGTGGTGGTCGCAAAAATACCAACATCTCCCACAATCACACCAGCATCAAGAATAAGTGATGCTATTAGTTGATCCGTTCCTGTTATCGGCCCAGTTGGAATATTGACCGCCGTATCGTCATAATCTGGATCAAGATTTGAGGTTACTAATCTTGAATATCCGCCTATATCAGAAGCTGCACTGGTTGCATATAAGATAAGCGTAGATGCCATATCCGTTGTCTTCACATAGCTTGTGTTATCCAGAGAGCCATCTCCTTTTACAAATTCCGAGGATGTGCCGCCATTAGTAATGAATGCTGATGCCTCTATTACCGATGTTAAATTGACTGAATTGGCGGAAAGATTATTAACCTTTATTGAATTATTAGTGATATTACCCCTAGATGTAACAATATCTAATGTATCATTCTCTGATGGATAAGGGATTCCAAGATATTGTGATGCGCTGATGGTTCCAACCACTGTTAAGTCACCATTCATGGTTCCCCCATCTTGGTATTGGGTGGCATTAGTCCCCCCACCAGAGGCATATACAGCTACATATTTACGGAGATCGGTCTTTACATTCTCAATCTTATCATGAATTTTAGTATTCCATTCCTTCTCAATCGAATCCCAATCCTTGACAACCTTACCAGATTTCTTCGTTTCCAAAACGTATTCAACGGGTTTTTCAGCTTTGATCTTACGAATCTCCGTAAGCAGATTATTTCTGCTTTCCTGAATTAGATTTTGAAAATATTTTCTAGCTTCGTCGGTAATATCAAGGGTTTCTTCCTTAACCAATTCTAGCTTTTCATCAAAGTAACTTACGACTTCTTGTTCCTTTTCATCCAGTTTTCTTTCAAATTCTTCAGAAATTTGAATTACTTTTTTATCAACATTACCCACACGGGAAAGGGCTTTTTGAACACCTTTGTTCAGGGAATTGTTGAGTTCAATGTTGGCATCCCGAATCGCAGATAATTCTTTATCAACTCCTTCAAGTAAGGAAAGATCAGCTTTCTCTTTCAGTTTGGAATTTAAATTATTATCAATCTCTGAAACCTTTTCATGAATTTCAACCGCGATATCATGAAGTTCTTTATCAACTTTTGGATTGATATTATTTTCATACAAATCCTTGACCAATTGCTTGATGGACTTGTCAATCAGTTGGGAGGATTTACTAAAGTCTTTTTTCAGAGATTCATCAAGGGAATCGCGTATCTCCTCAATCTTGTTATCAATCGTTTCCCGAATCTCCAAATATTTCTCATCATTACTATCAAAAACTTCTTTTTTGATTCGTTGGGATATGATCGTAAATTCATCAACCAGATTTTCCCGCGCACTCTCCAGATAGCTTTCAAGTGCTTTTTTCTTGGTATTTGATTCCTCCCGAATCTGTTTGATTTGACGGGATTTTCTGATTTCCAATTCCTTTTTGGCGGCAATCAGGGCATTTTTCTTTGCCTCTTGAATCTGTAAAAGAATTTCATTTTTCCGATCTTCGATAACTTCGGGAATAAAAATCTCATTTTTTTCAATTATTACATCGGGTTCCTCTTCGGAGAAATCCTCCAATTTGGATTCAAAAATATCAACGTAATCACTGTGTTCATTGAACACAACCTCAAATTTCCCTTTGGTAAGAACAAAGGGATAATTCGCTATCTTACCCCCCATCTCAACTGGAATAGACACCACCGGATCGCCGTTGTGTTCGGAAATCTTTTCGACTGGATATTTATTCTTGTTTATCTCGACCTCATAGACACCGAAAAAGATTTCCGAGAAATCTTGAACTTTGATGATGTTAAGAGGAGAGTCAGTTAAGGTGGGAGACACCTTTTCGCTAAACAATCTCATTATGATTATTTAGCGACAAATCAAATAATTCAACAATATATATTAAAATTTCTCAATTCTATTAACTGCTGCCTGATGGTTTTAGATGAACACGGAGAAGTAATAGATTTCATATTTCGATAACATTTACTACCAATAGTTGGGATTATTGTTAAATTTAGATTAAAAATATCCGAAATCATGTTGATTAAATTATATTTTGTGTGGGTGTCTGGTGAGTAGTATATCGTCACCCCAGCCCAGAAATACCAATTACGGATGATATATTCCATATGCTTACATAGTTCCAGACATGTAACACCATTCCACCAATGATTGACATACCCACGAACAGTATTATCAGATTCTCGTTTACACCATTCTAATAACGACCGTTTGTTGTGAATTTCTTCCCCAATGATCGATGTTCTAATGATAGTGAGATTTTGAGGCTCCCCCAATGACTTGCTTTTTCCATATGTGTCTTTACAATCGTGGGGGGAATTTTCATCATAAAACCCGCGCTCCCCACTATAAACACAATCAGTGCTTACATGTATAATTTGGCAAGGAACGTCTATTTTAAATTTTGATAATACATGTGGAAATATGGTATTAACAGCAAACATCACATCATCATCTTTAACTCTTTGGGGAATGCATCCAGCGGCGTTGATTATAATATCATTTTCCGTCACGTTCCGATGTAGGTAATCTAATATCGTTTTATGATCCGATGTTAGGTCTAACGTGGTTCTATCCACCCCGACCACATCGTATCCCATTTGGGAAAAATACTTCACACAATAAGTCCCCAACATTCCTGTGCTACCAAATACTACAATTTTCATGGTTTGAAATAATTTTTAGATTCTAAATACCTTTCAAGTTCTATATATTCAAGTGAGTTGTCTCTTGAAGAATATTCATTATTAAAAAATGTAATGTCATGACCACATTTATCTGGATATAATAAATATAAATCGTCACCATCCATATATCGCATCCGGCGAATTTCTTCGGAAGATGCCATGATTTCATGTATCTTCTCCCCCGTTCGTGGTTCTGATATCTCATATTTTAGACCAAATTTTTCTTTATAAATGTTAAAAATATCAATTACATAGAATGATCTCAGACTAGGAATCACGTTACATTTATTATATTTCGTAGATTTTAAAATTAAATCAACAGCATCATCCACATCCATTAGAAACCGAGTCATTTCTTCCCCGTATAGGGAAAGCGTCTTACCACTCTTAATATATTCCCAAATCAACGGAATGATTGAACCTGTGGAATTCATAACATTGCCATAGACCGCTGTTGTCAATTTGGTAGGACTCCACTCTCCTGCAATGAAACACTCACCAGCTACATATTTCATTGCACCATAAATTGTAGTTGCTGCTCTGCTTTTATCAGATGAGATGAAGCAAGCAGCTTTGAAATTATTTTCCTCTGCCGCAATTCTGGAATTGATTGCACCATCAATAATGATTTTTGAAGCTTCCTCATAATTATCATTACAAGCTTCAATCTGTTTCAGGGATGCGGCGAAAATACCCACAGTGTGATGTCTTGATTTTCTGATCAGCAGATCACGATTGCGGATATCTCCAACCACAAAATTCACCTTTGGGTATTCCTTTTTCAGATAATAGTGTTTGGACTCATCGCGTGAATACACGGTGATTTCATTATCTTGATGCAAGCGACGAATTAAATTTCTACCAAGAAATCCAGCACCGCCCGTTATGAAAATTTTCTCACCAGTCATAAATCATTTGTTTTGTTCTAGAAATCTTCTTACAAATCGTCACACCGGGATTGAATGGTAATGTGACAATTTCAAAGTCATCGATTAGATTTTGTTTGATATATTTCGCGGTTTTGTAAACATCTTCACATTGCCCTCTGTCAGTCATAGACCAATCCCAAGGATAGGTATCATGAAAAAATATAAATCCATCCTCGATCACTCTATCTTTTACATTGTTAAAATCTTTCAAAGATTGTTCGTGGGAATGGTCAGCGTCAATAAACACGGCATCAAATTGTTCAGTAGTTAATGATTCAAAATAATCATCAGTTGTTTTTTGGTGGTATTCCATATTACCCACCACCGGAAATTCGGCGGGAATCATATCAACTCCAACCGCTTTCTTACAGTGTTTGGCAAGCGTGACGAAATTACCTCCATGCCGCACACCAAGTTCTAGATAGTGTTCTGGACGAATCCACTTGAATAACAAATCGAAAAATTCAGTATGGTTGAATGTTTCAGCAGGAGGGGGGATGTTTCTTAAATGTATTGGTTGCATTATCTATATTCTTCTTTTACTTTCCAATCATTATGGAATATTGTCCACAATGCTCGCTCAATCATGTGAGCTTCCCCAACAATAACATCCCATCCAAGTATATCAAGGATTCTTTGGTAGAATTTTTTGGAGTATTTCAAAATATACTCCTTCGGGATGATATAATTCACTCCCGGTGCGAATCTGAACCACTCAGGAATCTCAGGATTCTCCCACATGTCATTGAAAAAATCGTTGATGTTTGAATAATATTTCCCTTGATGTTTTCCAAAATACCAAGAGTTATTGATTTCCATGTAGCTGTTGTCATCCCCGATCTTGTTAGCCACATTATTAATTCTCCAAGGCTCCGTGGTAAAATCCTGAATTTCTGTGAATGTTGTATTGTTGGCAACACTTAGGAAAAATTCTTCAGTGCAATTTCCGTTGGAAATAACTCGACCATTTTCATCGTGCCTTGGTGTTCCCGTATCTTTTTGATTCATCAGACATGCTCGACAGAATAAAGTAGAATCGGGGAGATTATCGTAATTCTCAAGAATGAAGTGGAACATATCATAAACATTTTGCCCCACATTCTTCTGATGTTTCACCTTATCCGATTCGGGAAATCGATGATAGCGGTCATAGATCAGATAATTCTCACACCACCTGTCAACCCAAGAATCCTCAAGATTATCGGGTAGCCAATTGTAATCGCTAACGACTACGAAATTTTTATGAATTTTTTTCACCGAATAAAATGCCTCCGAAAGTTTCTCCTAAGACATCGCCAAGCTCTGAAAACCTATCACCAATAGATTCCAATGTATCAGTTAATAGCAAATATATCGAGCCAATTACACAAACGGGAACTATGAAGAACATCCATATCAAAGCTCCAACTGACCAGCGAAAAGCTGGATGCCATTTTATCATAGGTTTCATAGATAAATTCTCTTAAATTCTTCAACACCAATCAGATTCAGAGCTTCCACCCTTCGTCTTTCCAGAAACGAATAATCATATGGGTCTTCATCAGAAGAAACGGGAAGTAGAATTTGACTACCTCTACGGATAATAGCACATCCCTCGTCGGTGTCAACTGTGTGGATGGTGAGTCCGATTTCCTCCATGCGGAGCTTCACAATAGCCTTCCAAACATCACCATGCCACGCATCGGAAGCACGTTCTCTGCGCTGTGTGATTTCCGTGACGGGATTACAATCATGAACGACAATAGTTCCATTTGGAGACAAGTATTTTAAAGAATTTACAATATCACGATAAACCTGTTCGAAAATATGAAGTCCATCTACGAAAATAATACTATAATTCTGTGATAAAGGTTTCTCGAAAAATTCATCAGATGTCATCCGATATGTTGTATCAACATTAGGATCAACTCCGTGTTTAATTCTAGCTTTCACCCCCACCCAATTATATCCCGGTTGTGATGGCGTATTTACGCCAATCTCCAGATAATCTTCATATCCATGCTTATCAATAAGCGCATTAATAATTTCAGTTCTTGTCATTGCAACATTAATCCTTTCTCCACCAATTCTTCTTTATTTTTCATAATATACTCTGGTAAATCCGATTCGTCTTTCCAAGTTTGTTCTCTGGAAACGATTTCATAACGAGCTTGGACATCGTTGTATTTAAATGCTTCATATTTTGCATCCTTGTTTGTCCAACTGAAATGCCACCCCCCGTTTGAAACGGGGATGCTCTTAGCTTCTCGCTCTGTCCTAAAATGATTGCAACCATAATGTTTTAGCGTCTTATATGTCCCGACTCTTGTTCCCGTCCAGCAACCGATATCCTGATTGGAACGGTTATTTAAATAATATGGATATGCTGTTTGGATTGGTCGATAAACTTGTCCATGTTGTAAATTATAACAAATGTCTGGATTTTCAGGATTCCAAATCTCATCCAAATCTGATAGAAAAATAATATCATCATCAATACAAATGTTTTCCAAAGCACGGATTGGAGCTTCCTTCTGATAAAATTCTCGCAACCAATTCTCCGCACCGTCTCCAACATTTGGACTTCTCAATGCTCGTTGATAATGATCTCCATCTTGGGGAAAATCAGGCATCACATGATGAATGATCTTGGAATGCCATTGTTTGAAACGCTCTTTATTTTCCTCGTAATACAACGGCTTTTCAACTCCTGTGAAAGTTTGTCTCGATTCTACAATCACAAAATAATCCACGTATTTGTCCAGAATGTTCAGACGAACTTCCAACAAATCCAACTCATTGAAAAATGAAAATACATCAAATACTTTACCCATAAATTCCTGTTCGTTTTTTGTATTCCTCATGTTCTATCACACATTCTTCCCAAGTAAAGAGATTCCCCTCTCTATCTAAATAATTGTGATTTCTAAAAATATTATATCCGCATGACCAATAACCATCAGAGATATTATGGCGACCCCAATACTTGGGAGCTAATATATACTTTACAGTATCACTTAGTAAAGTGGCAAAATACGGGAAGCTGGAATTTGATAAAATCAAATAATGAGCATTCTTGATAATAGTGAAATCTGTCCCCACATCATAATGTTTCACTTCAAAATCAGGGAATTGTCTGCTTGCTCTTTCTACATCATCAGTGATAACTACAAATCTAAAATTCGGGTTAATTTTTCGCATTCTATCAATCGCATCATCCCAATACTTCCCATTTAAATGGAAATGGACAACACTCGCATATTCTCCACCACGATAATTAATGATGCAAATATTTGGATCAGAATAATCATAGCAATCTTTTTCTGCTTTGACTTTCAACCATTGTCTAATTTCATCTTTACGATGGATGATACGATCTTCCGATTGAAAAATCCCGTCAATTTTTGTATTATCCTGAATAGATTCCAAATTTAGATCATCGATTGTCACATTAGAACCATTTGAAAGATACAACCATCTTTCTTTAAAATAATGCTGAATATCATCGGGAAGCGTATCAGGTGGTCCACCTTCCCTACCAGAACCACCCGTAACAGGCAATCCAAAATCTAAATCCATAAAATCCAAACATTTAAATTTATGGGGATTCATAATCCCAAAATCAAATCCCTTATCCTTGGCAACTACCCGTGTTGTCACATAACAAGCAAGTTGATTACCTAGCCCTTGACCGTTGTATATTTCAGTTACTATCATATTTTTCTTTACAATATCTTACTTCATCTCCCAAATTTCCAGAATACCTACTACTGATTTGATTTTCATGACAACGATTAGTAACCAAACAATCTTCAAGTATCGTAGGTAATCCGTATCGTCTTCCCAATCGATAGTAGTATTCCACATCCATGAGCATTGTCAAGTTCTCATCAAACAATTCAATGTTTTCATTTCTAAATGCTAGAACGGATGGGGAACTGATCGTGTTTATACCTTCCAATAAATAATTATTCCAAGACGGAACCATGGGTCTTTCAAATTTTACCCCATCTCTCGTATGATTGCACCCACAAACAGCCCATTTTGTATTTTCATCCTGAAACGTTTCATGTAAAGCTTCTAAACATTTATGCGTGAACATGAAATCATCTTGAAACATGATCTTGATAATTTCTCCATTTGCCATTTTTAAAGCATTGTTGAGATTGGCGACACCGTTGCCGTAATTTTCATCATATTTGACATATCGTATGGTGTAATCATTTTTCCATTCTTCAAAGCAATAATCGGAAATATCAAAATTTTGACTGTGATCGGAAATTACAATTTCCCAATCATGAAATGTTTGGATTTGAATCGAATGAATCAGGTCTTTCAGATATTGAAGACCAAATCCGTGCTGTTCCCAAACGGGAATACATATGGAAAATCTAGGTTTCAAATCTTCCAACTCTTGATATAATTTTCCAATTCTTGTCCCCAAGTATTGCCACAAACAAAATCAGAATGCTTACGATTGTTTTCGTAATATGGATGTTTCTCTCTCACCGTATTCTCATGAGGAAGATGCCATGCAATTGCGTCTTTATTACCAACTCTCAAAATATCCCAACCCGATTTCTGAAATCTAGCTAGAATTTCATCATCTTCATATCCCCATCCCTTGAAATTGGGATTGTATCCGTTACAATCTAAAAATGCTTTCTTACTAAACATTACCATCCCCCCTTTGCTCTGAGGATGTGCAACGAGAAAATTCTCATCCTGATCATAAGGAATAGGTTTCAGTGTTTGAGATTTGTCCAATAGGTCAAGTAGGGCTTGACCTACGGCGAATATTTCAAACATCGGTTGCTTCAAATGTATGAACATTCCGTTGTAAGGATACACAATCCCCGTATTTTCGTCAAACAATTGCTTTGCTTCCAGAATAAATTTCGGATCAACGATCACATCAGTATCTCCCGCAATTAGACACTCCACATCCAGAATTTTGGACATCTCATTGAATGCCTTGGTTCTCCAATAGACATCGTTGTTCTCCATGAATAGACCCTTACAATCGTATTGCTTACAGAGTCTCTTGAAGTCCTTATCCAATTCCTTATCGTCATTTAGAATGGCGATTTGCAGGTTATCGGAATTCTCACGATAAAATTTAACAACCATTTCCAGATTGCGAAAGCGGTCATCCACATCCCTACGGAAGTGAATCATCAAGCCAATATTATTTAAATCTGTTTTCATTATTTAAAATTGTTAATACTCGACCGAACCGATTCCATGATTCTATCACACTCTTTTCGATAAGTACTCCATTTCCAAAATTCCCAAAAATAGGGTTTTTTCATATTCGGAACACAATTCAATTCATAAACACTCTCATTTTTATCTATACTACTTTGAATCATCAAAATGATTTTTTCGGATAATTTTTGATGTGACCAATAATCAACTTTGATTGTTTTAATTTCTTTCACCATAATCAAAATGATCTCACGCTTTTCAAAAATGTCAATACCTCTTGTTCCCTCGTATCTGGAACACCATCACTCCCAAATGGGAATATACCAAATTTTTCCTTGAAATACTCCATGGAACCCCGAATATTATCCTGCCATTTCTGCATGGATTCGGGAGTCTTGATGGACGAATTTTCCTCTGAACACGCTTGTTCTTCAATGTAATCCAAGGAATTGGCTAGATCAGCCCACCACCAGTAAGGAGTGGAATATCCTTTCAAGGCAAGTTCATAGCTATGGGAAACATGATCAAAAGCATTTCGGAATTTCTCGTCAATCAGACCGACATCTTCCAGACACTTGCGGGAATAATAACAGAACGCTCCCACGCAATGCTGATTGAAAGCTAGGGATAAATCCCCATAATCTACCACCAATCGGGGACATGGCTTACCATGGGAGATACCATTCTTATTGGCAGGACCGTGGTAGCCGAACATCAGGTGTTGGATTCCACTCTTCTTGGAAGCGTCAATGTATGCTTGAAAAATGTTTGGGTCTTTGATAAGCATATCGTCTTCAATGAGGAAGATGTGATCACAACCAATGTTCAACAAATGTTTCATTGCCTTATTTTTAGATGCCGCAACTCCCAAATTTGTTTCGTTTGTATGGATATAATAATTATATCCGGGGCATTCAAATGGATCACCATCATTGATGATGATCAACTCCAACCAATTACACCCATCAATACTATCCAACAATTTTTTTAGAAATTGTGGACGATCTTTGGTTATAATACCTAACCCGATTCTTTCCTTCATATTTTAAAATTCTTAATCTGATCCGTCAGATTCTTGTATTGCTTATCCTTATCAATCCAGAGTCCTTGGTCTTTCAGCATTTGTTCCATCGTTTCCAGATTCTTGGGATCGAGAACGCTTTCCCCCGTCTCAACGAGATTACCTTTCTGATCAATGAACTCACCAATCCACGCAATCCTATCATCGAGATTTGACATGTCAACGGGAATGATCGCGGGACAATCCTCCGCAATGAAAAACGGGGTGTTTCCCAAATGATCGGAATATTGTTCATAAAGACCTGCGAAGATGTCATCAATCTCCCGAATGTAATTAAGATTCGTGTCGCGTGTCCCATCATTGACAATCTTGATTGATGGATCATATTTCAACCAGAAGATGATATCTAGATTTTTTAAGGAACGACGAACAATATCAACGGTGAGTCCCAAAACTTCTTCAGAGATTAAGTTATTTTCAGCGGCATGTAGGGAATATGCAAGATTATCTAAGGGGCAGCGATCATATACCACGTATTTTTCATCTTTATTTTCTTCCAATGTAGTAGTCATCCAATCAAGAATCAAAATCTGCGTTTCCGTTGTGGTCTTTGAAGAATGTTCAAGATTATTCTCCGTTAGAATGTCACGATATGTTTTCGCAGTTGTCTTATACATTGGCCACTTTTTCAAAAAAGCTTTCACTAATGTTGATTTTCCGGTATTCGATGTCCCCACAATGGCTGCTCTCATAATAATATTAACTTAACAGATAATTATAGGATTGCAAGCTACTTTGTTCAAATCTTGATAGAATAGTAATTAACTCGTTTTTTGAAAAATTTTGAACTTTTATACTAAATACTTATATGACCAAATCAATACTAAACGAAATAACAAGAATATCGAACAACTCAAAATATGTCAAATGGTATGTTACCATAATAAATAAATCTTTATCAACTCAATATTCCGATGATGTCTATTGTGAAAAACATCACATCATACCAAAATCGTTTAAACGATTTGTCGATCCTGAAATTCTATCTTGTGATGATAACGTAGTCATTTTACCCGGAAGAGATCATTTTATAGCACATCTTTTGCTGACGAAAATGTTTAATTGTAAAATTAAGAACCAAAAAATGAATTTTGCCTTCTTCCAAATGAGATTAAAAAATAAACACCAAGAACAACGATATGTTAATTCTAGATTTTATGAATCTCTTAAAAAAGCAAAACCTAAATATAAAAAATTATACATGAGTGAAAATGTTATATATGTTAATATATTAGACCCCAACCATTATGATGAAATGATTTTACAAGGATGGACACCTATCATGCCAGAAGAGTATAAAAAAGGTAGAGTTGGTAATATGATTGGTAGAAAACATAGTGAAGAAACCAAGAAAAAAATGAGAATATCAAATAAATTGGTCGATAGATCATTTATGAGAGGTAAAAAACATTCAAAAGAAACAATTGAAAAACAAAAAGAAACTAGGCGTATCCGAAAATTAGAAAATCCACACATCTACGATGCGGGTATTAAAAGAACTAAAGAAAAAAGAAAACAAAAATTCGCATCCGGTGAATTATCGGTGAAGGGTGATAAAAATCCAAGATATGGTATCAAACTTTCTGATGCGTGGAAGGCGAGACAGAGTGAAGTAATGGAACGAAATGCTAACAATGGAATGACACATTTAGAGTTATGTGAACAAATAATTATACCAGCTTTAAAAGAAAAACCTTTAAATATTAAAGAAATACAACAATTAGCCAATTGTAACTGGCGACCACATTATATTAGAAGTATAGTGGAGCAAATTGATCCTAATTTTGATCTGAGTAGGATTAAAAAAATGACATATAAAAAGAAAGAAAGTGATAATAAAAAACACGCTGAAAGATTACAACGAATGAACAACAATGGAAGAACTTTTGAAGAAATCTTCAACGAATCTTTAGCACCAAATATAACAGAACATTCAAATGTTTATCAAATTATGAAAGATTTAAATGTTTTAATGAAGACTCTCAGATTGATAATTGAAAGACATCATCCTGAAGGATTGGATTTTTGGAATAGGCTGATAACATATTCTGTTAAAAATTTTAAGAAATTGTCTTAAATTTCTTGACGATGAATTTGAGAATTTTTGACCTTACGATATCATCTTCCGTAAATTCAAATGTCCTGATACCATTATCAATGGATTCTTGATCGTTGAAGGCATTATAAACAGCCTGAAAACCACTCCTCTGGATATCTGGTTGCATGTGATCTCCAGCTAAGACCATAATGCTATTCTCCCCCAGCCTACTAGCAACCGTAAGAATTTCCTTGGTTTCCATTTGCTGCGTTTCATCAACTAAAACAAACATATTATCCCATGTGTGTCCTCTAGCGTGGTTTACTGGCATAGTTTCGATGATACCAGCTTTTTGAATTTTAGGTAAATCCTTATCTTCTACCAGCTTATTTATCAACTCAAAAGCTACAGCATTAAATGGTAATGTCTTGTCTGCTTCTGACCCCGGAAGATATCCCATGGATTTGGAAGCACTTTCAACCATGGCTCTCACATAAAGAAGCTTTTCAAATCTTTGTTCTTTAATCAACGTCAATCCACAATAAATAGATGTCCAAGATTTTCCAGTTCCGGCTGGGCCTTGAATTATAACAACCTTAGTATTTGGATCGTTTATAATTGAAACCAACTCTTTTTGTTTGTCGGTTAATTTGAAAGCTCTGTTTTTAAATTTGAAGTCAATCTTATTGTAGCTATTGGCGATAGCACTTTCAACATCTACTAAATTGACTTCCCGGCGTTTTCCTTTCGGAGCATTTTTAATTGCCATGTTGATATTACTTAGTCAAAATCTGAGTAATATCTATGTGTGATCACCGTCTAACCAACGGATAAATATTATATTCTTTATCCCACATGAAACAATCCAATTTCCTCTTTGGTTTGGATATTAGCTTATATTTGATAATGCTTACAACATCATCAATGGAAATCTTTTCCCCTTTCTTCTTACGCTTTAACATGAAGAATTTAAGAACCTTTTCATTCAGAGATTTCTCATATTCCCTCACGACTTGCTGTTCCACTTGTTTATATTTCTCTTGGATATTTGTTACTTCTTCAGATGGGACTCCTCGTCCACTTGACATATCCCATACAGCGTTTAAGTAATGTGTTGCCAGATGTCTAGCAATTTTAGTGGCTTCTTCTTTTTGTTCCTCAGTCATAGGACTAGGAAATGTCGCTTCATATACGTTTTTCATAATTTTTATCCTTCCAGTAAGCCCCCTTTGGGAGCAGTCTTAATATCAGCCGAATACCTCACAGCACCGCCCGTAGCTTGTCCATGAAATTCATTTAGAAGTTCGTCCATGTTGATGCTCTTGGCACCAAATACATGTTGCTCATAGATGTTTCCAATCTCCGCATTGATTCGGTCATGCCCCCAAGCATCCAAAATTGCCCCAGCAGAACCTCCGTATTTTTCTTTAAAAAACCCGCTCATATTATTATTTATTAAATTCTATTATATTTATTATTCACCACCACTTAAAATCCATTGTTCTTCCCCATTATACTTTACTAAATTTTCAATGATATTCTTACATTCATCACTATATCCAACTTCAATATCATAGATTTTAGCATCCAAATCCATGAGGCAAACAAAGGGAGAATGGGTTGCCACGATGATTTGGTATTCCTTGGACATCCTTTTCAGAAGAGCAAAGAGTTCCATCTGCTTGGGTAGGGATAATGCTCGCTCTGGCTCATCCAGAAGCAATGTCACCCTGCCCGTGCGCGGTAGGGAACGGATGTAATCGACCTCTCCAACTTGTGCGGGATGGGAAGAAACATACTTGGTGAGATCAGGAGGACTCTTGAGCATGTTGAATAGTTTGTTGAGCTTTTTCAAACGATATTGACCCGATGATGGTTTCTCAACCATTGCATCCATGTGTTCCGCTTCCGTGGTCATACCATCTTCTGATGAAATATCCTTGTGAGTGAACCATCCCCATTGGTCAATCTTTACATCCCCTTCATTATAGAAGGTTGGTGTTCCATCCCAACCCACAATACAGTCGGATTGACCGGGGGAATAGGCGCGATACACGTAAGGGAAATGACTTCTCTGCTGCGCTCCCAGAGCAAGTTCCGAAGAAATCCTAGACCATCCCGCATATCCATTGGGGATGCCACAATATGCCTTGAGCATTTTTAGAACACTGGTCTTGCCGCAGCCATTTGGACCATTCAAAATAGTTAGCCCTTCCGAAAATTGGAATTCAATTCCCTTGTGGAAATTGGGAAGCTCAGTGGCAAACCCATTTAGAATTTTAATATTTGTTATCATTTCAATCCCCAAGATGTTCCATTAAACCATTCGTGTCCCGATTTATTGTTCAGCGTTGCTTCCATGCGTTTGGGCGGTTCCAGTTGAACGGGTTGTTCTGCGATTTTTTCTGCTTTCAATCTTTCAATTGATTTTTGTTTAAGCTCTTCATCCCGTATCTCTTGTTGTTTTTGCTTTTCTTCCAATTCTTCGGGTGTCATGTATTCACCATACCATTTATTCCAAGTTCTTCCAACCAATACATTATCGTCATTATTCACAGAACTGACATGGGAATCATCTTTAAGATCATCCGTTTCGTCCGTTGTAATGAATTTGAAATTCTCATCCTCTTGCGCTTTGATTTCCACTTGCATGATAGGATTTATGGAGACATTTGAGAATGTCAAGGAATGGATATTTGTTCCGTGGAAGGATTATAAATAAAATGTTGTAAAGTCCGTTGTTGATTCCCACCAATATTAGTTAATATATATGCGTCCACATTTATAGTACCATCTCGATTATTTCCAGTAATTTTAATACCACCCACAGTATTATAACCAGCATCTTCCAATGCATACCTAATTTGGTCGGTACTGGAAGCAAGCTGTCTGTCTGGTCCTCTAACTCTTTTGGCTGTCCTATTTTTCGGATCAAATTTAACAATATATGTTGATTTATCAGCAGAGAATGTTCTACCCAATTTAGGATCACCCGTCTGTGGATCGTTTACCAACTCCCCCACTTTAATAGTTGCTGTGTATGTCCCATCGGCGTTTCGTTTCGGATTCCAATTGAGCTTTTCACCTCGCTCTTCGTGGAACCCATCTTCATGAATGTAATCCAACGTAATTTGATCTTGAGTCATTGAAGCTCTTTTAGCTTTTTCACTGGCGGAATCTCTCCATTCTTTTTGCTTTCTAATAGGTTGCATTATTTCTGGAGCTACCACATCAGCAACAGAACCAGCTAAAGATGCCAATCTAGTAGTTCTAGGAAATTTCTCTCTGAGTTTTTCTTTTGCTTTTCCAAAAGCATCCCAAAATCCCTCACTCAAAAGTTCTTTTTGTGATATTTTATTAGACATCTGCTGTTAAATTTTGATCTGCCACATTTTTAAGGGCAACATCGACAAGCGCATCCAACTGCTTCGCTATAAATCCCTTACCAATTAAAACCTTATGATCGTTATCCGCTCTATTACCAATTGAAAATGGCGTATTGGGGAATCTCTTACCCCCAATTGCACAATCAAATAAACAGATTGGACGTTCTTCCGTATTACCAGCCCCTAGATTAATAGTGATGGTATCTTTGACTGGTTTTTCTAAGCGTATGGAATTCATGGTTGTAAATCTTACTATGGGTTGGTTGGTTTGTCTGTCTTTTCCGAACTCAAGGTCTTCTCCGTGTAAAACATTGTAAGCACCATTACCCGTATCCAATTTGGCGGATATGGTTCCGACACCATCAACTACGATATCCTCTTCCAAACCGAGGATGTTTTTTTCCACAAAGAATTGCTTGAAACTTCTCATTCATTTAAATTACTGGTTTTTCATTAACATCTACGCCCATGCTTTCGTAAATCCGTTTTACGTTTTTATGTGCAGATGAAATCTCCCCAATATTTGGGAATTTTGGTTTAGGTTTATCGGGGGTGCTATGGAACATTGAATAATTATTAATCGTTTTAATCATATGTTCGATCATGTGCTTGGAGTCCATAAGAAGAGACAAATGATCTTGAGAAGAATCTGTTTTCAACGATTCCCATATAATTTCATTTTCTTCTGATTTGGATATCATATTAAAATTGTTCGAAATCATCGGCTTGCTCAAACCCCGTATTGGCGAAATCAGCCTTGGCATCCAGACGGTGCCAAACATCGGAAACGTAAGTAGATGCAATGGTGATTGCTGAAACCATCCAATCTTCAAATTCAGCGGAATCTTTCATGTCATAAAGACGCTTACCATATTCCGAAAGCTTCTTGAGTTCCGATACCAGAACCTCATTTACCTCATGCGATTCCACGGGAGCAATTGGATCAATTTGCATGACCATTCCTTGTGCTTCCCCGCCTCCAAGATCATCGTCAAGATCATCGCCAAAATCCATGTCATCGTCAAAATCGTCAATACCATCATCAGAAAAATCGTCTTCAAGATCATCGCTCATGAAGTCTTCTTCTGCGTCTTCTCGTTTAAAATTTCTTCCAGTATAGGATTCCCAAAGCACGGCATTTTCTTCTCCTTTGAATTTCATAATATTATTTAGTCCATCTGATCTAAATTATCCCGAATGTCCTGTCCTTGTTGTGCAGGACGGATAATTGGAAGAACTTTTGATTGATACAAATCCTTTGCGGTTTGTCCCGATGCTTGAATTCTCTTGATATTATCAGGTCTGCGTAGCAAATCTAGGATGTTTTCCAAAGCAATGCGATCCGTGCCACTGGGGGGTTCCATGAGAGCAGCTAGAACCACATCTTCCATGTAACGCACTTCGGCGGGAGAACTCAGGGGGATTGTCTCTTGAGGTTCTTCAGGAGGCATCTCTGGTGCAGGAGATTGTCCTTCTTGGGGTGGTGCTTGTTCCATACCAGCTTCAGGATTTTGCTCATCTTGTTCCAAGATGGTTTGGTATCTTGCGATTAATTGTAAGGTTTTAGATTTCATGTTAAACAACGTTGAATTTTTTCGCTTTGGATTTTGCAACCGCTTTTCTTAGGCTGTTGGTGTTGTTTTTATACTGTTCTACCGCTTGACCCGCAACATTATCGCGCTCTTTAGCTGCCGCTTTCGCTTTCTGTGCCTTCGTCCCAAGAAGCTTACCCATTGGGCCAAGACTTAATGCTTTTGCGCCCAATTTTTCAACTTCTCCGTCAATATCATACGAACCAACTGTTTGTTGTTCTTCCTCTGGGAGATCGCCCATATCTTGACGGGCTTGCATACCCACAGCTTCCAAAATAATATCCCCTTGTTCCGCATGAAGGATGATTTGGGAACCTTTGGAACTGAAAGGGACTTCTTGTTCATAAAGGAAGAATTTCGCCTGAAATGCCGCATCCATCTTGGATTGGTTGGCAGGATCGTGTTGTTCTAAAATCTCAAGAAATTTGCTCATAATACTATTTAGATTAATGATTGAAAATTATCATTTTGTTTACCACATCTTGAAAGTATTTTTCATTTAGGAATGTCAGACCTTCCTTTTCCAGATATTTGGAAATCTTGCGGAACGATGGGGGTTTGCGATCCGAAAATGCCATTTCCAATCCAGAGATGGTGGAACAGTCCCGAATATCAATCAGGTATTTTAAATGCTCCAAATCATAATTGGCTTCCCAAATCCTTATCTTGAAGATTCGCCGGATTTTAGCCAAAAGTCGATTGCGGAACTTGTCCTTGGTAAGAGCATTGGAAAAGAAAATGAAATCCGTGTGGGTGTTGTATTTCAGGAATTGTGTTGTGGTCTTGATGAACTCGTGGGTGTATAATTTTTGGTTATTGCGCTTGGAGAAATCAAAGGTGGTGGTCAATCCAAGGGATTCCAAAAGGATTGCGAAATTTCCATTCGTATCCCGAAATATCTCATCAATGTCGATGATCTTTCTATTTTGAAATTGAATCCTTGTCACAGCTTCAAAATAGCAGGATCACGTTCAATGTCAACAAATCCTTTGGGTATCTTCGAAATCCTAACATTTAGAATGCCATTGTAGAATCTTTGATCCATTAATGAATTGGTTTTGATCTGCCACAGTAGTTCCGAATACGTCATATGGAATTTTGAGTAACACACCTCTATCACTTCCCTTGAAAAATGCTCAATCCCATATTTCTCAATATCATTCAGGAGTTCTTTGGACGATCCCCAATACTTCTCCACATCATTGTCCACAAATGAAATGCGATTGCGTGTCTTACCTTTCAATGGTTTGCGCTTCACACGCTTGAGAAGCTGTTTCTTACCGATGTAATATTTGCGTGTAGATTCTGGATGATTGTTGCGGATGAGGTAAACAAATCCCACAACACCTTCCGTATCGGTTGGGAAATTCTTCCAAGTGGTGATTTGTGGGGCGGTTTCCAAAATTTTTTCCATTTATATTTAATTATAATTAATCTAAATCAATATCTAATGATAAGCGTTGGTACGCTTTGGTAAGCTGATTGATTGTATTTATTAGAATTAATTTTTTTTTCTTTGTTTCTTTCTTTAGTTATCTTTAATCATAGTTAATATCTAATCAATATCTAATAATAAGCTAATTAATTATAAGGTATTGACTTTTGAAATAGTCATGTTAAGGTATAGGGAGGAGGGTGGGAATAGATGAACAATAATTGAAAAAACTTGAAAATAATTCATATTACACTATTGACAAATCAATATGGCGAATATAATTAGGGGTGGTGGGCGGGCTTGGTCTTATGTACAAAAATTATTGTTTCTGAACACGCTTTTTCTTACGTTTCTTACCTTTTTTCGCACTCAATTGACCACTTCTCGTAGTGATTCCCATTCCATACGGGTTTCTGGCATCCCCCGGTGCAAACCAATCCGTGTTCTCCATTCCAGCATGACCCGCAATATCACCACCAAACGCACCACCGCTTGTCATATCCTCATTAAGCATTTGTTGATAAATATTTGCGATATTCTTTTCATCCTTGACACGAGAGTATTCCATGTTACTATTTAATATATGTCGCTTGAGTTGATTAAAAAATACCAAACACAATTCGAAGAGTTCGTTAAAATTGACGACTTCACGCTGGAGGGTGTCACTAAGAGAGTTCCCGCAGAGAAACATTTCTGGGTATGCCGTCTAATCGATGCGAAGATCGAAAAGGACAATCTCTACAAGCTCAAGGCATCCACCAAGCACACACTTCAGAAGAAGCTGATGGAGGAGTCTCCAGTGGCTCTCAACAAGCAAGTGATGGACGATCTGGACAAGACCCCATCGCTGGAGAACATCAACCAGAAGATCAAGGAACAAGAGTATCTGGTGGAATATCTCGATAGGGTGGTGAGTCTGATCACTTTCATTTCCCAAGATATTAAAAATATAATCAGTATCAAGACTCTCCAAGAATCTTAAATGATAACCCTTGACTACAAACCATCCAAAAGGCAGGGGCAGATCATCACCGATTCTGACACCCTTGGGATGATTCGTAATCATTTTTCCGCCAAGAATGATGGGGCATTCTTCGCCAAGAAGAAAGGACATCGGTTCGTCAAGGATCGCAAGTATGCCATCACACCATCTGGTTTGTTTGATTTTGGATTCCATGGGGAGATTCTGAAATATCTCAGGGATAACCAGATCACCGATATATCCCTAACTGATGATTTCAAGAAGAGATTGAAGTGCGGGGTGGTGATTGAGGAATTTTGGGATGATTTGAAATACGATGCCCGATATTATCAGAAGGATTCAGTGATTGCTGGTCTGAAAAAAGGATTTGGGACGTTTCTACTTGCGACATCTGCCGGAAAATCTCTGGCACAGGCACTTCTCATAGAAAATTATACGAGAAACGTATCAAATGATACATTCAAATGTCTCATAGTAGTCCCCGGTCTATCTCTTGTGAACCAATTACAGGGTGATTTTGAAGATTATGGCGTGACATTCACGTATTCAGGATGGACAGGAGGGACGGAACCGCAGGATACCCAAGTTGTGATATGCAATTCTGAGAACCTTCTTTCTCAATTTACCGACAATCCATGGATTTTGAGCGTAAATCTGCTCATAACCGATGAATGTCATAAAATTTCAGCCGATAATCAGATTTCCAAAATCATAAACAAAATCCACACTCCCAATAAATTCGGTTTCACGGGAACCCTTTCTGATAAGCCCATTGATCAATGGAAGACAATTGGAACATTTGGCTCCGTGATATATGAGAAGAAATCCAAAGAACTTAGGGATGAGGGATATATTTCTGATGTGGAAATTACGTCTCTACAACTCAATCACCCAAAAACCAAAAAATTTAAATATAAAGATGAACTGGAATATCTATACAAACACGAAAAAAGAAATCAAATCATCGCTAAATTATCTGATGCACTTATTGGTAATACCCTTATCATGGTTAATCACCTTGATCATGGGGATCAGTTATTACATATTGTGCGTTCCCGATCTGATAAGAGAGTGTTCTTTGTTAAGGGGGAAATGGAAGTCGAAGAAAGAAAGAAAATAATTGACATGATGGAAAAGAATGATAATATCATTTGTATTGCAATGGCATCCATTTTTTCAACTGGTATTAATATCAAGAATCTCCCAAATATCATATTTGCGGGACTTGGTAAATCATTCATTCGGGTCGTGCAATCCATTGGTCGGGGACTCCGGTTGCATGATAACAAATCCAAGCTCCGCATCATTGATGTATCAGATAATTTAAAGTATTCTTATTCCCATGCGTTACATAGGCAGGAGATTTATGATAAGGAACAGATCGTGTGGCGATCTAAAGAAATTGCTATTAATATATGACGGAAAACAAAAACGCTAAGAAACCCCATTATGTCAATTCCAAGCTCTTCAAACAGCAATTGGTTGAGTATTATGAAACGGGGGAGAATTTGGATGAATTGGGTGTCCATTTGATGAATATTGCGGAGGGATTGTCATACAAGATCAATTTCATCCGTTATTCCAAGTCTTGGAAACAGGAAATGGTCGGGGATGCGGTGTTGAAAATGTATGCAGCTTTGGAAAAGAAGCTCTATAACATCGAATCGGAATACAACCCATTTTCCTATTTCAACCGCATTGCTTGGAACGCTTTCTGTAACCGCATCAAGAAGGAAAACGGTCAACACAAGGGTCTGGAGGATTACAAGGAGATGGTGTATATGGAAAGCATGAGTGGGCCGGATTCCATGGGACATGTATATGTGAAACCGAATTTGGAGGGAGATGAGTATGATGACGAATAGCATGAACTTACAACAAATTAAATCGCAAGCATCTCTTGATCAGAGATTGTTGATTGAAAAAGTGGAAGGATTGATTCGATCAGAATACGACAAGGATGAATTATTGAACGAAGTGAGAAAGGATTATCTCGACAGGGTTCAGCAGAAATCTGCTAAAATTATTGATCAATATACACCGTCTTTTGGACGAGATATGATGTGGAGAGATAACTACCACATTGAAAGTTTTTTCCGAAATATTGGAGATGTGCTTAATGAAACAGCAAAAGAATATGATAAAGAAAAATAAAGTAGCATTATTTTCAGACCTTCATTTGGGTCTATATGGAAATTCGACGGAGTGGCATGAGATAGCCTTAAAATGGGCTGATTGGATCGTCGCTGATTTAAAGAAAAAGAAGATTTCAGACATCTTTTTCCTTGGTGATTTCTTCCACAACCGTTCGGAGATTTCCGTTCAGACAATTCACGTTGCATCCGAATTGATCGCCAAATTCAAGAATTTCAACCTCTTTATGGTGATTGGCAACCACGATGCGTTCTACAAGAACCGTTCCGATGTCCATAGCTTGGGATTCCTCAAGGGTCATGATAACATCACCATCATTGACCAGAATTTGGAATTTGATGCGTTTGGTAAGAAATTGCTATTCGTTCCATGGAACCATGAATTGCCGGAAGGTAAATTTGATCACATCTTTGGACACTTTGAAATTCAATCATTTCAGATGAACAATTACAAGGTTTGTGATCATGGATTCCAAGTTATGGATTTCCTAGCATCCCGAACAACCAACGTTTGGTCTGGTCATTTCCATACTAAGAGTATCAAGAAATACAATGAGGGAACAATCCGCTATATTGGCAATACCTTTCCCCACGATTTCAACGATTGCGGAGATGATAAGGGCTATCACATTCTGAATCTGGAAGATGATTCGGTGGAATTCGTGAAGAATACGGTGTCTCCAGAATTTATCAAAATTCCCCTGTCCAAGATTAAGGACTACAAAGCGGAGGATGTGGAAGGAAACATCGTAAAGCTGATCATTGACAAGGAGATGGATGATGATAAGGTGGAGAAGTTAAAGATTTACCTGTCCAACTTTGCTCCATTCCGCCTCACAACGGAATACAACGTGGCAACCAAGACAATCGGGGATGTTGAACAGGTGGATTCCATTGATATTGTGGGAATGTTTGACGAGTTCTATGAACAATTGAATTTAGAACCAGATAAATTGGTAAGAGTTAAAAAAATCAACGACGAATTGTATGAAAAGTGTAGATGAGGAATTTCCCGTAAAGGATGGTTATATTCGGGTGTATGAAGACCACACTGGTAGGTGGTATAAGGATTACACACAGGAAGAATATGATGAAGCGTTCAATTCAATTGAAATGCAAATATTTCGTGATATTATTCAAGAAGAGATTGATAAAGAAGTTATCCAAAAAATGAAACAATGCGGATGATAAAATAATATGAGACGAATAATTTATAAAAATTTAAAAGGTCAAAATTTCCTCAGTGTGGGAAATGACCAAATATCGGTTGACTTCCAATCAGGATTTAATCTGATCACTGGTAGGAATATTGATAATCCAGATCGTGTGAACGGTATTGGAAAATCAGTTATGGCCGAACTTTTCTATTTCGCATTATTCGGTAAAACCATCCGTGAAATTAAAAAGGATTTCATCATCAACAACATCACCAAAGGAAAGGGTGCCATTGAGCTTACGTTCGACGTAGAGACGGAGCAAGACGTTCAGACATACACGATAAAGCGGCAAGTCAAACCAAGCACTGTGACGCTTCTGAGATGCGAGGAAGACATCACCAAGGATTCCATTGCCAACACCGACAAATTCATCTGTGATTTGATCGGTTCCAATCCTGTGATTTGTCGTAGTTGTGATATTTTATCTCTTTCGGATAACATCCCATTCATGGCAAAGAAACCTGAAGAGAAGCGCAAGTTCATCAATGACATTTTCTCTCTGGAAGTCTTTGGTAAGATGAGCAACGAATTGAAGACTTTGATTCGTGATAATAAAGGGGAGATGAACATTTCTTCTGCCAAGTTGGAAGAAATCAATAACACATTGGAAACCCTAAACAAGCAGCAAGAAGATTATTTGAAGAAAGTCCAAGAGCGGGAAGCGATTCTTGATCAAAAGCGCAAAGAAATTCAGGAAAAGATTGATGAAACATCTGAAAAGATTGCTAAAACATCTATTATGGATATTTCTACCATCCAAACGGAGAAAGAGAAGTGGGATGATGCTTGGAGAAAGCTGGATGGAAAGATCGGTCATGTGAATAACGAAATCTCTTCCAAGGAGACTTTGAGGAAGCTGAAGGTGAAAGAAATTGAACAAATTGAGAAAGTGATATGAAAAAACAACCAATATTCGTTATTGAAAAAAGTAGGGTTGAACACTGGATAAACCATCAATCTCATTTTACACAAATTCCTTATTCATTGGATTGGGGTAAGTTGACATCTATTGAAGATTTTCTAAATGTTTTAGATAATGAAAAATCTGATGGTGATTATATTAGAATGTCTAAATTATATGATTTGTTGAATAAATTTAAAACCTATAAATTGTTACCTAACGCTAATAGAATGATTGATCGTGTTTTTGCTATATGCAAAACGGAGAGAAAAGATTTAAACGAAATTTTGAAAAATGATTAAATGTGACAAGTGCCTTCAAGAAATTCCCCATACACATGTGGAACATCTGGAGAAAATGAAGGAGCAATATCAATCCGAATTGGATAATATTGTTGAGGAAATTGATAAATTGAAGGAAGATAAATCCCAATTTCATTCCAAAAAAGAAAAGGTTCAACAAAAGGTAGCTGAATTTCAAGACCAAATCAACGAAGCTAAAGTCACCAAGCAGAAATTGGAAGGTCTGGAAATTAGTCTCAAACAATACAAGGAATCTCTGGATAATTTGAAGTTGGATGAATTACCCAAACCAGCTTTTGAGGAGAATATCATCAAGACGCAGGAGAGATATGACACGGAACGTGATAATTTCCTATTGCTCAAGCAGAAATCGGAAGATTATGAGGTGTGTAAATTCGTTCTGGGAGAAGAAGGTGTCCGTAGCTTTGTGGTGAAGAGACTCCTTTCCATGATGAACGCAAGTATCCAGCAATATATTAATGATCTTGGTATGTCCATTCGTTGTAAATTCGATGAATACTTTGATGAACAGCTTTCCAATGACAAGGGCAAGGAAATTTCTTACTGGAATCTGAGCGGTGGAGAACGCAGAACTGTCGATCTCGCGTGTGCATGGGCATTCAAGGATTTGAAAAGGAAGATTTCAGGAGTGTCATCTAACGTGGAATGGATAGATGAGGTTTTTGACGCGGCGTTTGATGAGAGGGGGTTTGATTTATTGGTAGAACTCGTCAAAAAAAGAATTGAAAAGAACGATTTGGCTGTTTATGCAATTTCCCATAGAAAGGAAATATTGAAACAAGTCACGGGATCAATTATTGAACTTGAAAAAGAAGGTGGGATTACTAGAAGAATAAACAATTGACAAATGTATAAATATGGATAAATCTCTACATGTTTGTTCAGCCATTCAGCAGTCCTTTTCCTAAGAATCCCTATTCGGTAAAAACCCCCACTCAAGAACCCCCTAAAAGGGGTAATACTTATCTAAACTTTGCCGCCGACAGGGGAGGTTGTGGTCAATATCGTATAGGATGGAGTGAGAATCACATCAATATGTGCGGATTGGGAGACTCCACCACAATCACCAAAATGGTTCTCAACAAGGATTGGTATCAGGATGTAAAAACCATCAAGCTGCAACGTCAGTGTTCCACTCAACAGAAGGAGTTCTTCAAATTCCTCAAGAGCATCCAACCCGAATGCGGATTTAAGATTGTCTATGAGGTGGATGATGTGGTATTCCACGAAGAGATTCCTGATTATAATTCATATAAACATGCATTTGCTTCCGATGAGATTCGTCAGAACTGTGTGGACATGATGAACATGGCGGATGAGGTGACAGTGACATGTAAATACATGCGTGATCTTTTCATCGAGAAGACGGGACAACAGAAGACTTCAGTAGTCCCCAATTTCCCCCCCGAATGGTGGATTGGACATCACTATAATTATGGTAAGGTCATCCAGAATTTTGATAGAAATAAAAAGAAACCACGCATCCTTTATTCAGGATCGGGAGCGCACTTTGATGTGAAGAATGTCACGGGACAACAGGATGATTTCTCCCATGTTCTGAAATTCATCATTGATAATCGCCACAAGTATCAGTTTATTTTCATTGGTGCTTATCCCCCTCCCCTTCATCCTTATGTTAATAACAAGGAGATTGAATTCCACCCTTGGCAATCTTTGATGGATTACCCTAAATTCATCGCTTCTTTGAATCCCCAATTGCTTCTTGCGCCCTTGAAGGACATACCATTCAACAGATCAAAATCCGATATCAAATACATCGAGGGAGCTTGTTTGGGTATTCCTTGCATGGTGCAGGATATGGTGACGTATGAGGATGCTCCCGATTTCCTTAAATTCACAGATTCTACCGATTTGGAACAGAAGGTGGAAACGATTCTAAATTACAAGAACCGTTCCAAATATTACAAGCTGGTTCCAGAGCTTAGAAAGCTTGGGGAAAGCAGATTCCTTGAAAGACCGGAGAATATCGGGGCATTCTTGGAGCCACTTAATACAGCATGGGGTGATCCATCCCGTAGGTTCATGAAATATTGGAATGATTAATTATGAAAAAAGATGATAAAATTTTGGGAATTATTTACGAGTCTATCAGATTTGGCGATATCGTTCTGATTGATGAACCCGATTTTGGATGGGACGGGATATTTGAATCTATCCCCCACAATGATTTATTCCTTCTGGAATCATTTGAGAAAATCAAAGACAAAGAACCGTTTGATGACGGCGTTTTTGATGCGTATGAGATTGAATTGAAAAATGGTCAGAAATTCCAAGTAACTTTGAGCTACAACAATGCCAAGCGTATCCGCGATATTTCAAACAAAGCTTCCCTTGAAGCGGAACACAAGAATCAGATGGAAATTGTTTCAGGATATGAACCATTTTTAAATATCCAAGATGGAGAATATGTGATGATGGTTGAGTTCAAGGATTCCAGTGGGCGACATGATGACACTGGAAATGTGGGAATCCATGCCTTGGAATTGTTTGAGATGTTGAAACAATCATTCATCCACAGTGTTCAAGGTGGATTCGCGGACAAGTTGGTTGGTATCATGATGAGAGTTGATAAGAACAATCCAAGACGGATGAATTTCTATAAAACATTGCTGAAACGACATATCAGCAAGGACTTCCCGAACATTTTTGTCGATCCCAATACAAACAGTGCAAGGGGATATGATTTATTGGTTGCTACCAAGTGATTGACTTAGAAAGAACCTGTGGTAATCTGTTGATGTGTATAGGAACTGTGTTTACAACAATCGGGAAAGAAAGATCACACTTTTTTCATGGAATGAGAATGGGGAGCGCATCCGCGAAGAACATGATTTCAAGCCCTACATCCTTTTGGAAGACAAGAAGGGAACGGAGAAGTCCATATATGGGACATCTCTCACGAAACGCGAATTTGCCAGTGGATACGACAGGAATAATTTCGTAAAAGATAGTAATATTAAGCGGATTTATGAGAATTTGCCACCATATCAGCAATTCCTGATTGATAATTATTGGTCTGTTTGTGAGGATGATAATTTCTCCCAACATCCTTTGAAGGTGGCTTATTTTGATTTGGAATGCCCGAATTCCTCACATTTTCCCGAACCGGAATTAGCTGAATCGATAATCAATCTGATCACGATCTATAATTCTGAATCCAAGATGTATCATGTATTTGGATTGAAGAATTTTCACACCACGAGAGATGATGTGAAATATTATTGGTGCAAATCCGAAGAGGAGTTGCTTAAATCATTCATCAAATTATTTCAAAAGGAAGGTTTCGATGTTTTAAGTGGTTGGAACATAGCAGCATTCGACGTTCCATATCTTGTAAATCGAATCACCTTTCAATTGGGGAAGGAATGGGCTGATAAGCTGTCCCCAACAGGTAGAATTTATGAAAAGACCAATCCAAACGGTAAATTTGGAATGCCATCCAAGGAATATGTGGTCGAAGGATTGTCAATCCTTGATTATTATGTGATTTATCAGAAGTTCAATCTGGAGAAACAGGAATCGTATAAGCTGGATAACATCGGGGAAGTTGAATTGGGGATTAATAAGGTAGCTCACGAAGGCAATCTCTGGGAACTCGCAAAGAATGATTGGAATACCTACACTGATTACAATATACGCGATGTGGAAATCGTTGTGGGGTTAGATCAAAAAAAGGGATATATCAATCTCATCCGATTCCTTGCATACACCGGATTATGTGATCTGGAAAGCGCAATCAGAACACTTCCAGCAATGAACGGAGCAATTGCCATACGCGCCCGTATGCGGGGGGAATACATTCCCACGTTCATTCGTCCCGTGACGGATTTCCGCGCTCCCGGTGGCTATGTGGCAGAACCAAAAATTGGGTTTGCGGAGAACATCGTATCCTTTGATGCCAATTCCCTGTATCCATCGGTGATGATTTCCTTGAATCTCTCTCCTGAAACGAAGATTGGGAGGGTGGAGAAGGATGGGGATAAGGTAAAAATCCATCATGTTTCTGGTAGGTTATTTGAGATGACACCTGAGAACTTCAAGAAATTCATTGATGAGGAACAAGCGGCTTTAACCAAGGCTGGATTTCTATTTTCCCAAAAGAAACGCGGACTGGTTCCTGAATTCTTAGATAATCTTTACACTAAACGTAAAGAGATGAAAAACAAGATGATGGAATGCCGTAAGAACGGGGATAAAGAAGGGGAGCAGAAATTCGATAGCATCCAATACGCTTACAAAATCCATCTCAATTCCCTGTATGGTTATATGCTCAACAAATATGCTCCCCTTGGAGATGAGGATATTGGAACATCGGTTACATTGACTGGACAAGCGGTAATCAAGAAGAGCAATGATCTGTTTCAGGATTATGTAAGAGAAAATCTACCGGATTTGTCAGAATCCTTATTACAACAAAGTTGTGTTTACGGTGATACGGACAGTATATTTTTATCTTTAAAACAATTTGGGCTAGAAACCGCATCCGATGAATTTTATAAGCTGTGTGATGATATTGAGGATTATATTAATATAAATATAACAGAATGGGCAAGAAAAGCCCTGAGAAGCACTGATCCACGTTTTGTGTTCAAGCGGGAAACCATTTGTGATAGCGGAATCTTCATCGGTAAGAAATATTATGTCCTTCATGTTTTGGATGATGAGGGAACCAAGGTGGACAAGTTCAAGTATCGGGGAGTTGATGTTGTGAAAACAACGATGCCCAAGAAGGTTAAGCCTTATGTTAAGAAAGTTATTGAACATATGATAACGTCTCAATCTTTGAAGGAAACCAATGATATGTTCAACGAGGCTTATGAGGAATTCAAGAATCTATCCATTGCGGAGATTTCCAAGATTTCCAGTATGAACAATTTTGCAGAATATTCCTCAAGGTGTAATGGTATGAACACTGTGAAAGGTATGCCATCCCATCTGAAAGCCGCTTATTTTCACGACATGATCATGGAACAGAACGGATGGGGTTCCAAATATGAGAAATTCAAGTCGGGAGACAAGGTTCGCATGGTATATGTTAAGAAACCCAACAAATACAATCTGGATATGATCGGATTCAAGGGGGACTGGCCAGAAGAATTTGATAACATCTTCACAGTTGACTTTGAAAAGATGTTTAGTAAAGTGTTTTATGCAGCGATTGAGAGATTTTATAGGGCAGTGGGTTGGAAATTGAGAAAACCCAGCGAAAACTTAACCGTAGAATTGGATGACTTGTTTGGAGAATAAATTATGAAAAAATACGATATTATAGAAGATAGAGAAGAACTTGAAAAAAATATAAGATGGCAATCTGAGAGGACTGCTCACTGTGTAAAACGAATTGATGAATTTCTAGAGGAATGGCAAACAGAATTTGGTAGAAAGCCCGTATTACAATCATGTATTGCTGGTATTGAATTTTTTGAATATCTATCGAAATCAGGATTTTCTAAAATTGTCGATGGGAATGAGATATGGTTGACATTATATGGGGTAGTCATTGAAGTGTATCGGGATTGGTCTGTCCACCCTCTTTATATTGAACTTAATTTGCAGTGATATTACAGTTAAATCCCACCATACCGATAGTTACCCCGAAAGGAAAGGGTTACGCGCATTTGATTATAGATTATTCCCAAGAACATGATCTATATTGGGTTTGTTTTATAAATGACACCAAAGAATGCTGGACATTTTCAAATTCTGAGATAAGAATAGATAACAACATAACATTACAAAGAATATGACACCCCAAGACGCTTATTTGAAAGGATTGACGGACGCAGAAAACCGAATCATTGACAACCTGATCAACCTTCTGAACGATCCCAATCATGACGTTCCTTTTCCCAATCCCAAGTTGGAGATCGTAAGACACATTATTAAAGATCGTTGTGATTATTATCATGATTTAGCCAAGCGTAATAATAACATGGGTAAGTCTTTTAAGAAAAAATTGAAAGAACAGAAAGAATACCTTGAAAAAACCAGATAATGAGGTAAGTTAATACATGACAGCAACATACAAAACAATTATGGATAAAGAAAAACACGTAGTAATCATCGACCAAATTGGACGCAACATCATCGGCAATTTGGTGAGAGAAACCGATACCACCCTGACACTCCACAATCCAGTTATTGTGTTTGTCCAGCCCGAACAAAGTGGACAGATTCAAGTTCAGAGCTTCCCTGTATTCTTCTTCGAATTTATCAACAAGGAATTCCGTGGACAAAACAATTGGACTTATCAAAAGGCTAATATCACTACAAGTGATGTCGTTCTGGATGAGAGGATTCTTGCCCAATACGAAAAGATCAACACCCCTCCGCTGGAACCGCAAGTTATTTCAAGTGCATCTCCCAAGGTTGTAAGCATTAACTCTCTGTAATGTCTCCCGAATCGTTCACATATTGGCTACAAGGCTATTTTGAAATCTCCGATAGCAATAATCTGAGTCCCCAACAGGTTCAGATCATTCGGGATCATTTGGCTCTGGTGTTTGAAAAGGTTACTCCTGATAGATCGGGACATGAATTGTTGGACACCGAATTTACGGGAGTAACATCCAAGCCATTAGGTGGGATTGATTGAACAAAGATCAGAACACCCAAAGAAGAAACAAGATACTGTTAAATTATGAGCAAAGATATTGATAAAGAATTATTCGCTTCTTTGAAAGCGTTGGATGATGTGGTGCCGTATTCGGCATTCCTAAGTGAATCCACCCTATCATCGGTTGATGATTGGATTGACACGGGAAGTATGGTGCTAAATGCCCTGATTTCCGGTTCGTTGTATGGTGGTATTCCAAATGGAAGAATTACACAATTTGCAGGACCATCAGGTGCCTTCAAAACTGGCGTTGTTCTAAACATCATGGCAAATGCCCAAAAGAAAGGGCTAATTCCCGTCATCTTCGATACCGAAGGTGCCATTGATCCTGAGTCCGCTGCCAAATTCGGTTTGGATATTTCAAAAGTAAAGTATGTGGGTTGTGAATCGGTTGAACAAACCAGAAACGCCATTCACAAGTTCCTTACTAATGTAAGAGAGAAGAAGCAATTCGGTAAATTCATTATCGTGATTGATTCTCTTGCCAACTTAAATTCTGAGATGGAACTGTCGAGAATGGATAAGGATTCCATGTCAGCAGACATGGGAACATTTGCTAAGTCGATCAAGAGTCTTCTCAAGCGTTGCACGAACATGTCAACTCTCACCAAGACTCCTATCGTCATCACCAATCATGTGTATGATGATCCAAGTGCTATGTATCCTTCTCTAGAGAAGAACATGCCGGGAGGTAAGGCTGCGGTGTATCTTCCATCCGTGACAGTTCAGCTTGCACGAAAGCTTGTCAAGGATTCGGAGAATAAGCAAGTTAGTGATAAGTTATCTGCTTCCCAAAAGAACTATTCTGGTGTTGTGATTCGCGCTCTAACTGTTAAGAATCGCTTCATCAAGCAATATCTGGAGGGAGAATTTTATCTCTCCTTTAGCAAGGGTATTGACAAGTATTTTGGTCTTCTGGAAATCATGAAGGGTATGGGAGTTGTTAGTAATTCTGGCTCATCATATACCGATTGGGAAGGAAATAAGCTTGGTTATTATAAATCATTCTCCAAGAATATTGATCTTTGGGAACACAAATTGCTACCCGAACTTGAGAAGCGCATCAAAATCCATTGGGCGTATGGTTCTTCTCCTGAAGATGATGATCTGGTGGCATTGGAAGAGGATGATGAATTAGATGCAGATTGAAAAAGGTATTCACCTGTTTCATGGAGATTGCTTGGAAGTCCTCAAAAAGCTTCCAAGCAATTCCGTTGATTTGATTCTAGCTGATCCACCATATGAGAAAATGAAGTATGCAACTTCATGGGATTCAATCATTGATCTGAATCAAATGTGGGAAGAGTTGAAAAGAATTAGGAAAGATAAAACTCCCACCGTGTTGTTTTCTCAACAACCATTCACTTCTAAGTTGATTCATTCAAATTTGGAAGAATATAAATGTGAATGGATTTGGGATAAGCATATTTCACGGGGAATGCAAACCGCCAAGTATAAGCCCATGGTGAGACATGAGAATATTTTGGTATTCGGTAATCCCAATCTTAATTATTACCCCGTTATGGTAAAACGTGATAAACCCATCAAACGAAAACTCTATAAAAAAGATAATACTTTTTTTATTGGAAAAAATGATGGGGAATATCGGGAATACACCCATAAAAATCCTGAAACCATTTTAGAGGGATTTTGGGAAAAGAATAAAGGTAAGATACATCCAACTCAAAAACCAGTAGCATTGTTGGAATACTTGATTAACACATATTCCAATGAAGGCGAATTGGTATTAGATTTTTGTTATGGTTCCAACTCATGTGGTATCGCAACTTTAAATACCAATAGAAAATATATTGGTATTGAAAAAGATGTGAAGTTTTATGAAGCTGGAAGAGATCGGTTGATCAATCATTTAAGCTTAACCAGTGGTGATAATTCACTGGCTTCTTAAATCCGCGTTCTTTAAACTCTCCAATATTGTTTAGAAGACTATCTTTTCTAACTTGCTCGGAGAAATAACCCATAACACCGTTTTCTTCATCCTCTTGCTTTTGTTTACGAGGTTTTTTTGGTTTTTGAGTTGGGCTTTCTTTTTCTTTAGCGTAAAATCTTTTATCAGCAGCTTTTCCAACATCAGAGAAATTACCGGATGTATCAATCTCTGCCGAACTAAATCCTGCCGCTTTTCTACCAGCGGAAACTTCTTGTTTTTCCAAAGCATCGGAAGATTTTATCAATTCTTTCCATTTGAGAACTATTTCAATTTCCGGTTCCGTTATAATACCCTTGGTTGCAACGCTTTTAAGAAAATCTGGAGTATATATGTCAAGAATATCTTCAACAGCTTTCCGTTTGTCATCTATCATTTCTTCAGATACTCCTTTTGTTTTACGGGATTCCAGATCACGTTCATATTCATCCGCAACATATTCGCTTATTTCTGCGGGAAATTTATTGATAAAAGCATCATAAAGTTTCTCCTTGGAGACTGGTTTATTATTTGATAATCTATCTTCCAAAGTTTTAATGATCCCACTCAATCCCTTAACATCTACGTTGTAATACTCAACTAATTCTTGATCATCCCGTAAGCCTATTAAAGTTTCGATAAACGCATCCAAAGGTTTTAAATCTTCGGAAGTTGCTTTATTGCTTGTGTCAATCACGATTCTCTCTTTGTTGCGAAGAGTTTGTAGTGTTCCGGGAGGTAGTAAAGTTTTGCTTCTTCTATTGATTTTAGTAATAATCGGCCAAACCTCACCCTTCATGGTTGCAAAATCATTAGCAGACATGGAATATTTCGTTTGAATACTGGTAGCATATCCTTTTGCTCTGTTTTTAAATTCTAATCTATCTTCAAGTATTTGTTTATATTTTTCAATATATTCAGGACTGGTTACTTGGTTGAAGAATTCTTCGGAAGTTGCAAGATTGGGTTTTTTATTTGCCAAGTATGAGATAATCCATTTGGATCGTTTATTACTATCATTTGATCCCGTTCCAATGAAATCGAGATAATCATCCTGTAATTCAGGAGATTTTTCCCACAACTTTGCAATGTATTGATTAACACTTGTATATTGAAAAGTTGTTTTAAAAATCTTCTCATATAATGCTTCCGTTACATAATCATTCAACAACTTAACATTTGCAGGAACTTTCCATTTTTCAAACAGTTTTTTTCCAATTTCTGGTCGAATCACATTGATAAAGTTTGCAACCTCTTTATTTTTTTCCGGTCTTGTTGAGGAAGTTTTCGCCATCTCAGACAAAACTTGAACCTTTTCCACCAAGTAATCAAATCCGTAATTTCTCATAATTATATTTAGTTAAATAGGTAATTGTTTATTTTGGGGTCTATTCATTTGATTGACTATCCCCTTTCTTCTACTACCAGTTGGAGGGCGATTAATATAATCTCGTATCATTTGTTTATCTACCATTTTCATTTTTAATTCGTCGATATCAATATTTTTTATATTATTGTTGACAAGATCAATCACAAACGGTCTTAAATATGCTCCGAAATTTTTTCTTTTTTCTTCTTCAACTTCTGGTGTTTTGATCGAATTTGGCAAATTTTGATAGATGTAATTCATCACATTAAAAGTTGCAGCAGTGGATTCTCCCAATTGTTTGAAAACATTATAACAAATTTGATACGCTTCTTTAAGCGTCATTTCTGAAAATTGGTGTTTTGATACACGACCTTCTTCTAAAATCTCCTCGTATAATTGTTGCAAATCTTCCAGCATATTGATATTTAACTAAATAATATCATGATTTCCTTTTCAGAGTTTTACCTAATCAAAGAAGCGTTTGATACTGTCACCGAATTCATGTTAAATCCTGAAAATTCAGATAAGGACTATGATGAACTTATTGCAGAATTTGAGGCATCAGGGGGGGAGGTCATCGGTTCCGGTTCGTTTGGTATCGTGTATTCCCATCCCAAGTGGCCGTATGTTCTAAAAGTTTTCTCTTGGGATGATCCTTACTTAAAATTCGCTAGATATGCTCACGATAATCCTCACCCATCCTTCCCCAAATTCTTCGGCAAACCACAAAGAGTAGTCCCGCAATTCACACGATACAAGGACGAAGCAAAGCAATATTTAGCGAGAATTGAAAGACTTAAACCAACACCTGTTAATGTGTTGGGGTTAATAGATAATAATTTGATGCTATATTTCCATTTGAAAGAAAATCCAAAATTAATACAAGATAGAACGCAATTCATGAAGCTATCTTCAAAAGTCAAATCTTTACCAAAAGCTGTTTATAATCTGCTGGAAGGATGGTATCTGCTCCGTAGGGATTTGCCTGATTTAAATCCTGATTTGCATGGAGATAATGTGATGATGCGAGATGATGGTCAATATGTTTGGGTTGATCCGGTCTGGACAGGGGATGAGAATAGTGATAATCCTTTGACTGCCGCCATGACATCCAAGGATTACGAACCTAGTAACATGCTTAGAGGTGGGAGAACAAAGTTGACTTCCCGATAAGACATGTTAAGGTAATTCATGGAAAATCCTAATGTATCATCCAATATCGCCATTTTCACGGCAACCAAAGGCAATAATTGGCACTTTCCCTTAGCCCAAACAGCATTGGAATTGAATCTGGATGAATTCATACACCCAAAATTCAACAATCGCCAAGGACTTGCCAAGGTTTACAACGAATTTCTAGACCTAGCCATCAAAGAGAACTTTGAATACGTCATGTTCATCCACGATGATGTCCATCTGGAACACGATCCCCGTCCAAAGCTGGAGAAACTATTTCAGGAATTTGATATTGTCGGTGTTGCAGGATGTTCTCAAGCCGAAATCAAGTCTCCCGCGCTCTGGCACATCATGGGTGGTGGGTGGGAAGGTGGTAATCTACATGGTGCAGTAGCTCATGGGAACGCTGATAAGAAATACATGACCAGCTTTGGTTCCTATCCCCAAAGGGTAGTGATGATTGATGGTGTTTTCATGGCATTTAATCGGAAAGCGATTGAGAAAGTGCGATTTGATGAGGATTGTCCATCGAAGTTCCATTTTTATGACCTTTGCATGATCGCATCAATTTTAGAAAAGGGCTTGAAAATCGGGGTGGGGGATGTTATGATAACTCACGAGTCTCCCGGTCTGAGAGAATTTACAGAGGATTGGAAAGCTGGGGAGTCATATTATATTCAGACATATGGAAAATAAAAATTCGATTAAATGTGATATCTGTGGGCGTTTCATGTCATACGATTCATTAGAATTGGGGTTAGCTACACACATTATGGTCACGCCTGATTCAGATGTGTCGTATGAAACATTTGAGAGTTATCATCATGCTTGTAAGAGAAAAGAATTAGAAAAATATGGAAAATAAAATTAAATTTAATGAACACTATGAGATGATGTATGTCAAGGACAATGACCATTTTTACAATATGTTTGATGAACAAAGTGTCAGTAGCTCAATGGTAGAGCGCGAAACGAGTGATGAGAACATCACGGAGTCCGAAAGGAATAGGTTCCCTATTAAGGCGGGTATCGGAGTTCAATTCTCCGCTGACGCACCAGATTTTTGTAAAAAATGGCAGTTGGATAATGAGAATGACTTTCAAAACACGTTGAATATTTATAATAATTGGATTTCCGATAATCTTAAATCAGTATCAACCAAGCAAAAAGCGGAAGATTTGACGGAGGATGAAAGATTTGCGCTTGCTTATTCGGCGGGTGTGAAATGTAATTGGTTGATGGTGGATGGTAAATTCAAAGGACAGACAGAAAAATGTGGTATCATCAAGGATGGGGATAAGTGGGTGGTATTAACACATAATGATGGGTAGAAACAGAGATGAACGGGCATCCAGACATGCGAACAGTTGAAGGTAACGGCGCGACTAAATGGTGTAACGGAACTTTTGGGGAAGTCCATTCCGTGCGCTTACCTCAACTTAATTATAGGTGGGATTATGTGAGGAAGTGTGATGAGTGTGGATTTCTAATGCCTGTTGAAAACCCTAACAGAACCAAAAAAATGAAAAAATATGAGTGAAATAGAAGAAAAAATTGATCAGTTAGTAGATTTATATACAAATACCAAAATGAAGGAAAAGGTAAATGTTGATATCACAGATATTGGTGATATCATGGGAATAGCTAGACTATATTGGGATTGTGTGCGATGTGGTGGGAGGGCAGATTTTTCAGTAACACTATCAAACGAACAGTTACCGAAACCTTACATCAAAGATGGACAACGCAATGTTACATATTGCTCTAATTGTTTACCAAAACGTGCTAAACAAAGGTGGGATTTTTATAATAATTTTGAAAATTGGTAATGAGTGAAATTGATTTTGATTATTTTGAAAAGGTTCTGGTAAAGAACGCGATCACGAATGGAGCTTACCTAGCTTCCATCGCAGATTACGTCCAGCCAAAATATTTCACGGATAAGAATATTGCGAAATATTTTGATATTGTCGCGGATTTCTATGATAAGCGACAATCTCTCCCCACATTTTCAGAAGTTAAGACCTACCTCACTACAGATGAACTCAAGACCAACTTTAAGAAGTTAATCGAGTCCTTTAAAGAGATAGATTCCAATCACAATGAAGATGAATTGTGGGAGAATACGGAAAGATTTCTCAAGGAACGGGGGATGTATCATTCCATTTTGGAGTCAGCGGAAGAAATATCGGAAGGAGAAGTGGATACTTCCAAGATTGTTGAGAAATTTGAAAAGATTGCGGGTATCAATCTCAATGTTGATACGGGTATTGAGCTTTATGGGGATACGGAGAAGATCATTGAGGACATTTTGAGTGATGAGACTATGATCTCTTCCAAATGGCAATGGTTGGATCAAGCTTTGGATGGTGGTTTCACGGAAGCTGGTAAGGCTCTGTATGTATTCGCGGGACAATCCAACATTGGTAAGAGTATCTTCCTTGGTAATGTGGCAGCAAACATGGCATCACAGGGTAAGCATGTGCTTGTGGTGACTCTGGAGATGAGCGAAACGCTCTATGCCAAGAGAATCGCGTCCAATGTGACAAAGATTCCCATGAAGGAGTTCCGCAATTGTATTCCCACGCTCCGTCATGCTCTGGAAGAGGAGCATAAGAACACCGATGGTAGGATTTATATTAAGGAATTCCCCCCATCCACGATTACACCAAAGCAATTGGGAGCTTTCATCAAGAAAATGAAGGATTCTGGTGTCAGAATCGATGCTGTGGTGGTAGATTACCTTACTTTGCTTACTGCTGCGGGTAGTAATAGTTATGAACAGGGTAAGAAGATTTGTGAGCAAGTCCGCGCCCTATCTTACGTGTTCAAATGCCCATTTATCAGTGCTGCCCAATTGAATAGGTCTGCCGTGGGTCAAAATAACCCCGATATGTCGGGAATTGCGGAGTCCTTGGCAATTGTTATGACTGCGGACTGTATCGTTTCCATCTTCCAGAACGAAGAAGACCAAGAAATGGCAGTGATTCGATTGGGAATGATGAAAAATAGATTTGGTCCTCGTGGTATGGTTCAAGCCATGAGAATTGATTACTCCACGCTCTCCATTTACCAATCGGAGGACGACGAGGAAGAAATTATGGATGATGATGAATTGGACTTGCTGCAAAAATTGTCGTCTTGACAAACCCATAAAAATTATTAATTATGAATATGTCGCGTGTTTTTGCTTGGGTCAACTCTGATTTGGATGGAATTGGATCAACAATTCTATTGGGGAACATTTTCAAAAATTTTGAGTATCGTCACTGCTTCTTCGGCAAATTTGAAGAGCAATACCTACCATGGGCTAAGGAAAACGCAGAGGACTATGATAAAATCTTCATCGTCGGCATGGTTCTAGATCAAAATCTTATCAAAAAGATTGATGACCATCGTGTGGTGTTCGTTTCAGACCGTCCTGAAGACTTCAAAACGTGGGATTCCACCATGATTCAGGAAGAATGCTCATCTTGCACCAAGATGTTATATAAAAAATTCAAAGAAAAGGTGGAATTTACCAAGAATTTGAAGAAATTCTTCCTTTATGTGGATGATTATAATTCTTATGATCTAAAACACGAAGAAACCAAGTATTTGAATGCATTGTATAGGAAATCCGGTGGAAACCGTTTCATTAATTTTGTAAATAGGTTCTGGAACGGTTTTGATGGGTTCACGGCATCAGAAGTCAAATTGGCAGATGGATTTTTTAAAGAATTGGAAAAGGAATTGGAAGAAATCACTCTATATTTTGGTGAATGGGAGGAATTCAAGGTTATTTCGACCATATCCAAGTTCTCCGTAAATGAAATAGCGGGTGCTATTATGGATTCTTATCATGGAGATGTGGTTATCGTGATGAATGCGGATACACAATTCATTTCTTTTAGGAGATACAAGGGGTCGGAGGTTGACATTGCTAAAATGGCTGCTACTCTTTGTGATGGTGGTGGGGGCGAATGGGCATCGGGAGGCAAAATCACCAAGGAATTTTTGAAATTTAGTGAAACCTTAACTGAAATATGAACTTTTACGAAACAGCACTGGATAGCATCGGCGGATATCCCAAATCAACCACAAAGGATGGGATTATTACCGAAAGAACCGAATGGCAAGAGGGGTGGAACGCTTGTCTGTCAAAAATCATAGACAATACCATAGCATTTGAAAAATGGTTCTACTCTCTGGAAGATAATCAGAGAACTCTACTGGAGAAAGTGGAAGATTATCGTTATCTCACATTGAAAGATGGGGAAGTGAAGTGCTTCATCAATTGCAATGACTTTTTCTGGTGGGCTTGCGGTGATTGTGAGGAGCTTGATGAATGGAATCTGTTGGAACAATCTCTGAATGATGCGGGAGACGATGGTTGTCTTCTGTATTGTGCTAGAAAGCGGAAGATGCGCCCTCAAGGAGCATTCTATAAATATCTGAAACCCAAAAATCATCATTGGTTTGATGCTTGTGGGGAGAAACGAGAAATTAACTTTGGAAATCCTGAATAATAATGAAATTATACGAAATACAACACATCAACGAGAAACACAACCCCAATAAGGTAATGGGGGAGGAATTGCGATTCGTCTCCGAAGTGTCTAAAATCTCTGAGAAATTCTATCCAGCGGAAAAACAACCAAAGGATTGGGATAACGTGCGAAGGATATCTCATATGCTGTTTCTGGCATGGAATAATGATAATCCGTATGAAGGATCGGTATATCTTGGGGAGTTCTATACACCAAAGCCTAATAATCCTAATCCCACGGGGGAATTCTATAAGTTCTTTGAGAATTTTAATGGATATCCGATCAATTATGATCAAAAAACGATGTTTCGTGGTTATATTGAAGGGTATAATTATCTCACCTTTACCAGACGAAAAGGTGTATCCATTTTCTTGTTGACGCTGGCTGCTTGGGAAGCTTTCAACGGTAAAAATGTTATCCATTTTTCTTCCAACCGACAATTATGTGAGATGGTGCGGAGACAATATGATGAAAATATCGATATTCGTTTTGATGGTAAATCTCCTCCAATTGAGTTCCAAAATATCAATAGGGACACATTCCCATTGAAAGGTATTAGATATCAAGTGGGTTTATTTGACAATTCTGGTCTAAATCAATTTCATAAAAATTGGAGTCATTTCCAACCGCTTTTTGAAAACAATATTCACATAGAAACAATAGAATTATGAGCAATCCTTCATCTGCAATTATAGAAAGCGAGAGCGATCACTTATTCATTTGTTATTGTTCCTTCGTGAACCATCTCAAAGGTGAACTACCGATGGGCAAGACCCAGCGGCTTCAGTCTTAGTCTATAAGACTTCTTTTTAGACGCTTCACAGACAGTAGTTTCGTCGCCATTGCTGGCAACCAGAGCTTCCATCTCCACATCTGTAATCGCCAATCCCTGACGATGAATGTTTTTTGCGGCGTTGATGTCCCTGTCATGGTTCTCACCACACTTGGGACATATCCAACGCCTCACTGACAAAGGTAGCTTATCGATAATATAATCACACTTATGGCAGGTCTTGGAACTAGGATACCATCTATCAATCTTCCTAATCTCCTTACCATACCACTTGGCTTTATATTCCAACATTGATATAAAAGAACTCCAAGAGCTATCTTGAATACTATAAGAAAGATTTACATTCTTAATCATGTTCTTAACAGCCAGAGATTCTAAAGAAATCATATCATACTCGTTAATCAAACGAGTGCTTAATTTGTGTTGGAAATCCTTCCGAGAATTGGTTATCTTCTCGTGGATTCTCGCTACTTTTTTTCTTTGTCTTTTGTATCTATTGCTACCTTTCGTTTTCCTACTTAAATGTTTTTGAGCTTTTGAAAGCTTTTGTTTTAAAGAATGATTGAATTTGGGATTTTTTACTTTCTCCCCATCGCTTGTTACTATGAAATCTGTAATACCCAAGTCAATACCCAAAGTCTTACCAGTCTTTGGTTTAGATTTCTTGGGGACTTCACAAAGGATGGAAGCAAAATATTTATCGGTGGGCGTTTTGGAAATTGTTGCTGATTTGATTTTTCCTTCCAATTTACGATGGAGATGAATCGGTATTCCTTCTTTAAATTTATAAATTTGTAATTTATTATTATTTTTTATTTTAACTCCTTGGCAAACCCCAAATGATTGTTGGTTTGATTTCTTTTTAAATTTTGGAAATTTAGATTTCTTACGGAAAAAATTGCCATACGCAGTCTCAAGATTTTTTAAAGATTGTTGTAGTGTTTGTGAATTGACTTTTTTGAGCCATGAATATTCATCAGAGTCTTTTAATTTTTTAACACCAGAACAACAATAATTATAATTTAAAGTTTTGCCATTATTCAAATAATGATCTTGTTTCTCTTTTAGAAAATAATTATAAATAAATCGAGAGCATCCAAAATGCTTTGCTAGTAATTCCTTCTGAGAATCTAACGGATAGATTCTGAATTTGAAAGCTTGGTATGTAATTTCCTCTTCTATGTTATTATTTAGTCTTTTTCTTAATATTTTATGAAATATCGTAATTTAATTTGACTTCGGTGAAAAATAGATTATAGTATATATATGAAACGCCTATTTGATTCATCTATCGAACAACCCCACGCAATTTAATTATGATATACGACCCCTCCTCAAATATAATAGAAAATGAACAGAACCACTTATTTCTCTGTTATTGCACTTTCGTAAATAACATCAAAGGTAAGAAATTATCCATCCAGAACGTTTTCGTGACAACTCTCCAAGAGGAGAAGCTGAAAACGATCCTGAAAACGATATTGTCCCTTGACTCTGATCAGGAGCTTGTTAAGGTGTTTTTGGATCAAGACAGCACAATTTCGAAGAGTAAATTTGTCACCAAGTATGTTCGTTCCGAGCAGAAAAAAGTTAAAAAGAAATGAGAGATATAAAATTCAGGATTTGGAATATTCTATATAAAGAGATGTTTTACCCATCTTCGACTCCGATAATGAATGGAGAATATGCTGAAAAATTCTATTTACAATTGAACGGCAAGTTGCGTGGAGATTTTAAACATTGTGGAGATGTTGATTGTTCCGATGATTACGTTCTTCAACAATTCACTGGATTGATAGACAAAAACAACAAAGAGATTTATGATGGGGATATCCTTGAGAGGGTGGGTAATGGGTCTTTTTGTAAAATTGTGGTTGGTTGGAATGATAAAGAATGTTGTTTCGTCCATAACAATGTCAATAATTTACATGGATCGCCATCTCCACTGCATGATAATTTTGTAAATTTATGCGACTGGACATATTGGGTGGTGTGTGGTAATATATTTGAAAATCCAGAACTCTTGGAACAATGAAATACACCTATAGCATCCAAAGTCCATGTCTAAACAAATGGAACTCTTTCATCAAATATCAAATCAAATCGTATTGTGACGGTTATATGGATGGGAGAAAACACGATTTACCACGACCACATCTGAGAATGGTTAGGTCTGATGGAAAAATCATCCGCGAATTAACAGAATATGAAGATGTGGGTATTGGTATGATCGCGGGATTCCCCACTGCTGAACAATACGAACGGGCTGCTGAGAGGGCATTGGAAAGAGCTAGGAAGATCAGAGAGAATCAAGAGAAGAACAGACGATGATACAAAAATACGATTTAATTAGTGGAGGAGTGAGAGAAGTGTATGATTACATTGAATCTCTACCTCATTTTGATTCGTGGCAACTTGGGAAAAGTTATGAGGATCAAATTAATAGACTTTTAGCCCGTGATGTTTTTTTACGACATATTGGAGCAGTGACTTATCAAGGTAGGGATGACGATGGGGCTGTAACCATTCATGCAGCATTTGTGGCAATTATGGATTGATATGAAACTTAATTTAGGAGATTCCGGTTCACAACATTCCCATCGCAATTATTATTGCCCAACATGTAAATGTTTTGGTTGGAGAACACCACATGAAGAAGGCTGTGTTGGGGAGAAGGTTATGATTTCCGCCACCGCTAGAATACCAAGGAAAAATGCTTCTAAGAAAACGTGGGATGAATTTTATGATAAGTTCGTTCTCCAGAAAGATTTGAAAGAATTTTTATCAAAACCTAAAAAAGAATCCAAATCGATGAAGACTTGGAGAATACGGAGAAAGTTGAAATCATTCGACGTTAAAACCAATAAATGGTATGACTGATTTCCAAAAAAGAATATATAACTCCCATCTGGCGATTTCTCGTAAGATGCGCGACAAACCATTTCGGATTCGTAAGGACTTCTCCGATATGGATCAATCCAAATTGGATCACCTTGCTTCTCTGGAAAGGTTCTTCAACAGTTATAATAATATTAAAATTGATGATTACTTCTCTGCTCCTTATAGGATTTTCGAGGATGATGATTATTTTGATCTGGAATTCTTCTTGACTTCCAAAGCTAAAAAGGCATATTCACAGTATATGAAGAAGATTGAGATGGATGATCCTGATTCTGAAAGTTCTCTCAAGAGATTGGTTGATAGTCTCAAATTTATTAAGAACTTTTGTAAAGAAAAAGGGTTGACTTTGGAACAATATCCCTTATATACAGAAGAGTCACTACCAAACATGATTGACCATCTAAAGAACCATCACATTAATATGTATGCTTTGCATTCTTTGGGTGTCTCAAAAATCGAGGTGGAGAATCGGATTCTGGATTTCATATTCTCAGATTTTTGGATCACTTTTCAAAAGACGAAAAACAAATTTCATCTGAGCAAGAAAATGAAGGAATTCTCTCACAAAGCAATAACAAAAATAAAAGAACAAATAAAATAAAACAATGGCAACAAAACAAAAAACAAAATTCGGCGCAGCTATGTTCGATTCGATCAAAGCGGCATTAAACAAGAACAACGATTCATCGGGGGGTCAATTCTCCAATATCATGAGCTTCCCAGCAGGACACACCTACACGCTTAGGTTGATTCCCAACGTGGAAGACCCTGAGAAGAGTCTGTTTCATCATTGGGTGCATGGATTCACCAGCAAGGCGAGTGGTAAATACACAAGCTTCCTTGGACTTCAAACCATGGGAGATCGTGATCCAATTGCGGAGCTTCGTTGGAAACTTTTCAAAAGCTGGAAAGAAGCAAATCCAAAGGCTGAGAACAGGGAATACAGTGCGGACATCTCCCAAAAGGAGCAATGGCTTGTGAATGTCTATGTGATCAACGATCCCGCAAAGCCAGAGAACAATGGCACGGTGAAGATTCTTCGCATGGGACCACAACTCAAGAAGATCATTGATGATGCAACCGAAGGGGAGCGTTCCGATGAACTTGGTTGGGACATCTTCGACCCTACCAAGGGACATGATTTCAAGATCGTGGCAGAGAAGAAAGGGGACTACACAACCTTTGAATCTTCCTTTATCACAACCAAATCTAAGACTGTTCTGGATGAGGAAGAGATTGAAAAGATTTGTTCGGAAATCCATGATCTGGAAGCTGTGTATTCCGTGAAGACCTATGATGAGCTTCAGGAAGTCCTTAACGAACACTTCTTCGTTGGCGAAGAAAAGGAAGAGCGCAAGACTCTGAAACAAGCCAAGAAAGAAGCGGTTGAAGACGAGGACAAGGATGAAATTCCCATGAAACATGAGGAAAAGAAACCAGCGGCAAAACCAAAGAAAGTTGAGAAGCAGGAGGACGACGATATTGACGAACTTCTTGCAGGACTAGACGATTAACCCGATTCCCTCCCCATCAAGTCGGTGGGGAGGGTTTCCTTTTTAAATATATGAATCCGAACATACCAGAAGAATATAAAACGATGGCTGCTCTACTTGGGGAGAGTGCTGCCATTGATTCGTTGATGATCAATAATCCTGCACAGTTGGCTACCAATACCAACACTCTCAAGAGAGGTATCGCAGAATATCAAGAGCAACAGAAGCGAGAGCGCATTCAACCACCCCAACAATCCGTTCCAACACATCATTATGGTGATGTTGCGGCAACCAATATTCCACTGCCATATTATCCCCCTCAACCCATTCCACAAGTTCCCCAATATGCTCCCATGCCCCAAAAAGTGGATGACGGGCAATTGGAACTGAATTTGGAACCATCCAAGGCAGATATCATCATCAATTTACTGAAAGAGATTTCTTTAAAGTTGACAAAGCAAAATAGTCTGATAGAAAAGCAATATGCAATTAAGCCTGAAAAAGAAAGAGTTCCAGTTCTTGCTACAAAGCCTCGGCACAATCCATGACACCTGTGTTCTGGAACTGAGGGAAGATGGTATTCATGGGATTGCCTCCAGCGAGGATAATTCCATGTATGCCCATGCTTACCTTGCAGGTGATTATGAGGATCAGAATCTCAATCTACCATCCTTGAAGAAGCTTTCCAAAGCTTTGGATATGATTTCTTCCGATGATATCAAGCTCAAGCTGAATAACAATCATCTGGAATACAAGGACAAGTCCCTGAAGTTCAAGTATCATCTCCACGAAGATGGAGTGATCACCAAACCGAAGCTGTCTCTGGAAAAGATTCGTAATTTTGAATACAATCTCCAATTTGATTTGGATTTTGAATTCCTTTCCAATGTTCTTCAGAAATCATCCATCACAAACACCAATAAGCTTTACCTCTTCACTGAGAATGATTCTCTGGTGTGGAAGCTGGGCGATGAGACGGTTCCCAACAGTGACACTCTGAGCATCGTGGGGGATGAAGTGGATTTTGAATTGGAATCATTCATTCTGAAGATTGATAATCTCAAATTGCTTTCCAAGGTATCCAAGAACGGAAATGTGTTCAAGATCAATTCCAAGCTGGGAGTTGGTTGCATCATCACGAAGAGTGGGGATTTTGAGATGGAATACATCTTATCATCGCTTAAAAACTAGAATATAATAAAATTATGGGAATGTTTAACAACCTCACAATAGACGAGAGCATCACTCTACCCGATCTTCCTTCAGAGATTGATCGGAAGACTTTGGTGTTCCAAACCAAGGATTTGGATGAAAATCTGATGCTGAATTTCAGGGTAAATTCTGAAAAGAAGTTGGAAATCCTCAGACAAACAGGACATCATTTTGAAAATCCCAACATTCCGTTCTTTGGTATGGAATTCGTAGTTGAAAAAGAATGGTGGGAGCCATATGACTTCACCGGAACGGTTGGTATTTACGAATCTTATCGTCATCCTGAAGATAAGGGTATGCAGTATGGCACTCCTGATGCTCATAGATTTATCTGTGGATGGATTGAATGGGATGTTAAATTCATTGATGGTGAATTGAGTGATATTACTTTGGTAAAGCACGACATTCCTTACAAGAGAACGGATGATGAATTGAAAGCGTATTTGGAAGAAGTCGAACAAAACCGCAAGGAAATCAATGACAGGCTTAGGAAGAATCGTTTGGAAAACCCAAACGCCAAAGAAATGCTGATTGATGGGATTGATGAGATCACCCGAAGGAATTATGTGATTCCTCAAATTGAGGATTATTACACGGATTTAAAAGAAATACAAAATAAAATAAATGAATACAGAACAAAATACGACAGATGGTATGGAACAGCACCGGAGCAAGATTGAAGGAACGCGAGCGGTTATCGAACAGCTTCAACAGCAGCAGAATGATCTATATGACAAGTTGATTGATGAAATTGAGCCATCAGAAGAACAAGAACCTTGGCTATGGGATCATTGTTTCAATAGTTATCCTTGTGACTCTTCCGAATATGGTAAAATGGTAGAAAGGGGTATCTATGGCGATCAATGATGTGACGGGAAAAGTTATAAAGTCTGGTATCCAGAACAAAGCTTATGATGAAGGGTGGGAGCGTATCTTCGCCAAGAAGACCGCCCACGAATGGCTCAAGGAAACGCCAGAGGTTATTCGTATTGTGAATCCCAATGGCTGGGCATGGGACGATGGAGTGACGATGGATACTCCCATTAAATGGTCGGATTTTAATAATCGTTTGAATCATTCAACAGTAATTGCCGATATATCAGTTAAATAATTGAATGAAATCGTTTTATCAATTTTTTTGGGAAAAATTCACCGATATTGGCAAATTATCTCCCGAACAATTAAGAAAGGGTCAAAGACTTGATCCAAACAATCCTGATAATTTTCAACAGGTGAGCGGTAGGGTATTTTTCCAAGCCCTGACAAATATCACGAAGAATGATGAATTTCGCAAAACGGTAAATCCCAAATTTTTTAAGAACATCAAGAATAATCTCAGTGTTTATCCCGTTCAAGATTACCAGCGCATGAAGTGTTTCTTGGGTAAGAACAATTCCAGTGGATTTTGTATCAAGGATGAAGATGAATTGGTTTCGGTGTTCTCCTCGCAGGAATCTTCGGGTAATGCTCTGGTGCAGGAGGCTATCAAACAGGGAGCCACAAGATTGGACTGTTTTGCAACCCAAGACGATAAAGGCAACATCAAGGATGAAGGTTTGTTCAGGCTTTACAGTAGAAATGGTTTCGTGATTGATCGAACGCTGAATATGGAGGGAGAATATCCGGTGAAAAACGGTATTTCATATTTTGTGGATGATAACGGAAACGTTGATCCCACAAATCCTACGGTGGTGATTTTTATGGTTAAAAACTAGAGTATAATGCTATCATGATTATATTTTATCCAGAAGAATACAAAGAAAATGCTTCCAAATACGAGAATGTTCGTTTTTATCCAATAAAAGACAAATTCATGTCTATTGACGTTGATGACAATGGGATGTATGATACATTCGTGTTAAAAGTTGAGCATTCTGACGGGGAAGATGTGTTGAATTATGGTGGTTATAAGGAATTGAATAGGAACATTCATTACTATACAACTTCAGTTGATTGTAGGTATGAATCTAAAAATTTGGATATATTGATTGAAAAATTTAAAAAATGGGAGGAAATTTGGAACAATGAAGGATGATTTGAACATACGAGAGCTTTACCAAAAGATAATTGAGGAGCGAGCTACAGCAAGAGGTGTAATTTTAATGGAAAACGTTAAGATTCCTTCCAAAAATTCTAGTCCTGATCAGATTAATTTTGATGGGGACTCCTATTCATATGAATCGGGAGAAGCTTTTTCTTTCATAGGAAAGACACTCTTTCATACTTCCAATACACACCCATCTATTTTCAATGCTTTAGCTAAAGTCAAAGCAGACCCTAAACAATTTAAGAGTATTTTAAAAGATTACTCTGTTAAGGTTTGTGGTGAAGCGACTTCTGATGATCTTGACTATTATTATGATAATCAAAAGGATCAGATCATGGGCAATACTCGACGCAACACATTTTCTGGAAGAATCTGGAAAAATATTAAATCCAAATCTGCTGGTAAGAATGTCTCTCTGATTGCTTTTTGGTGTGATACTAAAAATATTGATAATAATATATTGAAAAGTATTAAGAATTGTTTTGCGGGTGATGATATTTTTTGGGTTGCCATAGATTCCAAACAATTTTCTCATTACGGTGATACTTTTAGGGACACGCCATCGGGGGAGATCAAAGAATTAAAAAGCAAAATATATCCCGAATTATCACATGAAGATATCGTTGATATTCTGATGAGGGCGCATTCCAATTTCAAAATATCCCCCTTTGAAAAGAAGGTAGTATGGGAATTTCGAGGAATTAATCCAGAGGAATTGAAAGTTATTGATGGTGGATACCCATCGGTGGCTGAATTTAGAGATAAACAAAAATTTAGTGAGGGTGTTGAATAATGTCTTATTTATTATTTCTTGATGATGTGCGCCAACCCAAAGATGCATTTCTATATAATGACGGGGGTGTGATGCTGTTGGATAAGACCAAAACATCCAATGGAAATTGGGAAATTGTTAGAAATTATAACGATTTCGTGAAGATTATTGAGGAACGAGGGTTTCCATCCATTTGTTCATTTGACAATGATTTGTGCTTGGAACACATGAAATATTATATCAATTTTCTCAAGAATCCCGGTTATTATGAATGGGAGAATTTCCAAACAAAGTCTGGTATTCACTGTGCCAAGTATCTGAAGGATAAATTGTCTCCAAATGATAACATCAAGGTCTATGTTCACTCTGCAAATGAGGAAGGAAGACGGATTATTCGTGACATTATGAAAGAATATCTTGCTTGAGTTATCCAAAATATTCGTTAAGTATTAACATGAAGAACAACGTTAGCACACAGGGGTATTTCATCAAGAGACTCAGGGATTCGGGGTTTGCAACCATTAAGCTGTTTGATAAGTATGCCCAACACGATCCCCGCAAATGGTCGATCATGGTTGATCCTAGCAATACTTCGGTTATTATTACCTGTTATCAGAACAAGGAAGCTCTGGGGGATGTGATGTTTGAGTTTAATGACGGGGGTAATCGTTTTATCAAGAATTTCAACCTTAAAACTCAGAGTATGGAAATTGTTGTCACTACTCTGATTGAAAAAGGAGTGAGGCAGATGAATGTTAATTCTGTTTATGTCAAGGATAAGTATGAATATGGCCAAGAATGATGAAGAACCGGAGGAAATCTTCGTGGATGAGCAGGTATTGGAAGTTCTTCGGGAATCCCTGAAAAAGAAGCTTAGGAACGAGCGTAAGAAAGGTTCTCATCCACTGACAAACGATGCTCTAAAGGCTATTTTGAAGGAATTTTTAGTATGTGGTAAGCTCCTCGGATATGATCTGGATGGAAATGTTGTGGAAATCGCATTTCACGCCAATAAGATGGAGGATAATGCCATGCAAAACCTATTCATCCAGAAATTTGGAGAGTTCATGGCTGGTAGGATGAATCTTGCAGACGATTTTTGAATAATGTTTTTTAAAAAACCAAAAATTAAGAAAGGTGATGTTTATGCCGTTCAAACGGGGGATTTCGTTGGACAATTATTCAATTTTATTAAAAAAGATGGGGATGATTATGTGTTTCTCTCTGTTCCAGATATAAAAATCCAAAGAGTCCCGGAAGACAAATTTGACTTTGCCAAAGAACATGAGATTATTGAATTCGTTGAACATCTCCCAAAAAATATCCGCCGCGTTGTCCAAGCCCAATACGAAGTCCTTGCAAAAGAGGATCATTGAGTTTCCCACTGATTATGTGGTGTCCAAATTTTACGAATATGGATATAAAGTTTCTTTTAACAGCCATAATGGTAATTATAATTGCTGTTGTCCCATATGCCGGGAAGGTAAAAGTTGGGGATCAAAGAAACGATGCTTCTACATTCCCGAAAATGACAACATATTTTGCCACAATTGCGGCTGGTCATCCAAGCCTTACAAATGGATCAAGGAAGTGTCGGGATTGTCCTTCAATCAGATGGTGGATGAGATTGAGAAAGGTAATTATGGGATGATTAATGTCATGGATATGGAAGAAAAACAGGAAAAACCCAAATCAGCATCCTTACCGATGGATAGTATCAATCTATTTGATAAGAATCAGACCGATTACTACAAGAATAACAAGATCGTCCAAAAAGCTCTGGCTTACATCAAGGAAAGGCGATTGGATACCGCTGTGAACCGTCCAGATGCCTTCTACATCTCTTTGAAGGATGAAAAGCATGATAAGCGTCTGGTGATACCTTTCAAGGATGAGAACGGGAAGATTGTTTATTACCAGAGCCGACGATTGGTGGATGACGAATCCCCTTCTTACCTATCAAAAGATGGGGGAGATAAGAGTGTGTTTGGAATTGAGCGCATATCATCCGATTTGGATAAGGTATTCATCATAGAAGGACCACTGGATGCTTGTTTTGTGAACAATGGGCTTGGTATTGGGGGTATTACCAAGGGTGATCAGCTTTTCACATCGTATCAACAGGAACAGATGGATGGTTTGAAGTTCTTTGAGAGGATTTGGGTATTGGATAGCCAGTGGATCGATAAAACAGCACGGGAGAAGACCCTAAAGCTGATTGATATGGGAGAAAAGGTCTTCATCTGGCCAGAATATGATGGAAAAAAGTTCAAAGACCTGAATGCTGTGTGTATGGCTTATGGCATGGATGAATATCCCACGGATTTAATCGTGAAAAATAGCTGCAAGGGTTTGGCAGCTACGGTAAAAATGAAATTAATCAAATAATCACTGAGACTTCTTCGCAGTCATAAACGACTGTTGAAGGGCAGCAAGATCGGAAGCAATGCGACCAATTTTCACTTGTTGGTTCTTCAAATTACCCAACATCGACTCAGGATTGGCGGTAGCCAGAACACTCTGAATACTGTTTGGCTGATCACCATTGAGATAACCAAGGAACTTATCAATATTTGAATTCCATTTATCAACAACACCAACCATTTGCTCATTCTGGCGAGCCATGGCATCCCCAATCTCATCCACAGCGGATGGATCAACTTCCATGTCCACATCATAATCATCCATGGCAACATCATCGTCTAGGGACATCTCAGCAGCACCTCTCTCCAAATCAGGATCAATGTCAAGTTGGGGAGCTTCTTGGAGAATTTTGAGGAATTTAGCGTGGAATTTATTAGCCATGATAGTATTTAGTGGAAATAGCGTTAAAAACTAGAATATAATGAAAATATGACATACAAAAACGGGGAAACGGTGAAATGTGGTGATGTTATTCGGTGGCATTGTGATGATTGGGAAGAAGGGAAGACTTGGATATTTACAGGAATCTATCATAATGAAAATAAAATAGTATATATTGGGGGTGGAATTGATTTTGGAATGGGAATTGGTAATACACTGACGGCAACAGAGGTTGAGGAAGAAGCTGGTAATAACGATTCATATTGCCAAGGTGTTGAAAAGGTGGGTGAAGCATCTGATATTTATAGAATTATCAGGCTTTATGGAAAAAGTGATTAAATACTAATATGTCTGCCTCAAATTCTCCCTATTCCACTGCAATCGCGTCCGGTGCCATCGATTTCGACTTTGAAAGTTCGCTGAATCCTTCGGAACAGATGCGAAAATACAAGACGGATGAGAAAGAAGCCAAGGCTCCCCACACTCTACCGTTTGAATTTGGGGAATTACCCCAACAAATGGCAAATATCGTGGATAATGCGTTTGCAGCGTCCCGAAATCTGGAAAATCTCCTGAAAATGGAGGAATTTCAGAAAAACGGGGAACTTATCAAACTCAAGGGAAATCTGGAGAAGATTATTATGTATCTCATGCAGAACGGGGATAAAACGCTTGAGAAATTCACAATTGGACATTAAAAACTAGACTACAATCCTAAGCATGGAAGACGAGAATACAATTGATTTGGACGTGGTAATGGATTTTATTGATCAAGCTGGGGAATTGCAGGATATCTGCAATAGGCTCTATATTGCTCGAAATATTTCACTATCAAGTGAAGGTGTGGAGAATTGTTTGAGGGAAATTGACAATATTTTCAGAGATAAAGATAATTTTAATTGATTATGAAATATGAAATACGAAATCCAACATAAAAGTGGCACGTAATAAAGAAATGAACAAACAACTTTGGAATCAACTCATGTTTGGGTGTGTGATGGGTGTGATAACTACCCCGCTATTGCTTCTCATTAACATAAAAAATCTTGATTATCTTCCATTTACATGGATACTCTTGGGTGTGGTTGGGTTATACGCACACTATAAATCTGAAAAATAAATGAAAAATCAACAAAGATGGCTAACAAACAAGCTCAAAGGAACTTGGATGGATAAGGACGCACTGCTGGAAATCTGTTTATTTGAATCTCTGGTTCATTATGTGGAGGAAGAACGAGGTCTTCGTGATAATCTTGATGAGCTATTCAAAGAAGAGCTTGAGAAAGGACATGTGACGCAAGAGACTGTCGATCTGATCAAGGCCAGAGAAGGCTTGCTCAAACAATGTTATGATTGGATCAAGGTGGGACGATCTGAAATCGTAAAAATTCTTGACACGATTGAGGATTGGAAAGAATATGAGAAGATTGAGAAAGAACTTTATGATGAGGATTCGGAAGTGATGCGGATCATCATCCAACAGCGGGGCTACATGTGGACATAAAAATTATGACAGAAAAAATAGAAAAAATAGGACTGCAAATATTGGGAGGAATTACTATTTCCCTTGGGTTGGCTTTTGGGTTGACCACAAATGAGATGGATTTCCTACGATATTTCGTGTTATCCATGATTGGATGTGGGGTGGGAATGTTTTGGTGGAACAATCGCAAGCAAAAGGATGATAGGGTTATTGAATTGGAGAACCAGCTTGAGAAGAAACAGACCGATGAGCGGGTGATTCAATTGGAGAAGATGCTTCAGGAAGCGGATGGGGTGATGGTCGAACAGGAAGAGGTGATTAAAAACTACGAGAGTATGTTGGAAGAAGCTTCCGTTAGATTCCCCTGCAACTGTGGTCAAAACATGTTTGAGGGTATTTTCAAACCGGAGGAGGAATATGAAGTGAAATGTGATGCCTGTAATAACACATATTCCGTTACTTTAAAGCTTGATACTGTTCTGATCACGGAACCGATTGAGGATTTAAACATCGATAAATTAATTAAAACAAAACTAAATGATAAAAATACAAACTAAAAAAAGAGGGGTGATCAAAATGACCATCGAGGAATTTGCAAAATGGGCTTGCTTGGTGGAAGCATTCCATTTCATTCAACAGAGGGCGGAAGAACTTGAAGTCAATCCAGCGGAGATGATCAAACCGTTGGCAATCACCCAATATATTGAGGATAGACTTCCTGCAATGTTATGGGACACAAGAATTGAACATCAATTGGGAAATATTTGAAACATGGAAGAAATAATCTACGAAAATATTACACTTGCCAAATCTGCCTGTGAACAATATATTAAAGCAATTTACGAATTGCAATCTACTCTAGGAGTATGGGAGGAAAACGAAGATTCTTGTGTAGCTACATATTCATATGCAAGATACCGTGATGAGATGGGTAATGTGAAGAACTATTGTTTATAATTTTGATAATATCGTAGCTTCCACTTCAATCTTGTTCATATCTTCCACTGATACGACCCCTTTGAACTGTTCCTTGAGAACTTTGGTATCTTGCCCCAATTCGTGATGCCCAATCATGTAATTACGAAAGCGATCCTTGAGATCATTCTTGTATGGGATACCAGCAGGACGCTCAAAGCGGTGTAACCAACGCAGGAAGGGCAAGCAGAGCGTCTTCTTACCGTGTTGGCGGTATTTCTCATGGATATACTTCTCCTCCCCCCCAAAGCCCCTAAAAGCTTTGTTGAATCCCAACCATGAGTCTGTCCTACAGGAGAACAGTCCCATGCCTTGGGCTGGTATTTCAAAGGGGGGAGCATCCGTTTCCTTGCCCCTCTCATCCGTTTGCCACGTTCCCCACATATGGGAACTCCAAGTGTCATCAAAGTGGGTGGAATAATGATGGAAATCATCATAAAGCAGAGGACCTTGTAAAAGATTTCCACCATCTCCACCACAATCGTATAAATGGATCAGCTTTTTCAAGGCACCGGGGACAATCATCACATGGCTATCCATGCATAGGGTATAAGGGGTATCCGATAGGGAAAACACCTTATTTTTAACGGTGGATGCGTTGTATTTGGTGAATGGGAGGTATTGAAAAGGTTCTTTGATCCAATTCGTGAGATTCCTATTGGATTGCCCATGGGGAGAATCAGGATTATTATCAATAATAATAAATTCAATATCATCTATAACTTCCCGATGATATGTTCTAATGGCTTGAATGCTGAAATATAATCCATCATAATCATTATAGGTGGGAATACCAATCGTGAGTTTTCGCATGTTAATAATTATCAGAACCCAAGCTTTTTACAATAACTTTCACATTCAATAGGCACAACTGTTCCAGTTCTTGGAACAGTTGTTGTGGTCGTTGTGGTCGTAGTCGTTGTTGTGGTGGTCGTAGTTATTTGAATGGTAAATGGATTGAGAGATGTCGGGGGTGTTATATCAATCACTAACGGGGGAATGGTTCGTGTTGTAAAGTTCAGAATGATGGGGGGATTGATTACTGGTGGGTTTGGAGGGGGAGCGCAACAACTTAAAGATGGTGTTGTGGGGGGTTCTGTAGTGATGGGGGGTTCTGTAGTGATGGG